GTACCGGATTCAAGATCCCATCTCTTACGTCCAAAACGCTAGGTTTTTAGGCAAGCCGAACGCTAACAATGCGGACTCCACTACAGCTAATTCTCAAGTTAACTCCTTAGAAATAGCTGAGAACACGATTATTGACAAAACCATTCGAGAAGTTACTTCCAAAGTCTTTATCGAGCAAGACATCACAGACTACGACTTACAAAAAGTCGAATCTGTAGTGCTCGAAGAAACTAACAGAATGCTTAAAGCTAAAGGTATTTCTATTGACTTTATCGCACTGACAGTTATTCCCGACACGCAGACAAAGACAGCGTTAGATGTAGTCTCTGCTTCCAGAATCTATGAAGCTGCTGGCTTAAAAGCTGAAGGCGCCAAAATCATGGAGGCTAAAGCGTCCGCTCCCAGCTTTAATTTCAACCCTACTACTTTTAACAACCAAGACAATTCCAAAGAGCCTAACGCGCTCGATCGGTCTAATTAACAACTTAAAAGCAAGCCGATCGGCTTGCTTTTTGCTATTACAATTTATGGGACACAATATCACTTTAGTTCGTAATGACAGCCAGGTAAAAGATTGCTTTCCGGTTGTCGGAGAAGGAACTTATCAATGCAACGAATTGCTAGAGCCTTTAAAAACTCAATCAGCGCTTTATATAACGCACAATCTCGCACCAATTATTTACAAAGCGTTTGAAAAGCTAGGTCTAGAAGTTGAAAGCTTTGGAGCTTGGCTGCACGGGCGGACTTGCTTAGAAGTACTTCCAACTTTGATTCTTTTGAGAAAAGAAATAGAGGACAACCCAACCCTGTATTTGCCCATGCAGCCAAAGAACGGTTGGGGAAGTCAAAAAGACTTAATCGAGAAGCTTAGAAGTTTGTGCTTAGTTTGTTGCGAATACCCAGATGCAATCATTGACGATTCGTACTAGTTTCTTCAGCTTCCACTACAGTAGATTCCGGCTCTTGATAATCGCTAAGATTAGGACCTGGAAGTTTAGGATGCGTGTAGACTGGATTAGTGTCTGCAATTCTCAACTTGATTCCGACTGCTGCGATTACTCCTAAGCCAATGTTTGTTAGTAACATCCAAGCTTCTGTTCGCGTAAACTTGCCGTCTTCCACAGCTTTACTAATAGCGGGAGCCTGAGCGCTGATAGCAACAGCAAACAAACCTACGATAACTCTAGCAGTCGCGGATTTATGTAATGGAATTGGATTCGGATTACAGCTTAAGGGCATAGGTTTCTAATTAATTACAGTATTATTAACTTCAGCAATGGCTTCAGCTAGCGAGTTAGCTAGCTGATATTTTTCATCATCACTCAACGTGGAAGGCAAAGTTAAAATTGCTGAGGTACTCGCAGCAATTTCTTGGTGGCACTTTTTACCCAGGAGTTTTTTACCCCAATCGACCTCATAACGCTTGCGTAATTCGCTGCGATATATTCTAGCCGCCAAAGTCTGAGCGATGAATGTTACAGTATCGCCTTGAGCTAAATAAATCTCAAGATCGCCGTGGCTGATATTTCCTTGAGTTGCTAACTCAATACCTTTTCTTTTTAGCTCGTTAGCTAAAAGATCGGAAAACTTACTATCGATAGTCGCACTTCGAAGTATTACTAACATCAGTTAAATCTAACCTTAATAATGTAGTTCAATGCTACTGCTGGAGGTTGAATGCTAACCGGGTCTGCAGGAGTTAGAGGAGAACCTACGTACGGCTCTGAATTACTGTTGACTGAAGCGTAAAGGTTTCCGCCCCCAGTAGAGTTAACTACTAGACCTTGATCTCCATTAGCTCCACCGCCTAAAATTGCTGCCAAACCTTGAGTTGCTGCGTTGCCTTGAAGAGTGGCTCCTAAAAGGGAGTGTTCGTGCGCCGGAATGTTAGTACCAGTTAATGTTACCGTAGCGCTACCGTATACAGAACCTAAATTTCCATTGGCACCAAACGCAGCTCTGTTTCTTAAGTCCGGCAAGTTGAAAGTGGTACCGCTTCCCCCATGAGTGTAGCCGATAGCTGCAAATAACTCTGGATAAATAGAAATTTGTAAGCTCTGACCTTGGCAGATAAGATAACTGCTTGGTGCTGTAGCCCCAGCAAAAGGGAAAACAGCCCCTACCGGAACCATAAAGTTAACGATATCTGCAGGAGAGATATAACCGTTACCTGTTAAAGTGTCGAGTTCGCTACTGAATGCCCGCCGCACCAGTCCGTATGTTTGTTGGGTAGGATTGGCTACCAGACCTCCAGGAATCGCACCATCTACTAATAAAGATAGTCCAGTAGGAGTATTGACGCGGAGCTGAGAGTTAGCTTTAAAGATCTCCATTCCCACTGTCAAGTTATCGATATTAGCTTGGCCAGCAGTTAATGCTCCCGTAATAGTAATGTCTTGAAAGCGCTGTTGAGAACTGCCCGCCCCACTAGGTTTGATCGCTTGACCGTCGTAACGAACCTTTTCTTGAGAGTTACTAGCTAAGTCGATTCTAGTCTCGCCCTGATATAAAGCACCTTCCTCATCCATACCAGTAGCGTACACCCGGCCGCCCAGTAACGACGCCTGAATCGCCGCAAGTCTCGCCCCATAGCTTAATAACTGAGTTTGTAAAGCTGGTAATGCTGTGGAGTAATTCCGATAACCAACCCACTCCCAAGTATGCCCCGAACAGCGAATGCGGCTGGGTCTTAATAAATCAAAGGGGAAGCTAGAATTAATTACCGTTCCGCCTAAATTTGTAAGGCAACGATACCGGTCGATTAAAACGATTCCGGCAGTAGGCTCCAACAAACTTGTAGCTGTAGCAGTATCGTACCCTAACGCACTTAATAAAGCTACAAACGTTAGTCTCGACGCACTATTTGGATCGAAACTAGCTGCCTTGCGTAATGCTTCGGTAGAGTAGAGTCTCGGGTCGAGATTTGCTAATTTTGCAGCGTAGCTAGTACTCGGTTCTAAGTCTTCTAACTTATCACTATAGTCGCCGTTGCCTGTATTGTTGACTCTGAGTAAAGTCACAGCGTAAATCTTTCCTGGTAGACTGGTACAACTAGTATCCCCAGCCAGTCGCGCCGGATCGATTTCTTCTACGTCAGTAACAAAAAATCTTTGCGCTTGCTGTACTCCTTGTGCTAACTCCAGTACAAAATTAGTTACTGGCGCTCTAGCACTACTAGGAACTGTAATTAAGAGACGATAACTGCGATCTCTAGTGTTACGCGCCTCGTAAATTCTTTTGACAAATACGTTAGCGTTCAGCAATATCTGTGCGCGCAACTGCATCTCAGCGGTTTTAGCTGCAGCTAAACCCCCTGGTGGAGGATTGCCAGGATCGTACCAGGTAGATTGAAATTCGTAGTTGCCAATACAGTTGAGATATTGATAAATAGCATTTTCATCATTTGCTGTCGTGCCGTTAACCGTAGCTAATTTATTTACAACAGTTGTAAAAGTAGATCCCGTCGATACTAATTTTGCCTGCAGGTCTAATGTCGCTGAGGTGTTCGCCGGATTGGCAACTCGAACGTATACATAACTGTCGTTGACAAACTGCAGCGAGCCCAAACTACCTACTAAACCTAGCTTTATTTCAGTCGCAGTTACCTCAGTAGTATCTAAAGTTCCAACTATAAACTCCCGCTCGTCAGCAGGGATCGCTAACGGCGGTAACAATCTTACGCCAGCATAACCACGGTCTTGCAACAAAGAGGTGCTAGAAAATCCCCGCGCTACTAAAGCAGTGCCGCCAAAATTACTGCAGCTATTAGTAATCGACAACTCGCCGCCGCTTTCTACTCCGTAATGTTCGGCCGAACAAATCGTAAAGCAACTTACTAGCTGAGCGTAGGCGTCATTAGTAGCTTTAAAAGCAAAATGTTTGTAGTTAGGTTTATAGTTTTGACCGGTTAGCGGATCTGTAACGTCTGCCTGATAAGCGTTAGGATCTACCTGCTGAGAAACGTTAGTAAACTGCGCTGCCACCATTGACTTAACGCCAGTTACCTTGCTGCCATCTAAATACATTCCAGACATTCCAAAGCGCGAGCGCAAAGAAACACTAAAAATGTAAGCAGAGGAATTATTAGCAGAGTCTACTAGCTTAAAGCCATTGATATCTACAGGCACTACGTTTTGGTCTACTACTATCTGAGTCTCACCAGCAACAGGAGCGAGATTATTTCCAGTTAGGTTATCAAGCTGAGCAAAAGCCGCGTAAACTTTCTGATAATAAAGGATTAAATCTGCAGTAGAAACAAATTCAAACGCTCTAAGTAGATGATGAGAACGATTGACGTTAGGTGCATCAGCTAGATTGAATTGCGATACGAAAGCGTTACCAGTTAACCTTAATAAAGCAGTAGCGTTTTGCCCAGACCCAAATGGGTCGGGCACGTAAATTGGAATCAAGCTAGACCTGCGGACGTCAACACCAATGATCGAACACCCGCGCGGTACTATCAAACCGCCGCCAGCTGGATTGAAATAATTTAAGGCATTAGTAGTAAGTAAAGCTTCTAAGGCAGCTTGAGTAGTAACTGTAACTGCAGCCGCTCCTGGACGATTATCTACAGGAATCGTTCCTACTTCTAAGTAAATTGCAGTATCGCTATTAGTCGCCTGCCCGTTACTTCTATAACTAGATCTAGCTACTTCTAAACACGCCCGCTCCAGAGACTTAAACGGCGAATAGATCGATTGACCTCTATTAGCTAAACTATCGTCACCGCTAACTGGGTTTACGTATAACCGTTTAGAGTTAGTTTCTTTACTAAGACGCTCGTTTAGCGTAGCAGCGATCGCCGTACTCGGAGCCTGCCAACTTAGATTTTCGTTACCGTTATCAGTAGTAGCGACTAATAATCTAGAGTTTGTGCCGACAGTTTGACTTGTAGATATGCCAGCATAACCTACGGCATTAGGCAAACTAACGTTTAGTTTATTACTAGCAATCGAAAACATCGGCCCTAATTCGACTGCATCCGCCCCGCCTAAGGCAGAGCCAATCGCAACCGTATTTGGTGGTAGTGCCAAAGTATTAGGGCTGATAGTATTGCTAGAAGCAGTTCGTAGTGACAAGACGTTACCAGCGAGACTAAACGAATTAGTATCGATTTGAACTTCGCGCCCAAAGCCGCCGCTTCCGCCTACGACCAAACTACCGTTATTCAAACCAATGTTAGCAACACTTATCGTTCCACTTAATTTACTAGTAGGAACGTTGCCTAAACTAAGCCGCCCGTTATTTAGTAGAAACTCATCAGAAAGAGTATAACCAGTCTCACCTACTAGTACCGTACCAGGTTGGGCGCCAACTGTTAGCTTCCCGTTCAACCAACGCAAACCGTTACCCAACCACGCTCCGTTAAGAGGCGCACACTGCTGAAAATTAGCATTAATTTTAGCAACGGCGACGGCAGCATTGTCCGCGCCTGGAGTACCGTTAGTTAAAGAGGTATCGATCCGAGTCAATCCATTGTCAAAATTCGCCATTTTTCCTGTTTTTAAGGGCTTGCAGTCTTGCTTCTAAGGCTCTAAGTCTAATGTCTAAAACCGTCAATGAGGTAGGCCAGTCGTTTAGAGAGGTAAGTTCGCCTTTTAATAAAGTCACTATAGTTAAAAGGTTACCTTTAGGTTCGGTCTTAAGTTCGATAAAGTCAGGGTCTACGTAGACACCTTGTTGATAGTCTATGTACCAAGTATTTCCATGTTTTATTAATGGCAGCACAGCACTAAGCGCGCTTAGCTCACTAGTCCTTGCTATTATGTTTTCAATACGTTGTTGTAATCGGTGCCTTAAAGTCATAGCAAGATCATTGCAGCTCCAGTACTCTTAATATCGAGCGGTTTAGACACACATCGCATTAAAAGATAAAACCATGAAACACTTTTGTCATTATCCAGGTTGCAAAGTACTAATACCGCCCCGACTTTAGGTCATGAAATAAATAAAAACCCTTACAAGCAGCTTCGATTTGTTAAAACAAATTCTAATCATCGTTCTGAAAACAGTAGAAGCCAGCCAGAATCCTAAGCCAGAACCTAAAAACGCTGCAAAAATCTCCGGCATTACTCTACAAGCGCTGCTGTAAACAGCGAATGTCATGGTTAAGTAGCAGACGCAAGCCAAAAGTACAGAGAGAACGATTTTCACAAAGATCATAAATTTTCTAGGTAGCTAAGTTCTAAATCCAGACTGTCTAGACGTTCCTTAATATTTTTAAGAGACGTTGAAACTTGCTGGTTGTAAGCCTGGGCGCCTTTAATTTTAGCTATTTCAGAAGCTAAAGCGTCTAACCAGTCCTGCAAACTTACCGGTGCTGGCGCGTAAATCGAACGCGAACTACTAACGCTAAAGTTAGAATGTGTCGTGTAAGGTATGCCATTTTCATCGGTTAGAAAAGTTTTGTTTGGTTCTACCAATTCTAAAGAGTAACCATTTAACCTCAAACCATTCCCCGCCAATTCTTTAGGAGAGCTAGGCAGATTAGCTTCCAATCTATCTAATTGACGTTCCAGATCTCCTAACGTAAGATTTCCAGAGGGCAGCGCCGGCGGTTTATCGGTTATGGAAATACAGCCAGCGATTTCAGGAAAGCTAAAGCTTTGATAAGCCAAGCGCGCAGGAGTATTTTCTGCGACGCGCCAGCGAATATTAGAAGTTCCATTTCCTAAAACGCCGTTCTGATAAGCGTTTTGCATTCCTACTCCCAAACTACTTTTAATCCAAAGCTGATGTACCGGATCTACATCTACGATAAAGTTGTAGCTGTAACCGCGCACCAGTTCTAATGTTGGAGAGTTTTCAACTTCGTTTACCCTAAACGCCCACCGCCCTAAAGGCTGAAGCTGCTCGATTGAAATTCTAATAATTGGAGTATCAGGATACATATCTAGTTATAAATTGGCGTAAGCCGGTACGCTATCTACCATAAAAAACATGTCTGGATTCCCAGTCGAAAAATGGAACGCTCGTAGCTTTTTTGTAAAAGCTCAGGAACTAGCAAGCTGCAATCCGTGGCCGGTCTCAGAACTCCCACCAACATTTAACGAAGCCGTAAAAATGTACCAGCAAGAATTCCGGTTTTGTTATATAACTACTAAGCTTACAACGCCTAGTTTATTCGACAGTCTCGCCAAAGATTTAGATCAAAGCCATTTGTACACTGCAGTATGTGCCTGGTGGACGCCGCCACTAGAATTTGAAGACGACTTTGACTGGTTCTGTAAAGTACCAGAAATTTACACGCAAGGTTTGGCTTGGGAACATCCTAAAGCTTTCTACACAGCAACATTAGATTTGTTTCAAATTCATCGCCTTCCCTTAGGAGCTGACTACGCCCAGTTAGAAACTCGCGAATCTTGGGCTTTAGCAAAAGAGTTATTTAGAAATAAACAACTTTAATCTAAAGCTAGTAACAAATCGACATTAACAGTTCCGCTGGCACTACTCGGCGCCCTCAACTTTAACGACGCATAGTTTCCGCCGGTAGCAGCAGTCCAAAAATGCACGTTTCCAAGCGGTCGATCGTGTACGGCCGGTGTAGCGGCGACGCTGCTAACTGCTAAAGATATAGCTTCGCTGGCTTCGATAGCATACATTCTAATCGTAACTAAACCATTAGAACCGATCAATCCAGTTAGTACTTCAACTTCTTGACCTGGTAACAAGTTATAACTCAACGCCACGCCCCTCTCGGCCACTAAATTTCCAGAGGGAATATCTAGTTTAGATTCGCCATTACTATGAGCGATGGCAGTTCTTAATGAATACTTAGCTCCGTACATCAGTTCTCTCGCTAATACTTTACCTAAACTAAACTAAACCTTTCTAGAGGTCAAACAGCGTGCCAAGAGTCTGCCCTGATAAGATTTCTAATACGTGTAGAATGCGGTCTTTTGAGTGTCATTTATGCGCTCGCATCGGCAAAGGGAAATTGGATAGATATCGACCTATAGACGAGACCTTACCAATACCTCCTTTACCAACTAAAAACGAGCGCAAAAGACAAGAGGTAAAAGCGGCTTTAAAATCAGAGCGTGCGGCTCTGCAAAAAATAGCTAAGGCAACCTTAGCTTCTGGTAGAGTCAAACATGACGGCGACGGCTTACACTTAGAAGACTTACGAATCGAACACAAACTTCGCCTTAAATCTAAATCTCTCACTATCACTTCGCAAGAACTGGATAAAGCCAAAGTTCAAGCCATAGACGTCTTTGAAATAGAATTGCAGCAACGACAAGAAACTTACTACGTGCTGCCTCAAACAACTTACTACAGAATTATTTCAATCTTAAACATTTTAAACGATGAATCCCCAAGAGATTAGCAAGCGCCTTAAAGATTTCAAAGTTTCCGCCGGAAACAATCTCGAACCAGTAGAAATGAAACCGACCGGATACGTCGCCCTAGACTACGCTTGCGGAGGCGGCGTCCCATTAGGAAGAATTATCGAACTGTACGGAGCTACGCATACTTCAAAGTCTTTGTTAGCCTTAACGCTTGCAAAAGCAGTAGCTACTGAAGGCTTTATATATATAGTCGATAGTGAGAACTCCATCGATGAAGGTTATTTACAAAGAGCTGGGTTAGACCCAGCGAGAGTAATAATCCAGCAAACAGCAAGTATCAACAGAGCTTTAAGCTTCTATCACGAGATTCTGTCACAGCCAGAACAATACCAACCCGCCGCTTTTATCTTTGACACTGTTAAAGGGCTGCAACCAGAAACCGCAATCTCAAAGATTGAAGAAAATCCTGAAGCAGCACTAATGGCTTCAGCCGCTCGCGTCTGGTCGGCGCAACATGGAGTACTAGTAGATCTCGCGCGCGAGTCTAAAACAGTAGTTATCTGTACCAATCACGTAATGACTAATCTATCCCCTTATACTAGCAGCGTGTCCAAACCAGGCGGTAATACGATTCCTCAAATTGCCAGCCTTAGTTTGCACATTAAAGGTAAGGGTAAAAAGCCTGACGACGATCTCAAACCGATGCCGGCTACTTACCCAGTAATTATGTCTGTAGATATCGAAGTTGCCAAGTCTCGCTTTGGTTCTTTCGGGCGTCAAACTACTATCGATTTGTTACAAACTGGCTACGATCCTATCATTCAATTAATTCGTCTGGGCAAGCTAGCTGGTTCTATCTCTGCAACTGCAGGCCGCTACGTAGTTACTTTACCAGGCTCTACCGAACCTTTTAAAGCCCACGGCTTACCAGCACTATATCAAAAGTTGATTGAAGATGTAGAGTTCAAATCAAACTTAGAAGTTGCTATTAAAGAAGCATTTAAACCATGTTAATAGATCGTGAAGTACCCGACGCTCATTGCTACGCAATAGAGCACGGGCTTCTCTCTTCACCGGGAACGGCCTCTAGGAGGGATTGAAGTCAATTATTCAGTCGGTAACGAAGTAAAAGTTAGAACCTTTAAGTTTTTGTAATATGGAAAGAGAAAAAGAAGTATTAGAAATCATTCTCCAAAACTTCGAACTAGAACCGCGTTCGTATTCAGGGCGATATATGTTTGGTAAGACGTGTCTGGGTTACGTAACTACCTACAATTCTTACCTGGAACAAGTCATTAATCTAGTCAACCGGCTAGCGTCAGACTTAATGGTGTCTAGAGCTTGCGGCTCAACCGACGAACTTTACGCTTCTGCCCGCGAGCTTAACGAATTAGTCTATCGACAATTAAGGAATGTAGATATGGATAGTATGGGTAGATACGACACGATCTTTTACTTTCGAGATCTAGAATTTACGGACGATCGAAATGAAAGCGACGAGGCCGACAATGAAGATTAAAGTAGGTGTTACTTGGCAGTCTTATGGAGAGTACGAGATAGACGTCTCTGACGATTCGACGCTAGACGATCTTGAAGGTATAATTTTTAATACCGATTACCTGCCAAAGCATTTTAGCTATGTTGACGATTCTCTATGCCTAGATGTTGAAGGTATCACTACGTTGAATCAAGAACTTCCTTACAAGCTTACAGAGCAATTAAACAAGTAACGTATAGCTTCTGCCTCAACTTTCAAGTCAGGTCTTAAAGACCTGACCGAATATCTTTTTACCAAAAAACTCATGACCTTAATTATTTATCACGAAGTTAAACCAGGTACTGCGTGCCCAGATGGTTTAGCTGCAGCTTTTTGTGCCGCTCGCGCTTACCCAGACGCTACTTTAGTCGGATGCGTCTACGGCGACCCGATGCCACCTTGCCAAGATGGAGAAAACGTAATCATCGTAGATTTTTCATTTCCCAGAGAATATCTTGAAGCATTAGCAGACCGAGGTTGTAAGGTTACTGTGTTAGACCATCACAAAACAGCCTGGGAAAATCTTGCCAATTTAAGCGCTAGAGTCGAAGCTAAATTTGAACTACAAGAATGTGGTGCAACGTTAACATGGAAACACTTTTTTCCTGACGAACCAGTACCAGAGTTTCTAAACTACGTACGCGATCGAGATCTATGGAACTGGGAGTTAGAACTTTCAGAAGAGATCAACGAAGCAATCGCTAATTCTCGCCACGAACTTACAGAACTTGCTAGAGCATTTAACTTACCAAGCCACGCGCTAGTCTTTAAATTCTTCGAACTTTTATGTTTGCTCGATCGGAACGAACTCTTGCAAAGCCTTGCACCTAAGGGCATAAAACTCCTAGAACCAAAACGCAAACAGGTTTTACAAGCAGCTTCTAGATTTGTAATGTGTAAACTTCCAGATCCAGCACCTGTAGATTTTGAAATTCCCGTCGTCTTCTGCGCTGAAGATGGTAGCGAAGATCGATTGGTGTCTGATATTTGTAGTAAATTGTACTCAGATATAAAACCAGACGCTCAATTTGTAGCGTGCGTGCTTAGCGGGAACAAATGGTCTCTACGTAGTAATAAAAAAGGCAGCAACTACGACGTTAGCAAAATTGCCGAACACTACAACGGCGGAGGCCATGTTAATGCTAGCGGTTTTGAAGCATGAATAAAACTTCTATGTCTTCAGTAGAAAGTATTATTCAGGAACTAATAGATTTAGACAACCCGTACCTCGATGAAAATTACAAACCTACAGCTTATGCCATAGCTTGTGCTATTGAATACTTAGCTGAAGGCGCACCTTTATTAGTGTCTTTGCCAAAACCACACGTTTTTCTAAACGGTTCTAATGAGTTATGTATTAGATGGGAGAGACCGGACACTTCCACTTCTAATAATAAATATCTTAAAGTCCAATTTAGGAGCATCTCTACAAAGGATAACTTTATGTGTTTTTTCTCGTCTTTTGATAACTATGGTACTGTAGATGCTTTTTCTTCAGCTACGTTTGTAGAAGCTTTGCTTTGGTTAAATACCAAGGAAACCGCCGTTGATTTTGAGAGAAGACTAAACAGGGGTTAACAAATGCTAGAAATAATCCAACCAGTGTTGACCGAGCTACTAGCTAGTATCGATCCGAGCTTGCCAAAAACCAAGCAAGTAGAAAAGAGCTTGTCAGTGTTCGATGTCGATCCGATCGATATTCCCGCCTTCATGCACGAACACGGAATTCCAGACAACGCTTCGTTTGCAGGCAACCCTAACGGTTACGATGGTTACGACGATTTTTTAATCTGCTGGAATGTAGAAGTGCCGACAACAGCGGAAGATCGCCTACAACGACAGAAAACAAGCTTTAATTTCAAAGCCGAAAGATTGGTATATGCAGCAGTCACTCAGGCAGGCTACGTTCGCCGCCCATTCGATAGTAAAAATTGGAAACCTTTTAAAGACACTACTCCCTACGATTTGTTCGTCGCTGGTGAGCTCGATCGATTGGTTGCTTATTACAACGTGTTCTACAAAGAATCAGTAACTTGACATACTCTCCGCCCTTCTAGGGCGGAGAGTCTTGACACTTCACCAGAGGAGAGCGGGAAGTCGGGAAGCCGCGTCAATTCATTGCGCGGAGGAACGACGACACGAGCGAATTTATTCGCCTACAAAATCCCAAGTTCTACCCATGATGCGGATCGTTGATATACCGTTCAATTGTGTCCGCCGAGACATTCCCTGCTGTCGAAAAGAAATAACTGTTTGTCCATAACGATGGCATCTTCTTTAGATGCTCAAACTCTTTCCTTAGATAGTTGCTTGACCGCCCCTTAAATGCCTTTACTACTTGGTTAATTGCATCGGTTGGATGAACTTCAACAAACAAATGAATGTGGTCTGGTGCCACTTCCAAGGCTCTAATTGCCCACTCTTTCTCAATTGCCAATTCTTGGAATATTTGAATCAGTCGAGTCTTGACATCTCCAACCAAAACTTTCCGTCGTCGCTTGGGTATCCAAATCAGATGGACAACTGCTAGCCCCACCGAATGGTTGTAATGCCGATATTCATAAGACGGGCTTCTCATTGTTGATTGCTTGCATTAATCTACATTTATATGTTATTGTATCAGAGAAATCAACAAAGCTATCGACATGGAGAATTAACTGTGGGGTATGGCTGTCAACAAAATCTAATCAGTCCAGACCACGATCTTAGAGGAATCTTGGAGTTTCTATGCAGTGAAGCTTCTAAGTTAATCAACTGTGGGGTTTACTACTCGCGCCAAATCTTTTTTAAGACTGGCAAAATTCCTAATCGTGCAGAGTTACACAAGGTGTTGGGTACTGACAACCAAAATATGCACTACAAAGCATTCTATTCAGATACTGCACAGCAGATTCTAACTGGTGTCGCTGAATCTTTTAAGTCTTATCTAGGATTGTTAAAAGGTATTAAAAATGGAACTGTAGAGCAAAGACCTAAACTACCTGGATATCGGCAAGGTGGAATGGCATTAGTGACGTTTACAGGTCGCTCGGTAAAGCTTAAAGACGGTATGCTTAGGTTTCCACTTGGCAATAAAGTCAAAGCATGGTTTGGCTTGGATTCATTTAATCTACCAATGCCATCAAATATTGATTATAAATCAATTCGAGAGTACCGAATTTTACCGAGAAATGGTTGCTTCTATTTGGAGCTGGTTTATAAAACAGAAATCAAACAGGCTGATGTTAATTCAGAGTACGCCTTGTTTATCGACCACGGGGTGGATAATTGGTTGACTTGTGTTAGCAATATTGGCACTAGTTTTATTATTGATGGAAAGCAACTCAAATCTATCAATCAAGGCTATAACAAACGTGTTGCTTTCCTAATGGAGAGGAAAGACAACGGGTATTGGTCTAAGCGACTAGAGCAACTAACAGAGAATCGAAATCGAACGATGCGAGATGCTGTTAATAAAGCTGCAAGAAAAGTTGTCAATCATTGCCTACAAAACAAGATTGGTACAATTATTTTTGGTTGGAACAAGGGTCAAAAAGATTCCGCCAATATGGGCAAGAAGACCAATCAAAAGTTTGTCCAGATTCCAACTGGTAAATTAAAAGAGCGTATTGCTCAACTATGCGAACAATACGGCATTAAATTTGTCGAAACAGAGGAATCCTATACATCCAAAGCATCATTTGTCGATCTTGATGTGCTACCTAAATTCAGCGAAAAACCTGAAGGGTGGCGACCAAGCGGCAAACGAGTAAAGCGAGGACTATATCGTACTGCTCAAGGATGGTTGATTAATGCCGATGCCCAAGGTGCGGCGAATATCGGACGAAAAGTAGCGATGATGCTTGGATTAGATCTAAGCGGAATCAGTAGAGGCACATTGTCAATGCCTTTGAGAGTCCCTTTGTGGGCTTAGTCAAGAATCCCCCTGTTTTCAGGTGACGCGAGCGTAGCGAGAGTTACCGAACAGGGGGAGTGTCAAGCATTAGGTCTGCCAAAAGGTGATTGGACTTATAATCTAGAGACAAAATTCTTTTACAAACCCGACGGAGAAAAAGTTCTAAACGAACAAGAATTAAACCTCGTGCGCCAGTGGTTCAACGTAATTGAAGACGCCTTACCAGAGTATTTTCAAAACGAAGATAGAGAATTAGCTGCAAAGTTGTTTCCAATCTGCAGTTTTCAAACCGCAAAAATTTAATCAGCTTGCCTGACCCAAATAATGACTTACTCTGTAGTATCTCTCTTTTCTGGCTGCGGTGGACTAGACCTAGGATTTCAAGGCGGCTTTGAATACTTAAAACGTTTTTATTCTAAGCTGCCTTTTGAAATTATTTGGGCTAATGAGATCGACAAAGCAGCAGCGGCAATATATAAAAGGAATCATGATAGTCATATACAGGTAGGCGATATAAAAGACTATCTAAATAAACTTCCCTCTGCAACTGATGTAATTATAGGTGGTTCGCCTTGTCAATCGTTTTCCTCAAACAACTTACAACGGTTAGGACTAAAGGGCAAAAGCGGCGCTTACGTTCATTATCTAAAGGCCGTAGAAATTTTAAGACCTAAAGCATTCGTATTAGAAAATGTAGCTGGTCTGTTAGAAATCCACAGCCGAGACTTAAAACAAATTGTAGACAGCTTTGCCAGCCTAGGCTATACGGTAAGCGTTAACTTACTCAACGCGGCTAATTACGGAGTTCCTCAAACTCGGCGCCGAGTTTTTATAGTAGGTACTTTAGGTTTTCAATTCTTTCCGCCCCCACCTTTACTGCTTAATTCTCCTTGGGTTACTACCAAACAAGCACTTGACGACCTCAAATATCTACCAGAAGACGAAAGTATCTCTCATGTGTGGAGCAAATACGCAAGCCGCAAACAACTTGCCGGCCGTAAGCTTGAAGCCAACCTCCCTGCTGCTACGGTTACAGCAGGTTTACACGGTAAAGCTCCTTGGCATTACGAAGTAGACAGAAGGATATCTTGCAGAGAGTTAGCGCGCCTGCAATCTTTCCCAGATCGGTTTTGCTTCAAGCAAACAAGTAGAACCGCAATAGAACGTCAAATAGGAAATGCAGTTCCACCAGTACTTGCTTGGCACGTAGCCAAGTATTTGCAGCAGTCCTTAGAATCAAATCTAAGCTTTACTAAATGGTGCTACAAGGATGAACATTAAAAGCTTTTTAACGCCGGAAGAAAAAGAGATTCTACTGACTGCGTTATTCGATCGTTATGGAATTAACTCGGCGCCAGTTCGAGCTATAGCCACTAAAGTTCGAGATCTACCAGAACACGAACTTTTTTGTACGTGGTCGCAGCAAGATGTAATCGACGCAATTAATAGCGATACTAACAGTGATACCTCCTTACAACGCGAACAGCTTTGTAACGACACGCCTTTCCTAACAGAAGTTCTAGAACACTTTAGCAACCAAGGAGATCGAGACTCTGGGTGGAGCTTAGAAGAACTCTATTACAGTTTAGAAGCCGCTCTTACAAATCGGGGCATCGAACTAAATTTAACTACAAAAGACTTTAAAAGTGATGAATGATTATTACGTGCTGACTTCTGATAATAGAGTCAAGGTTCTGCCAAGACTTTCTAAAGCTCAACTCGCAGAGCTTTCTACCCAGGAAAGAGTTGCTTATGAAAATGACATTACTACAGATGCAGAGTTTTACGAAAGGTATTTAGTAAGTGCTCCTAACAGAGACTTAGCAATACTCAACGCCGGCAATTTAGAAGCAGACCAAACGATTAATTTTGGCAATAACGAATTTGTCTGGACTGGAAATAACTTTAAAGAGATTAAGCAATGGTGGGACGAGTTTGTCGAACTAGATGTTATTGCGTTAGACGAAAATGAGCCGAACGTTTTAGTTGTCGAAACATATCCAGGAGGTAAAGCTAAAATTGGTGACACTATAAAAGTCAGACAGTTCCAAGTAATAGAAGCTCATATTTTTGAGCCATAGTTTACAAAAAATTTTAAATTACAGATCGTGAATTTTCAAGAACTACTTACGGTACAGCCGCTACGTACGACAAAAGACATATCTTATAGTGTGCTAGAACTTTTAGACCTACGAGAAGATTGGTTCGAAGATTTAGACGGATCTAAGATTTCAGTAGAACTTAGAGTTATTAAAGCCCATCAATACGATAGTCGGCGTGGTTGGTACTTAGATATTATGTACCATTACAACCAACCTACTTGCATTATTCAACGCGCTGGTAGATCCAATCGTGATTTTTCACAGAGATTGGTAATAGACCGCGATCGTTATATTGCAATGTGCGAAGCAATTGACTCTCAATTCGAACCAGACAGAAGCAATATCGTTCAAATCGACCCGACTTCTAACGTAACTTGTTTTTACGATCAGGATTTAGAAGAACCTTTTGAAAAGATTTTCTTTTAAAAACTAAAAATGGAAGCAAACTTAACGCCAGATTTTATCTATATAAACAGTAGCGAAGATTATGATTTGCACTTAGATCTACTAACAGACTACACAGACAGATTAGCTATAGATACTGAAACCTACACAAAAGATAAGTATCGAACTTTTGATTATGCTTCCGCCAAATTACGTACCAATCCTCACACAGGAGACGTTTCGCTATTAAGCGTCGCTTTAGACCCAAATGTCAAAGCTACTACTTACGTATTTGACGTTATATGTCTCAAAGCATTAGGTTGTGACTTTAAAAAGTTGGCAGCTCTATTAAAAAGAGCGCGATACCTAATCGCTCACAATGCCAAGTTCGACCTAGCCATGCTGTCTTCATTACTAGGAGAGTTTGAAAACGTTGCTTGCACTTATACGTTAGCTAATTTGTACGCCAATGCTACTGGAAGTAAGCTTTGGCAGACTAGAGGCATGGATCTAGGTTCTTGCTGTAGAGATTGGCTGGGAGTAGAACTTAAAGGTAAAGGTACCACGCAGATTGGTGAGTGGTATTCAGACCCGCCCAGCCGCCGGTTAGATAATCCTAACTGGTTCGTCAAGTTAAGTTATGCGGCTGATGATGTCAAACATTTATTTTCCTTACATGATATTTTTAGGTATATGTTAGATATGCCTTTACCAAATACTCCTTTAATTAGTTCTGGGTCTAACGCTAACGGTTGCGGGCTTGGCATGGCACCAGCAGTAAGTCTGGAATCATCGCTAACTCCAATTGTTGCAAGCATGGAAATAGCCGGACTTCCTTACGACGACCGTATTGGTAAAGCTTTTGCAGCCAGCGTCGATAATGAGTTGCTAAAGTCCGGTGTAAAACTTTGTCAGATGTTAGATTTACCTCTAACTACGCAAGGTTTATGGGGAGATTTAGTACCAGACCCTACCTCTCTTAAGCTACTAAATAACCCTAAAGCTTTAGTCTCCACCATCGAAAGTAAATGCGGCATTGCCTTACCGAAAGCTCAAAACGCTTTATTCGAACGTTTAGTTAACTTGTTAAATGCATTAGGCTCGAAACAAGAAGATGATGAGACTTCTTCAGACACTGAGATACTCGACACAGAACTAGACGTTTACAGACAGTTAGAGGACTTAAGCGCCGAACTTATTTCTTTAGGCATTGAAGTCTGTGGTGAGATAGTTAGGTACAAAAAATTACTCAAACAGCAAGGTATGATTCTGTCTGACTTTGTAAATCCAGAGTCTGGTCGAATACATCCTAACTATCAACCTCTAAGAGCTGCTACAGGAAGATTTTCTGTAAACAGTCCTAATATCCAACAAGTTTCCGCGCGCCTAGAGTTACCGATCGAACTTCCTGCTGAAGTTATTTATTCTTTAGTCAACGTAAAATTACCCGAACCAGACAATGACGGATCTGAAACAAAAGTTTGAATTTGAAGCTACAGTACTTAAAGTAATCGATGGTGATACTATTGACTTAGACGTAGACCTTGGCTTTAAGATTAGAAAAAAAGTTCGGGCGCGGCTAGCGAGAATTAACTGCGCCGAACTTAACTCTAGCGATACGAACGACAAAGAGAAAGCTGTGGCAGCCAAACAATACCTAAGCAAACTATTAGGCGCGGGCGCTCAGGTCTTCGTCCGTTCGTTAGCCTTAGACATTTACGGCCGATCTATAGCCGAAGTCTTTCTGAATACGGCCAACGTCTCCGACCTAATGCTAGATTCTGGTCTAGCAACTCTTTATGAAGCTAACAAACCAAGATCGAAAACTGTTTAGTTTAGTCAGCCGCTTACGTTTTGAAGGTTACGAAGTAACTCTTCTAGAAGATTCTTGCGTACAGTATCTTCTTAAAGGTAAAGGAGTTGAAGGTTGTATAACGGAATATACTATCTATGCAGATTCTAAAAAGTGTTACGACAAGCCTTCTAAATGTCCGTTAATTTTGCCGTTGCCTATAAGCGAACGCCAATATAAATGGCTTTTAGAGCGGCTTAAATTCTGGGCGAGCGCCGAAGGTTTTAAGCTAAGCAACAACTATGAATACGCTTACCGGAAAACGAGCGGAAAGCCCCGTCCATTTATGGCTGGGGATGAACGCGGCTGCGGCTTTAGCCGCCTAGAAGCGATTATAGGGCTTTAGCCCCAGTATGCGCTCATAAATAGTATATAAGAGATTCGTATCTATCTACTGCTTTGTTATTTAGCTCAGAGCTGTATAATAGTAGCATGAGTAAATTCAAGTCAAATAATAATATTGTCTACTCTTGCAAATACCACGTTATTTGGTGCCCTAAGTATCGACGAAAGGTATTGATTCACAACGTAGATGTTCGCCTCAAAGAAATTATCATATCTGTTGGTGATGAGTTTGGAGCTGAAATAATCGAACTTGAAGTAATGCCTGACCACGTACATCTCCTGGTTGATTGCGATCCACAATTTGGGATTGACAAGCTAATTAGGTACATGAAAGGTCGTTCCTCAAGATTGCTTAGACAAGAGTTTCCTTGGCTAAAGAGTCGTCTCCCTACATTGTGGACAAATTCATATTTTGTTAGTACCGTTGGAGGCGCACCATTAGCTACTATTAAAAAGTATATTCAGGATCAGAAAAGTGTCTAGAAAGAAATCATTTTTTGCCCAAGATAACAATAAACATCCAGACCACAGAGCAGCATACTTTTGGACTTTAGAGGAAGCTGAGTGTTGGTTGAAAAATCGTGGTGGCGGTACTGTAAAGAAGCGCAACGCAGGTGTTGTGTATGTTTATGGCGAACCCGTTAGAGTCTGGGGAGAAGTGTCGAATGTCTAATTATGGATGCCAGCAAATATTAATTAATCCAGACTCCAGCCTTAAAGCAATTCTGGAATTCGTGTGTAGCGAGTCTGTTAAATTAGGGAACTGCGGCACATATTATTCCAGACAGTTGTACTTTAAAACTGGTCGGATACCAACTAAGTACGATCTTCACCGAGAATTAGCTGTTAATCCACATTTTAAGGCATTGCATTCTCAAGTTGCCCAGCAGTGCTTAACCACTATTGCTGAGTCTTTTAGGTCGTTTATCGGACTATTGAAAGGTATTAAAGAAGGAACTGTAATTCAAAAACCTAAGCTACCTAGCTATCGTCAGGGTGGGCTAGCTTTGATAACATTTCCAGGTCAAGCAGTCAAACTCAAGGCTGAAGGGTTGCGTTTCCCGTTGGGGAGCAAAGTTAAAGCTTGGTTTGGGATTGATGCTTTTTATATGCCTATGCCATCGAATTTAGACTACAAATCTATCAAAGAGTATCGTATTCTACCTCGCAATGGTTGTTTTTATTTGGAGCTAGTCTATAAGGTTGAAACAGATCGAGTAGATGTAGATTCTAGTCGAGTACTAGGGATAGATCATGGTATCAACAACTGGTTAACTTGCGTTAATAATATAGGTAGTAGCTTTATTGTTGATGGTCGTCATCTTAAATCACTCAATCAGTTCTATAACAAACAAGTTGCCAGCATCAAGGAAGATAAGTCACAAGGCTTTTGGTCTAAAAAGTTAGCTGTTATCACTGAGAAGCGCAATAGACAAGTTAGAGATGCTGTCAATAAAGCGGCTAGACTGGTAATTAATCATTGCATCGACAATCAAATTGGAACGATTGTATTTGGTTGGAACAAGGGTCAAAAAGATGGTGCCAACATGGGAGCCAAGACCAATCAAAAGTTCGTCCAAATCCCTACAGGTAGACTTAAAGATCGCATTGCTCAACTAGCGGAGACATACGGAATTAAGTTCGTCGAAACTGAGGAATCATATACCTCTAAAGCATCGTTTGTCGATCTTGATGTGCTACCTACTATCGGTGCGAAACCTGATGGGTGGCAACAAAGCGGCAAGCGAGTAAAACGAGGATTGTATCGTACTGCCAACAATCAATATATCAATGCTGATTGCAACGGCGCGGCAAACATAATTAGGAAAGTAGCGACAACCTTGGGGCTATGCCTTCGGGGAGTTGGTAGTGGTGCTTTGATGACACCTTTGCGAGTTCGCCTATGGACTGTGCATGAATCCCCTGTCTTAGCTAATCAATCCGCAAGCGGATTGGAGGCGTAGACATGGGGTACCATCAATTTGATAAAGAATATTAACATTAACAGGTGCGCCTGAAAACCGCACTAATTTATAAGCATGGAACTTACAGTAACAGAATTGATCGATCTACTTCAGAAGTACAAAACTGAGATCGGCTGCGACGGAAACAATATTGCTTCTCACGCTAGTAAATCTTCAGTTAGATTTATGATTACCAACCCTGAGGTAGACTTAAGTTTAGAGCTACAAGATGTAGAACTAGACTTGCGTATAGGCTGCTACTGCCCACAAGGTATAACTTTTCTCCTTCGTGCCGAGAAAGATTAAAACATCCTACTAGCTAAAACTAGGAGTCGTTCTTGGTTTCCAATCATTCCGAGGTTTTTATGATAGGCTTTGACCCAAACAACGATTTAGTTTATAACTGGCTTACTAGTTGGAATAAAACGTGGCTGTCAAATATACCTCCATGTTGGCGCGACGTTTACGCTATAGCTATGAGAAAAGGTTACGTAACTAGTAAACCCTTGTACAGAATTACTAAAAAAGGAGTGCGCTTTGTCAAAGACTACGCTGCTTGTAAAGTCAACCAAACACAAAAGACTCAAGCAACAGACATCACTTAGGATAGATAAAGGTTCTAAGGAACTGTCTGCTAATTACCACCACTATGTATATCTGAAGCGGTTGGAGTTAGACAAACTTAAGAAAAACGATGCCCGATATATCGAAGAGTTACAACTAGAACCAAAGTTTCACGCTGGTAGCTATCTGGACTTCTTGCTAAATTTACAAAGAAACGCCGGAGCTAAATGCTACCAGCTCCAAACTGAAGTACATAGTCGTAAGCTGGAAAAGGGCGAACTTTTTCAACTCCAGTTCAAACACATTAAGACTAAAGGAGTAGCGACAAATATCTACTTAATAATTTGGCCGCAAAAATCAAACGTAGAGAATTGTAAACATGACAAATTTCAAAATGTCCGTAGGCGCAAGAACCTGCTTTTGGGCTCCTAAAGGCAGATGTATTTTAAGTTTAGATTTTTCGAGCCAAGAACTCTTATTGGCTGCAGTAATGTCTGAAGACCCAGTAATGTTAGATGTATTCAGACAACCTGAAAAGATAATTCATACTAATGGAAATGAAGTTAGCAACCCTGACGCCGACATGCACACGCAAACAGCTAAGGCAGTGTTTCCAAATGCATTTATTGAGAACGGCAAAGTTTTGCCCAAAGAAGATTGGGTTGAAGTTGCTAAAGATCCTAAACGAATAGGTAAGACTAAATCTGCAAGAGACTACGCTAAAATTATAAACTTTGGGATCATCTATTTTATTACTGCGGCTTCCCTGTCTCAGCAAACCTATGTTAAAGAAGAGGAAACAAAGAACTGGATCAAGCAACATAAGGCTTTCTACCCTCAGTTCCATCGCTGGGCGCAAGAGATAAAAGAACAGACAGAAGCTAGAGGTTGGGCACGTTTAGATTACAGTGGCCGCCAACGGTTTTGCGACGAATTAAATTCAAAGGGAGAAAAAGAATCGCCGGGTATTATGGGCGCGAACTTTGCCATCGACGGGTGGCTTTAGACCGTAAGGTCTATCGAATAATCGGGTTAAACGGGGAACCACTTATAATATTAATATGTTTGTAAGTCAATCCCGTACCAAGCCTAGCAGGTCTTAGTTAGCTAGGAAGGTCGAACGATCAACGAGTGAGTACCAACAATAATCTCGACACGAAATCCCGACACCTTTAATAGGTGATGATATGATCTGATCTCTAGCGTGAGTTAGAGAACGTAGAGATAAAAAGCTTTACGGATAACAATCTTGCCAAGGTTCCGGCGCAGAAATGTGTAAGCTTGCTTTAATCAAATGCCAACAATTAATTAAGAAAGAGTTTCCCGACGTTTCTATTATCGGCCAAATACATGACGAAGTTCTTTTTGAACTACCAGGGTTACTGACTTTAGATCTAGCAAAGTCAAAAGTAGAAAACGGAACGATAGTTAAGCCTTACTGGGAAATTCCTAGCGAGACTTTGGAAATTGCTGAATTATTAAAAGCCACTATGGCACAGGCCGGCACCGATTATATCGGCGGCGTTTTGCAATGCGGCGTTGGTGCGCCTACGATTGCGCCCTATTGGAGCAAGTAATAATTGATGTTAACAAAACCATGAAACAAAGATGTTGCAAATGTCAGTTCTATAAAGACGAAGCTGCGTTCGCTAAAGATTCAGAGCTTTGTTACAACTGTGCATTGGAAGTAAGACGAGAAGCTCGGGAAACTTCAATCGAGCCAGTAAATCTAATTCACAAGTTTATATCTCAAAGTATAGATAACACAGACATACCTTTAACGGCTACACCAGTAACTAAGTTGGCGCCCCTAGCACCTAAAACTTCTTTAGACCACGTACTAAAAGTAATAGAAGCTTACGAACGGGTCAAAGCGTTAAAGCTCGATCCAGAGCGTGAAAATTACTTGCAGGAGTTAATTTATAATGCTATTAAAGGAAGACAAGCCGAACTTAATGACTCGAACGCAACAACTAAACTAGTAATTAGTTCAGACATAGAGTTGTCATTGCTAGAATGGTTGCAGAATCTAGGCTATGAGTGTAGCAGCCCTGGGATTCTAAAAGGCTTTGGTAAAACCGTTGCAGCTAGCTATAGAAGTCAGTTTAAACGCAAGCCTAACAATACATCAAAGGGCGCGGTGTATCCAGAATCCGCTAAAAGTTTAATTGCTACTTTAGCAGCTAACTATTCGAAAAGTACGGGTTATATAAAGCTCGTACGTAACAGTAGTGATTAGACAATAAATATAAGTAATTTAATAGGAGCCAGTCTTATGGGTAAGAAAGCCGCTAATCTAATCATTCGGTGTATTAAAACTGCAATTGAAGAAGGAACGGAAATCTATCTTGAAAGTAATGGCGATGCCTACCGGGGCGTACCATTAGCTATAGACGGTGAATGCGTAGAGCTTAAATGCCAATGGTTAGATCACGAAACAGACACCTACGTAATCGGCCGCTGTATTATGTATCTAGATACGATCGAGCGGTGCTGGTACGATCGTCAAGATTGGACTAACGAACGGCTAGATCGCTTGACTCAAGACGCAGACTTTCCATTTGATGACAACGGAGCTCTTGCTTGAAACACCTTACCTGTAGTAAGTCGGCGTTTTTAAAGCTAACGACTGAAAACGCCAGGGTACTAGCGCACGCTATCCTAATTCATTTTAAAAAGCAAACTAGTCCAGTCGTAGATACTTTATCTCAGGCAGATTTAGTCGAGCTAATACTAAATCTAAGAGCTGTCGTGTCAGACGATGAATGGAAGTTTGTCGAACTGATGACATTAAGAGTTTTGAAAGGTAAACATCCTTTACCAGAAAGACTAAATCCTGGAAACTTACTAACACATATTACACAACCTGCTACTAAAGTAGAGTTGAAAGCTGCTTATCACGTTTTCGAACCCTACGAAATGTAGAGTAACAGAAAGGCTTCTATGCCTTTCTGTTACAACGGTTGTAAAACAAAAATGAGTAATGGCTTGTATCTGAAGTCCACCGCAGTTCTGAGAATCTCAAGAGAATCTCAGCTTTGGGTTCATCCTTGTACTAACGAGATTACTCATGCGGCAATGGCCGAATATTATGGAAATTTTTGACACTCCCCGCACTCGGTAGGTTTCGCATTCGCTCACCCTACCTGAAAGTACGGTAAGCTTAGGTTTCTATTCCACAGCGTTGGAAGCCTACAACGTAGCTATCAACTACCTAAAGGAAAATGGAGTTTTGTCATAAGAGTGCAAGAAATCGACCAAGGAAAATCATTGGATGAAAGGCGGTAGGCGAATAAATTCGCCGTTGCCGCTACATCCCCGACTCTTCAGAGCGGGGTTTTGCGGCTATCGGGTATCTTCAGATAAAGTTTCTTTACTTATCAAACCCAAACAAAGAAGGTGCTAGAGATTTTCTCTAGCACCTTCTTTGCTAACAAATTAAGTTACTCGCTTGTTAATCCCGAACTAGCTTCAAAAATTTTAAGCTCTGGATACTTTACTACCATAGCCTCAGCGATTGCCAAAACTTTGGTTCTTGAATACTGAGACCATTTAGGTCCGCCTAATAACACCGCTAAGAAACAGTTTTTGGCGCGGCCCCAAGGTACGCCGTCTAACAACATAGCCACTAAGAAGAAAGCGTGCACGACGTACCAAGGTAATTGTAATACTTCACCTCTAAGATTGATAATCACTCCTTCCCACTCGCAGCCCCAGTCATGAGCTAAAGGTGCTAACGTACCCAGACTAGCTCGATCGTAAATCCAACGAAGATGCCTTGGTACCGAAGCTCCATCAGAAACATATCCTGCAGGAATTCTAAACTGAATTTGGCGCAGCCAAAACGGAAGTTTGAAGTCAAACGCTGTAACTAAGACTTTTTTGTCTCCGCCGACTGTTTCAAACTGAGGGTCTGGAGGATTTACTAAATCGAAGGAAAAAGAGAAGCTCATCTTTATTCAGCTACTTGTGGTGTAGATTCTGATTCTGGAGCTTGGCCGATCTTGGCAAGCATTCCTGGAAGATATAGATCGAAGACTTGAGAAATTCCCGCCGCTAATTGAGCTGGTGTATCGATGGCGACGTTACCTTCTTTAATAGGAGGAAGAACTACACCATCCACGCTTTCTGGCCGAACTTTGTACTGTACTGTCATTACAGTCCCAGCTAGGACGATAGATAATACTTCAACTTCTACGTCTTGAAGCTGAGCGTAACCAGCAATCTTAACACCTTTGATTTGTTTTTTCAGCATTGTTTTTATTTTTAAGAGTTAGCAAATCCAGTAAGCGGTATTCTTTACAGAATTAACGTCGAAAGACTTTAGTACTTTAAAATCGTTAGACCTAACATGAGCGGAAAGCCCCGGCATACTAATAAAGACTAGCGGTACATCGCATCCCATCTCCGAGCGGCTTACTGTTATGTTGGTCGCGCCAGCTTTGCTTAAAGCAGCTTGACAAGCTGCGACTTCCGACTGCCGCAGTACGATAAAAGCCTGCTGCTCTTTAGCCTGCTTTTCAAAATCCTTCGCATCCATAATATTTCTATCCTCCTTCATTAGAATGTAGTGGGAAGTTGGGAAACCGCGTCGATTTATCGCGCGGAGGAACGACGACCCAAGCGGTTTTAACCGCCTACAAGGTCTTGGCAAAATCTAGGATGGATGAGTTATAATAGATTCATGACTCAATCACTATCTGTAAAGTGCAAGCTTATAGTCCATCAAGAGTTGCGGCGAGAAATTGACCGTACACTTGAGGCGTTTGCTAATGCTTGCAATCAGATTTTGAGCGTAGCTAAGGATGCAAAATGCTGGAATGTCACTAAGTTGCATCACCTGACTTACCACCCAGTTAGAGCAGCTACGGGATTGAAGGCTAACCATGTCTGTCAAGCACTCAGAAGAGTGGTCGGCAACGCTAGGGCTGTTAAGCAAGTCCACCAGTTTCGACCGACCTCGATTAGTTTGGATGCTCGAACTTTTAAATACGACGAATCCAAGCAAATAGTTGGGGTTACTTTGATGAGCGGGCGAGTTAACTTGCCGCTTAAAATTGGGGGCTACCAGTTGGCATTGTTGCGCGGTCAAACTCCAACGAGTGCAACTCTGAACAAGAGCAGACAGGGGGATTATTATGTCAATATTGTTGTCGAGATCGACTCTCCCCCTACGGGTAAAACTCCGAAGGTAATTGGGGTAGATCTTGGCAGAACCGATATAGCAACTACCAGTACTGGGAAAGCTTGGAGCGGGAAAGAAATTCAATCCCTTCGCGACAAGTATTCCAAAACTAGATCTAATCTTCAACGCAAACGCACCCGTTCGGCTTGTCGCTTGATGGGAAGGCTCCAAGGTAGAGAAGTTAGGTATCAAAAATGGTTGAATCACAATATTAGCAAGAAGTTGGTAGCAGAAGCCAAACGGCTTAACGCCGCACTTGCCTTTGAGGATTTGACTAATATCCGAGAGAGTTTGAATCAACAACCTCGAACTAAAACCGAGCGACGCAGAACCAATAATTGGGCTTTTTACCAGTTGCGAATCTTTGTGCAGTACAAAGCGATAATTGCTGGCGTTCGAGTGATATTTGTTCCACCTGCTTACACCTCTAAAAGTTGCTCTAGATGTGGGCATGTCCATCCCGATACCGATAAGAAAAAATCCTATCGGCACGGAAAGAAATTTAAGTGTGGAAGCTGTGGATTCGAGCATGATTCAGATGTAAATGCCGCGTGTAATATCGCCGCCTTGGGGTTGTCCGTAATCCAACCCGAAAGCCCAGGGTTTAGTTGTCGGTTAGAAGGTCAGCTTGACCTCTTTCCAGTAGCTACGCTTTGAGGCTAAAGCCCCCGAATTCTATTCGGGTGTGAGCTTACTAAAATTCTTCGCTAATAAGCATAGTTATCTGATGTCCTGTAGCTGTCGATTGATTCCAGTAGACGCCAAAGGTTTCTGCCGTACCGTTAAGAACCATACCCGTCAAGCCAAAATCTAAAGCCGGAACCTTACCCGAATTAGCTAAGGGCTGCGAAGCTGATGGCGCATATCCAAAAGGGATGATATTAGCTATAGCTCTACCGATAAAAACGCTGCCAGCGATCGGACTAGTATTTGTATTGCTGCCTACGACATCTATTCCCATAGTTAGCACAGAGACTGGAAACGCTGTGTCTAAGTTGATTAAAGTCGGAGTAGTGATATTAGCCGTCAACCCAGTACCTTTAAAAGCGTCTAAAAGTAAAGCTACGCTCGCAGCGGTTCCGTTATAGTATCCTTCTGCCCAAACTTTATGAACGCGGATCTTTTTAAAAGTACTACCTCTAATTCCCAAACCTCCATTACCTGCATAGGTAATCAGCTTAAAGTTCATTCCAAGTTCTGCTGGGGCTACGTACCGCATTCCCATCCGATTGCCTGTAGCAATAGTATAGTTGCCGTTAGTAGCATTTTCCGGGCTGGTAAAAGTACTGCGGACGATAGAACCGCTAGGTACGAACGTATCCGTACCTCCACTTAAGCCTCCGCGCTGTTTGCCTAAATTAGTACTGCCAGTACCTGGAGTGATTGTAGTTACGTTAGTTACAGCACTTACCGAGTTGACGGTACCTATTGCTGCCAACCAGGACAGCCATCTTGAAGGTCTACTTACCGGTAGATAAGTAACTACTGTAGAAATAGTAGCGCCGGCTGGGGCTAAAGCAGCCCCGATAGTTACTCGAACGTAACGATAACCGCCACTAAAAAATAACAACGTTTTTGAAACGGTGCCGCCAAACAAAGGACTGGCAGTAAAGGTAGTTGGCGTAGCCCCGTTAAAAGAGTACGGAATTAATATCGAGTTAACAAAGCCCGCATCGTTTGACGCGCGAACTTGAAAATCGCCACTAGATAAAACTACAGAGCAGTTGATCTGCACGCTAATCTCGCTATACTGCGTAGCCGTACCGTCTATGTTAAATAGATCCGTAACTGTAGTGGAATTAGCCGCCGTGTTTAATATGTTCGCGCCTATAGCTGAGTGACCGCCAGATGCAGCAGTAGTAAATCCTACAGTACCAAATCCTAACAGCCGTCGTAATTCAGAAAGTGTAGCCATAATTAAGTATCGATCCGCCGCCAAGCGGAGCCAAATTTGATATAAGTAAGAGAGTCGCCACTCAAAGCTTCTACTGGAGTTAGAGCTCCTGTTAAAGTCATTCCTGCTGGAGGTACTATCGAAAGGGTCGATACGACCGCATTAAACGCTTGAACTGCGCCGCCAAAATAAATAGATAAACTTTGACCGTCTGCGATATCAAGTTGTCCCGGCAACACGATTTGTTTGTTAGTCGCTATAGATGGAGGATCTACAACTAATGTATTGATGTTTGCGGCAATAGTTATATTACCTAACGTGGTGTCGGTCTGTACTCCTGGTAACAACCAGGGAGTAGAGACGGAAGAAGAAGTTGGCCCCAACCATACAAACCAGTTAGAACCTCGAACTGGCGGCAAATGATTCTGCTGGGTAACGCCGCCGTTGATTGACGAAGTAGTAATTGTATGGGCGTGGCCGCCAGCGCTACTGCTGGTCTGGGAAGGTGGCGAAGTTTGCCCTAAAACATCTAGAACTCCCAACCCACTACCGCCAGATACGTTTACTTTAGATCCCGTCCAACTCGTCACTGTGTGAGTATGGCCGCCGGGATCGCTAGTGCTGCCACCTAGAGTGACATTAGGCAGTTGATTTTGAAGGATATTATTAGTGCCGCCCAGTCCCTGATAAGCCACCGCTGCCGTTCCGCCAGCACCGATCGGCAACCGCCCGCGCATGTCAGGAATGTTCGTACCATAACCCAGGGCAGTAGCTACAGCTTGCTGTGAAGGGGTAAGCGTAGACTTTAAACGCCCATCAAGCAAGATCCAATCGCCTAAATCGCTAGTTCTATCTATGATCTGTAGCGCTCCCTGTAAAGCACTAACTACCGAGCTTATCGAAGCAAACCCAGAAAGCTTCTCCCAAGAAATAGTGGAATTCCCATTGCCTGTATTTACGACAGACATAGTACCGCTACCACCATTCCTACCTTGAAGAGTGTAAGTAGTTTCGCCGACGGTCGTGACTATTACCTCACCCGTTAGGACTTGATTTGTAGTAACCGCAGCTCCTCTACTTCTTTCCGTTCCCAGTTGTAGCACGCCAAGACTATCCACTACCCGAACGTGTGAGTTAGTATTAGCGCCAGTTCCTTCCGTTGATATGTCGTAACGCAACCGCCAAGTTCCGGCTGAAGGAATAGCAAATATACCGTTAGTTGAATTTACAAAGGTATTAGTAGTAAAGGTTTGATTGTCTAGAACTGCGCTGCCAAAAGCTGCTAAGACGCCTTGCGCCGCATTAGTACTGGTAACTACAGCGGTATTCGTATCGACAGCCTTAATCACAAAGGTACTAGCTGGCAATATCTCGATACCGATAGCACTAGTAATAACACCAGTCGCTATAGCTAGTGCGAAACTAGTAATACCTGCGTTCTGTACGGTGATTTCCTTACCGATATCACTAGTAGCAATCGTTGGCAAAGTTAAAGTTTGGCCGCTCGTAGTAAACGTACAAGGTATCGTGCTGCCCCAGATACTAACCGTGGCTGAAACTGCAGAATTAATTACTTGAATAGTATCTAGAGCTGCCCCGCCTTGATTTTCTAAAATTGGTACTGGCATCTTAGACTACCTCCACAAATAGACTGGCTTGGTTCGCGGCGATGACCGCTGCGGTGTACGTACCGAACGTCGAAGAAATACCAATCCGAGGGTTTTCACCAAACCACGACCCGACCTCTCCGAAGTCTGCCGCCGTAAAAGGCAGACTCGATCCTGCCACGAGCGGATAAACTTCGCCATTAAGCGGGACATTACCCGCCGTCAGCACCGTGGCTTTGTCGTGGATTTGCAAGAACAGCAGCCCCGCCGTCCGGTTGTTGGCAGTCAATCGCCGAATTCTGCCGTGTAAAGGCAAGTCGATAATATTAGTCGCACCACCCGCAAACCCTCCCAGCCGCTGCGAACCTACGGCAGTAGCCGTACCGATATTGCTAGCATGTCGCCAAATATTGCGAGTAAAGGATGGTGCCGTCCCTCCCACGGTTTGCACGTATCGAATCGATCGGCAATTGTTAGGCAGTACCGGGCTTCGGTAGGAACCTATTGCTGTTATCGTAGGAAAGCGATAAATCGATCGCCAGTTCAAGTTATCCGACGACTCTTGCACTACAACCACTAGTGTCGGCGACGTACCCGATACGCTCGATACCGAAACCTCAAATTGCAAACTAGTCCCACTAGTCACCAAAAACGTCGGCGAAGTAGCTGAGGCGTTAATCGTTCCGCCAGTATCGTTGATCGCCGCTAGGCCGCTTAATGTAGCATTGTTAACTGTAGTTACCGTCGTCACACTGGCTAAATTACTATTAGCCATAATCCCAACCCCACCTTTTGCCAGTGGAATTTGACTAAACGCAGCTACGCATCGAATCGTGCCGCCGCCGATAGGCGTATCTAAACAGCGGACTCGAACCCAGCCAGTATCGACGCTCGATCTAAATGAAACCTTGGTATTAGGAGATCCAGCTAGAGCGTCTACTCTTGAGATCGTTCCGCTACCCCCTCCCTCGTTTTCCATCACCCATTGCAGTCCTGTGGCGATAGAGGGATCGTTAGTTTTCTCGAAAAATATCGTGCCGCCCCCAGTTAGCGGAGAGCCCCAAAACACCTCGATCGAAGCAGCGGCAAAGGCTCGCGCATCGAACCAGCCATTTACCGTGCCCGTAAGCAGATCCGTGTTGGCAGCAGGTACGCTAGCTGGCAGGGAGACAATGGTTTTTTGCGGGGCTGCTACACCTACAGACTGTGCTAACAACTGAGAGCCAGTCTGTAGCTTATTATTTACAGCCGCTAGTGTTGCTTCGGTCGCCCCGACGCTACCAACCCTGCGGCGATGTCCGACCAGTGGAGCGGCGATGGCGGCTGAGGTCGATTGGTTGTACCAAAGTACTCCCGCTACGGCGATTGGATTTTGAGAGATCAGCGTAAACTGAGACACCACATCGCCGATGCTATAACCAGTCCCGGCGGTGGTTATTTCCCACACCGTTTCGGTCGTATCAAAATCAGATCGATCTACTGCGGTTTCGGGTGGAACTGGAGTATAAGTCGCGCCAGTAGCAATGTCTAGACTGACACTTTCGTAAGCATTAGCTGTTTGACTGTACGCTAGTGCTCTAAGATAAACAGTTCCAGTACTGTCCACAAACAAGTGAGACGAAATCGATCTATCGCCCTGCAACTGAGTCAGGATGTTATTTAGCGTCGATTCACTCGCCAATCCACTATTAGGTGATATCGCTACTACTAACGCTGGATCTGTACCTGCCGCTGGAGTACTCGCCCCTTTAATCGCAGGCGAATTAGTGCCATCGGTGAGTTGTTGATATCCTCTCCGCGCCGGATCGTCCATCGTCGGCAGGAAATTGGTTAGATCGGTAATTCTCACGTTACCGATATTATTAGTGGTCGATTGGAGCGCGACCTTTAGACTCCCCGCTACTGACTGCAATCGCTCCCACACCGTACCCGTCCAGCCCATCTCAGCCGCGCCGACGATGGGAGTAGTGGGATTAGCGATCGCATCGGTTAAGGTGATGGGAGTAGGTAATTCGGTGTCTACATCTAGAGCCTGCCGATCGGCACTAACATTAGTAGATGTCGGACTACCCGCCAAGGTCGTCCCCTTGGCAGCCGTAGTAATGTCGCCGCCAAAGGTTGTAATCTGGTTGCCAGCAGCGTCGATGATGGCAACATCTAGTGCTTCTTTGTTAAGGCCTGCTGGGGTCGAGGTGATATCCGCTGGACTGCTAGTGCCTTTCGTGCCGCTGCGAACGATCGATTTTTGATTGCCGCTAGTGAGTTTGCCGTCGATCGAGGTCAGCAGCGCGGCTTGAGCCGGATCTAGTTCGACATTATTATTCGCGCCGTCGATACCCACTAGACCGATGATGTTAGTGCCAGTCGGTAGAGCTGGGTAGCCGTCGCTAGCGATCGCTATTCTTTGAGTGCCAGGATCGGCCAGGCCGTTACCCGTAGATACTGCCGCACCGCCAATCTGGGTCTGGTTGGCTGTAACAAAGTTAGTCGTACCTTGAGTGGTTTGGTCGATCGTGCCGACGAATTTAGCTCCGGCTGCGGGCTTAATGTTAGCTCCGCTTCCCAAAAACAAGCTTAATAAATCTGTAAGCTTGACCGCTACAAGTCTTAATAGAGAGTTTAGACTCCAAGCACTTGCAGTGTCTGTTGCGGAAGGAGCGTTGATGCTACCTATTGCTTCAGAGATAAGCTTCAATCTAGCCAGCTCCGCAGCATCTGCTTCGTCAACATCTACTCCTAAAACTGGACTGATAGATAAGGCTGCACCTGTAGAGTCGTTGTGCCAAAAACCACCTACAACCGCACCGGTGCTTAGGTTGTATACATAAATTCTAATCAAGCGGTCGTCTATAGACCAATTTCCAAAGTTAGAGGATTTAGCTTGATATTCTTGCGCTTGTACGCTAGTGTTATCTTTACTCGCAACTCTAACGTTACCTACAGGACTGTAAGCATTTAAACTCAGATCGAAGTTAGCGACGGTACCGCTCTGTTTGTCATAACGTACTATTAATGTACCTACATCGTCTGTTGCTAAATCAAATTCGTATCTATTGCCAGACGTGTTAGTGACGATAGCTCCTAACTTACTATCGATAGCCGCTAACCTAGTACTATTATCTACAGTTGTAGTCACCTGAGCCGCATCTAACAGCTTGTTAAATACGCCTTTTACCAAACTTAATAGAGACCGATCTGATGTCCCGTCGTAAGCAGGTTCGGACTTAGCTCCTAGATTATCGACTATTGCAGATATACTAGCAGACGCTTGTATCCCAGCAGTTACAGCAGACGCGTTAGCTGTAGCTGCAGTACTAGCGCCAGCGCCGCCGATGCTACCCCAAGCAGTTTGAATTGCAGCAGGACTTGCAAGTCCCAAAATCCTATTGTTTGCGTTACCTTGAGGATCCGTATCTACAATTATTAAAGCTTCACTGCTTAACTTTTGGTGGTACAGCCCTACATATTCATAATCGCCGCTCGCCCACCATCTACAGACGATCGATTCCAAATCGTAGATAGCCTTGCGATATGTCTCCCCGTCAAGGATTGCTACGATTTCAATCGATTGGGAGTCAGCTGTTAAATTTGCTTGCCAGGAATTCATTTCTGCCCAGTACTCAACTTCTAAACTCTAAAAGTTTTTTCTTTGTGTAAACCGCGCTAATAGATATAACTATGCTTACCATTCCAATTAAAGCTTTGTCTTTGGCTTTAGAGTCCTTACCAGAAATCGATATCTTGTTACCGCCTGGATCGGTAAATACTTTTTATAAATTGCAAATTGTCAACAGCACCTTAAAATGTTCTGGTGTTGGTAGGGGCGGATTGTATGCAGCCTACTCAAGCGAGCTAGAAGTAGATCCAAATCTAGTAGCCGAATTTTTAATTCCAGCAGCCGATACAAAAGCTTTAATCAAAAACCTAGACTCTAATTATTACGTAAGCTTAGAACGTGAGTTCGATAACATTCGTATTACTACTAGATGTAGCAGCGATGATACCCAAACACTAGACTCCAATCTACTTCCTTGTTTTGCAGGAGATCTGTCTGAATTTAGAGCACCAGAACTACCTACCGAACTACCCTTAAATACTCCAGCTTCAGAATTAGCTGAAGCAGTAAGCAAAGCAATCAGCTTTGGTGACTACGGAAATCGGACTATGGGAGATCGCGCGGTATTAGTAGAGTGCGCCAGCGCGCTAAACATTTATGCACTAGCACTTAACGCTCCTAATTATTACTACAGACAAAGCGTAAATCTGTTACAACCTTCTAAGACTAAAGAATGCGTAGCGTTATTAGGAATGGACTTAGAATTATTAGCGCAATCTAAAACAGATGCCAAAAGTATCGACTTTAATATTGAGGGCACGAGAGTAGCTACTCTAACTAACAGTAGATTAGTGGTAGCCCGGGCCCAGTCGTTAGATCGGTACGCAGCTTTAAAAGGGGTGGCGGCTTCTTTTGAAGGCTTAAATAACGCAGAAGTTTTAATAAAAGTAAGCGTTAGTTCTAAACGGTTACTAGAAGCTTTAACAGCTCAACAGCCAAAAACTTCCCCAAATAAGTATGTAAGATTGAGTTTTAGTAAAGACGAACTTAAAATTTCCAAGGCTGCAGATTTATTAACTAGAGAGTTTAGCTTAGTAAGCTATTTTCAAACCCAAACTCTTACAGAACTAACTTTTAATACTTCAAGTGCTGCTCTTACTAAAACAATTAAGACCCTAGACCGCGCCATTTCTAAATCTAAAAGCGGACTGCCTTTAGACATTGAGATTCGCCAACTTAACGGTAGATACGCAGGTAAATTCCTAGCCGAACAAATTACAGACGAAGTAGTGTGCTCTTTAAACTTAGAAAACAATGCTACCTAACGACTATTCCAAATGTACTAATAAAGAATGCCCGAGCTCCAAAAGCTGCGATCGGTACCTATCATACCTAGCTAATAAAGAGCCGTATATCTTAGTAAGTGATTTTAAACCTAGCGGAGATAAGTGCGAATCTTATATTCAGGTTAAGAATTAAAAATGACAAGTTATTATTTTAAGTCTCCAATTCCAATCGACCGTCAGTGCAAAGCTTGCAACTTATCGACTAACTTTTCAGTGTCAGGGAACGGACCTCAAGATCTAACAGCTGTCAAACTAATTGTAGTTAGTGATTATCCAGGCGCCTACGAAACTGAATTTGATTTTCCGCAAGTGCCTAACGATTGGGCATTTTCTCAACGCAAGCGCAGCGCCAAGTTTACAAAGCCAAATTCTGGCAGGTTTATTCGCGACATCTTAAGCCAAGAGTATGGCCTCGACGATCGCGAACAGATTTGGTTTACAAATGCTCTGAAGTGCGACCCTAGCCACAATGGGCGCAAAGCCGCTATTAACGGCAAGCATCTTCAAACTTGCACTCGTAATTGGCTGCAAGTTGAGTTTGACTTACTAAACCAAGCAGCGCCTAAAGCCGCTCTTTTAATTGCCGGCGCCCGCGCTCTAGAAGCTTTGCGGTTGTTATATCCAGATATTCCAGGAACGACAGTGTCCTCTTTATTAAGGTCGTCTTTCTTTTGCGGCTCACACGCTGCGGTCTGCACCTACAATCCAGCGTCTTACGCTCGGAGTATTAGTTATATAGAATCTAACGTAGTTATCGATTACAGAACTAAACTCAAAACTATCGTCGATAGAGTTCCTTTAAATAAATACTGTTACACGCCAGTTGAAGTATTTAAAGAGGATCTTAAACCTTTAAAACAATTTCTTTTGAGTTAGCTCGATTTGAGTTAACATGTACATACCAGCTTATTATAGTTTATACGTACTATGGCAGTTACTAACTTTCCTTATCTAAATAGGCCTAGAACGTTACAACAAGTATGCTTCCAAGACGTTGCTATAGCAACTATCAAAAGCTGGCTTGCGAAGGACAGCATTCCTAGTTCTGTTTGCTTTTTTGGTAGCACTGGTTCTGGCAAGACTGTAAGTGCGAAACTAATGGTTCAAGCTACTCATTGCCTGAACAGAGAGCCAGGAGGTACTGATGCTTGTGGCAACTGTGCGATTTGTAACAGCGATCCGCAGTATGAGTCTGGATATGGTAATGTTGTTTGGGTTTCCGCTCAAAATAGCAAGGACGGAGATAATAAGGAAATTACTTATCAAGCTGCAGTAATAGATGCACTTCACGCTGCGGACAGGGGACCTTCTTACACTGGTAGACCTCACGCCGATATTTTGTTTATTGTTTTCGAGGAAGCTCACCTACTTCCAAAGCACTTATTTCAAAGATGCTTGGCTCGAAGTGATGCGTTCGATCCGTTACGAGACAGAGTAGTCTTAGTATTTATCTCTATGGCGATCGAGCAGCTAGACGCGCAAGCTCGTCAAGCAGTATCTCAGCGCGGAGCGGTGCTAAACTTACAAACTCCCACCCAAACGCAGCTAAGTTCGTACTTATACTCTAAGTTTCAAGTCTCGCCACAAGTATGTGAGGTCCTAGCTAAGTATGCAAACGGCAGCGTGCGCGGAGCTTTAGCAGCTTACAAAGATTGTCTAGACTTTATTCAGCCAGTGACTTTAGAGTCCGTATCTCTAAAGCTATCTCTAGACGATATCGAAAGTTCCTTTAAGATTTGGAACTTGATACTTAGCAAACCCATTTCAGCAGAATTTAAAAAAGCAGTAGATTCTTTGATTGCAAATAAGTCAGTAGAACACATTAATGAAAAGCTGCAAGAAGATCTAGACAAGCACTGGGAGTTATTAGGAGAAGATTTATGGTGGAGTGCGACGCTACTTTTAAGCCAAGTTGCTAATAATCCTAGTAGGCTATCGTTTACTTACACGCTTCTCAATCTCAAACAGTTAAACTGGCCGCTTACATTCGCTCAGGCAATTGCTAATGACTGCAAACCCTCTTTTGTCACAAGATTATTACAAGAACCCTGGACGGATTTATATTACGGACGCTAACGCTCAACAGTTAGTGTGGTCTGCTAGAGCCGCAGGGATTCAAAATGTTTACAGTTATACGGACACTATCGATAAGTTTCTTAGTGCCGTAGTCACCGATTACGATCGACCGACTCAAACTATTTGCGATTGTCTAGAGCTATCTTTAAGTAATGGGTTCTACGCAGAAGCCGGAGCTAATAATATAGTCTTTGCTATCAATAACTCTAAACTATCAAACCTAGCTCAAAACACAAGCATTTGGAATTTAAATATTGGCTCTAAAATATTAGCTAAAGACTTCAAAGAGTTTCAGAATATTAATATAGCTGAAGGATTGGAGCGCCTTCCTTCAACTGCTTATTATAGTTCGAATTCAACAAGCCTAGTAATGGATAAAGACCAGGGTTATTCAAGCTATTTAGAATGCCTACTAGATTTAAAAGGTATACAGAGATGGACACATCTTAACCAAGCTCAAGCAATGTATCTATTTGCTGGCAAACAAAACTTCCAGCTTTACATAGGGGATCCTAAACGCGGTAAATGTCGGGGACTAGCTGCTTTTATGCAGCCATTTTCAGCTGCATTTGCCAAGTCTTTAAATCCCTTGTACCTTAGAAGTTTTGGCAGGTGGTTGCAATCCTCTACTATGAGATCGACATCTCAAAGAAGGCTAGGCGTAAGCCGGTATGCAACCTGGTACTACTGCGAATTTGACCTGCTAGCGTTCAAACGTTGGCGAGAATTATTATCCATTTATCATCTCAATTAACTATGTCTTTTCTAACTAAAGTCATCCAAACTGAAAAGTCTTTTTACACCCAACAAGCTGCTGAAGCCGATACTGGGTTCGGTATCTGTCCTCGTTACTACGATCATTATCGTAGTGACTTAAGTGCTGGTTACGTTACTATCAACAAACCTGTAAAAGGCGGTCAACCTGAAGAACCATTTACTCCAGACGATGTATTTGGGTTAACTGACGTCAACGGCGAAACTATTCTGCATCAATTTCTGGCGCTCGAAGGAATGCCGATCGGTTACTTTATCGGAGCTCAGCTAAGCAATTACAAACAAGAACTTCCTAACGAGCGCAAAGCAGGAGGGCACTGTCAGACTAGTAAGGCGGTTTTGCACTTGGGAAACGGCGAATCGAAAACCGTATTGGGGCGATTTCCGCTCCAATCTAGTACTGGTATTACCTACAATTTTCGGAAATACAACGAAGACAAAGATGCACCAGGTGTTTATGCCGGTAAAAACTTTGACACGTACGGTACTGCAAGCCCAGAGTTCGCTGAGAAAACCGGCCGCCCTTTACAATTAAAGTGCAGCGAATGTCTTGCTAACAATCAAGACAGATACGGCGAACAAAGCTGTAAAACAAGCGGTGAATTTGCCTTTTTTATCTACAAAGTTGCCTTTAAAGGTCGCGAGGGCAAGCTTCAATGGGTAACTGTTAAAGATTTAGGAATCAAGTCTTTAGGCGACGGTTTCGTCTTGGTTAATAAAGTTGCTTATCCAGACCTTTATTCCAAACCGCTTGTAGATTTAGTAGCAAAGATTAATTCTCACGTCCCTAGCAGTGCCGTTAATGCAAACAAATACGTTACAAACTTGTATCAAAAGCAAGAACCTAATTCGACTTTATTGATTGAATTTGAAAATACACCATTTCAAACTCTTGCTTACCCCACTCAAATGTTTGTAGCCAAACTTACCGACAACGTTGGCAAAACCAGTCATTGCTTTTTGTATTCGACTTCACCATTAGAGCAGAATCTAGACTTAGGTGCGCGCCATGCAATGTTAGATAAGGCCTTAACAGCCTACTCTGACGAACGTTCTAAAACAGATAAAGCTTTAGAGGTTTATTCAGAGCCTTCTCAACCGACAACACAACTGGCGGCTGCGATCGAACTGACTTCAGAACCTAGTAGCGTCTCTGCTGACGTTAAAGATCTAGCAGCACGAGCCGCAGCCGGAAAACTGTTCGGAAATATCAGCTAACAATTTTAACGATGTCCACTCTTGAATTTGATGGAGCCTTAGCGCGTTTTACGGATCTCGATCCGGAAATGCGCTCTCGGATTGAAGCCGAGCTTACGTTTACAAATAGAGCCTTAGCCTACGAGGCTAAATCTTTACATCGAAATATCGAAAGCCGTTTCTGTCTTTTTGCAGAAGACTGTTTCCCAACAGGATTGCTGCAAAGGGTAGTAACTAAATTTTCCTCTATGGGTTTAAAGATTAACGGACGCAACTTACATCCTATAGTCAATCCTAGTGTCGTAGAATTACCAGAGTACTTGCGCGACTACCAAGTTACTGCGATTAGCAAAATGATAGAAAACCTACGCGGCTTGGTAGAGATGCCAACCGCGTCTGGTAAAACTTTAACGGCGATCTGGTACCTAAAACACTTTCCTAACGCCCGGATTTTGTTTACCGTCCCGTCAGTAGATTTGCTAGAGCAAACTTACTGTACTTTTAGTGAAGCTTTTAACGAGCCGATCGGTAGGTTAGGCAACGGGCATGGTGATTGGCAACGAATTACTATCGGCGTAATCAACTCTCTAGTAGCACTAGCTACTAGCAGAGAACCTAAGCTACAAGGAGTACAGATTTGCATTCACGACGAAGCTCATTCAGCAGGGTCTAATTCTTATCTGACACTAGCAATCACTTTAACAACTCAGAGTCGAGTCATGGGTTTATCGGCAACGCCAGAGCGCAATGATGGCGCCGATCTGATTGTAGAAGGCGTGTGCGGACCGACTATTTATAAGGTCTCTCCCCAACAAGTAGCAAAGTGCGGCGGTATTATTCTGCCCGATTATTACCAAATCGAACTGCCCGATCGTTACAAAGTAGAACGTCGCAACCCCCCGCTTATTCCTAAAGCTCCAAGTCATCTAGAGATTCTCAAGCTTTACAAATACGCTATTACTACTAATGCCGCCAGAACCAAGACGATCGTAGATTTAGTTTTAGAACTACAAAAGCTTACGAGCCGCCAAGGAAATATCTTGATTCTGTTCGACTATAGAGATCATGGCGAAGCAATTCAACTAGAGCTAGAACGCCGAGGAGTAACAGCTCCTTTAGTAGATGGCAAGACTAAAAAGAAACAGCGCACGCAAATAATCGACGCTTTTACTACTGGCGAAACAGAGGTTTTGATTGGTAGTTCGATCTTAAAACAAGGAGTCGATTTTCCAGAACTAGAGTTTTTAATTTTAGCTGGGTCTCGTTCTGCCGAAGGTCTTACTTGGCAACAGGTCGGCCGTGCCCTTAGAGCTAATGCGTCCTATCAAAAAGCCAGGTCTGTAATTATCGACTTTAGAGACGGCGATTATTTCTTTCGGCGGCGAGCAGAGCGAAGATTTGAAGCGAATCAGCTTAAATATGGATACACTTGCTGTAAGATCCTACCTTCTGTAACCAAACTTATCGAACTCTTATAACGGTTGTAAATTAATGGGAAATTTACTTTTACTATTGACCGTACTTGAAGTAGCAGACCTAATAGATGCTTTGGGCGTGACAAAAAGTTCTAGTAAAGCTAAGATTAGCGAACTGTTTGCCAACCTCGATGCGCCAGATAGTTCTTCAAAGATCGCTGATTATGTAGCGGAGTTGCTACCAATTCTAAATACTTTTAGCAAAGAAGCTTTAAAAGATGCTGCCAGATCTTCCAGAACTACTTAAAGCTAACGGGGAGTCGCACAAACGACTGCACTGTCCTAAGTGCGACCCCGGCAAGCAGCATGGGGCGAGTCTCAAAATTTACAGAAGAGCGTTTAAATGCTTTCGCTGTAACATTAGCGGTGGAATCTTAGACTGCTTAGAGCTGCTAGGGTTAAAAGCTCCTCAACAAAGCTTCCCATCTTTTGATATGTTGCCCCTTTGGCGCGCGTATCAACAACACGACTCGTTAGCCAAGGAATGGAGTGTCTCGCGGGGCTACCCGACAGAGCTAGATGTAGATTGGGGTTATGCGCCAGAGGGGAACACCCTACGCTCCGCTGGTATCGATCGAAAAACTATCGAACTAGCCGGCCTGGCTTCTGAAAAAGGCGAGTTATTTAGCAATAGAGTAGTATTTCCAGTCAAAAACTTTAGAGGCAAGATAGTTGGTTTTCAAGCTAGAGCTGTAGAAGATAGTCCAGTCAAATGGCTGGCATCAAAACCAAACATTTACGGTTCGATCGATAAGTATTTCTACTTTCCTCAACAAGTAAATCTTAAATCTACAGAACCGTTATTTTTATGCGAGGGCGTTACAGACGCTTTAGCCCTTAAAGTTTTAGGGATTGAAGTTCTAGGCAGTTTTGGAATTCAACGTTTGCCTTTAGACCTACTACTACAACTAGAACGGCCTTTAGTCGCAGTCTACGATTGTGATTATCAAGATTTCAGTTGCGGCGAACGGACTAAAAGTTGGCAGTACGTACTACCTCAACTAGCTTGGTTACAACGCCAACGACCGGATCTAAAAATTTCTTGTTGGAAACTACCAACAATTTCAGGGGCTACCGACTGCTTTGACGTTTGCAAATACTATAATTGGCACGCAGAAAGTCTTTACGCCCATTACCAACGCGGACTAAGATCTATTCCCACCTTAGCTGTTGAAACCATTCACGATTTGCAAACATTACTAGAGGCCATTGCTGGCTTGACTATTACAGAGCTTGAAAGCCAAGCTATCGAAGCTAAAGTTCTAACGCATGGAGGTTGGCTAAAAACTCTTTCTGATTATTTTTTGTAAGATGGACTGTATTTATATTGGTAGCTTCGGAATAGATAAAGCTCTAGTCGGAATTTGGCTGGCAGGATTGTTAGTAAGAAATGAAAAGTTAATAGCGCGTAAACTAATTCATATAAATCAAATCGAATTAGACTTTACCCGCCATTTACCAAGCTTACTTAGTAGCCGTAGTGCTTATCTTAGTTCTTATTTACAGCTTTACGCCGGCAATATCGATCTCGTTTACCTAGACCGCCCAAACATACTCGGGCGCTTGGGTACGCCAGCTAAAGTATCTAACGATCGCTGGATGACTAAAGCTATTGCTTTAGCCAAAAGTGCGTATAGTTTAGAGCTACAGCATCTTATGGCTAGCAGACCTGAATACCCTCTAGCAAAACTCAATCATCCTTATCCTTTCTTGCCACAAACTATTTTCGATCTCGGCCCGATTTTAGGGATGCGGAGATCTTATCTACGCCGCTTGCCACACACTTGGCTGTGGTTGTTGCAAGAAGCTGACTACAGCACGATCGAATCTAACTGGCATCTTTATCCACCTCGTTGGTGGCGTCAGATGTTTGCAGTACCGTGGTGGCACTGGTATTCAAAACATGAATTTTCCACTATGTCTATTCTGTTAACTAAGTACGGTAAACGCCAATGCGGGGACGATTGGCTAAAGAAAGCTTACAAAATTACTGCTAAAGGGGAGCTGCTAGATGGATAAGACACAGGAGATAGATCGTTATCTACAAACCTTACCCTTTAACAATCCAATTGCAAAGATTTTATACCTCGATCGTTTGTTAACTCATGCAGTGATTCGCGCCGATACATCGTTAGAGATCCGCTATTACTTTCAAGTAATAGCTTACTTAGATAGATTGTACGCCAATCAAAATCTTAATTTACCGTCAGAACTTCAACAGCAAGTTTCTACATACGGACTACTACAAGTACCTAACCTTGCAGTAAACGACAACAACTTTTACGAATTACACTATTTACTCAACCGCTATTTACAACATGTCAGACCGCAAGTCCACGAATACGTCAGTTCGCAAATCCAGTAATCGCAAACCAAAACTCCCTTTTTTACGCCGAGTTCATAAATTTGAAGTAATGTTACCAGATGCTAAAACCATCGTAACTCGCAAAGGCTACAAATACGTACATGAAATTTCTAAAGAGGACGGCATTTACCTAGAGCTAATAAAGATTAAAGGTGATGTCTTTTTAATGGGCTCGCCGGACGATGACGAAACAGGAGATTCATCAGAACGGCCAGCTCATCTAGTTTCTATACCTGACTTTTTTATTAGCATTCATCCTATCAAAAACGATTTATGGGATTGGGTAGCTAAAAATCTACCAAAAATTGAGTACGAGCTTAATGTTTCTAAACAAGAAGCCGATCCTAAAGCTGAAGCTAGTCACTTTTCATGGCTAGAAGCAGACGAATTTAGTAAGAGACTAGCTAAACATGTGGATCTAGACTATAGCCTGCCCAGCGAAGCTTTTTGGGAGTACGCAGTTAGAGCTGGAAGAACTTTAGCCGAGACTCGGAACATGCCCGCGCACGAGGACATTTCTAACGAGTGGGGTCTAGGCTCCGTGCAAACAAGCCACTGGGAATGGATGGCTGACGACTGGCACGAGAACTACATCGACGCTCCTAATACTCACTCTCCTTGGGTTGATTGAGCAGTTAACCGCGCGACAACTACGCGCGGTTAAGTGTTTTAGTAGTCTGTAGTAAAACTCTTTTTATATATGTCAACGCATTTAGAACGTAAATTCGCAGACTTGTGGGTGCATATCTATCCCCAAATCGACTTACACTCAGAGTACAAATTTCTTGCCAATCGTCGCTTTAAGTTTGACTTCGCTCACTTAGAAACTAAAATTGCTATTGAAGTTCAAGGTGGGATTTGGATGGCAAGATCCGGCCATTCTGGCGGCACTGGCGTTCAAAAAGACTACGAAAAGCAAAACCTAGCGTCTGCAAATGGTTGGCGGATCTTCTTGCTTTCAGATAAAGATATCAACGACGAAAACGTTAAACTGATCGGCACTACTATTCTCGAATCCCCTATCGTATAATTATTTTGCAACCAATTACTTCAGTCTCTTTCAGTCGTTTTGAAGATTATCTTAAATGCCCCCGACTGTTCTATCATAAGTACGTACTAAAAGACCCAGCAATAACTGCCTCTGCCAAGCAGGAGCCTCTCCTTCAAGGCTCTCTTGCCCACTTACTGATCGAACGCAGACTAGAGATTCAAAGAGATTTAGACCAGGCAGAAACCTTAAATGTCTTGTCTACTTGGCTGAAAGATGATTGTAAATTGGCTGTTTCTGAAAGCTACTCAGAGATGGATTTGGGCGTAGGTATCGACCTGCAATCTTTGTACGACTGCGCTAGTCAAATTTCTAGTCTATTAGATAGATGTGCTAGCTGGTATTCTTATGAAGACACGATTAGATCTAAGAGTGGCGATCTATTAGCAGACCCCTTAAACTATCCGTCTATCAGTTTTCGGATGGAGCTAGACAAACTTAAGATCGACTCGTTGCGTTCGTGTATAGATGTTACTGCTGGGCGCCTAGATCCTGACTTTACTAGCGATGTTAAACTGACTAGCGCTGCCGCTAGAGGTTTACATTTTGGCTTGAATTTTACTCCAGCATCGAACGCTAACACTGTAGCTATCGAGTACGATCTTAGTGTAGAACGAATTGAAGCAGCTCCTGACGTTATCTGGCGCGGGTTTATCGATTGGATTTACACGGACGAGGATGGTTTGCATCTAATCGATCATAAAACTTCTAAAGCTTTACCGACTGAAGCCTTAGTAATGCACCACGAGCAACTCAACATCTACGCTTATCTTTACTATTTAACTACTGGCGTGTGGGCGGACACTATCGGCATTAATAGTTTGCCCACACAACAAATAATTTCTGTATCTTTAGACCGCAATTTATCAAAAGAGATATATGATTATTATTGCGGACTAGCAATAGAAATCTGCCAACCTAACAGACAATGGCATCGGCAGCCGCCTACTAATATTTATCACAGTAATTGCGCGCGTAAGTTTGGTAAAGATGTCAGAGTTTGTAAGCTAGTCCCAACCTGCTGGCCTCACTTCGATCCACTTTCCCTCAATCTCTGAATTTTAAATCATGGCAGCACCTTTACAATTGGTGTTCGATCATATCGCCTTGCACTTTAATACAAGCGAACCCGAAACTCGTCGAATTATTAAAGAGTTGGGATGCGCTATTGTCGGAGCGTTACAGCAATACGGCGAGATCGAACTTCCAAGAATCGGTAAATTAGTACTTTCAGAAGAAGGACTTAACTTTGAAGCTTCTAAGATTTATAACAGCTTGCTTTCTGCACCCAAAGTTCCAGTGCCGCCAAAACGAGATGTTAGAATTCACATCGACAATCATCGAGATGTAATCCGGCAGTCTTTGTTTACTTACTTACAGTTAGACTTTCCGTTGGAGCAGCCGTGGCAACACCCGAACGGCAGAAAGTTTAGCTACCAAGAAGTACGCGCACAACTTACCAAACTTCGAAGACTTGATGATTTAGACTATCATGTGTTTTACGCTCGCGTCCTCCAAGCGCGCAGGTTAGATCGAACATCGTACGTATTTAACTCGTCAGAGAGCGCTCTCAAACGCAGATGCGACCTACAGCTTAGTGCCATTCTTACGTTATTGCTGCACCCAGACTTAGAAACAGATACGATTCAAAAGTTTTACAGGATCGATAACTGATGGCACGAGAGATTACAATATACGAACAATTAGATTCTGTTGCCACAGCGCTTACTTCTCTGCAAGCAACGCTTTCTAAAGATGCCGCCCAAGAATTAGAAATTTCAATTGCTAAACTTAAAGGCGCCCTCGTGCTATTCGATAGCTCTGCACTTTTACCCGCAGTCGCTGGAGAACTAGACATTTATGCGGCCAGAGGATCGGTTGAAAAGCTAGGCTTGAGTAAAGAAGTACTAGCTTTAGCTAGTAATAAATTAGGAGCTACGGAAATTTCTCAACGTTTTAAAGAACGCGGAATTAGCATTAACGCTTCTACAATTAGAGCTTTCATCGAAAAGTATCAAAGCTCTAGCTATGGAGAACGGGTAAAAGTTAGAACTACTTCCGTATTCGATACATCTACGCAATTAGAAAAGCTACTGGCTCAGATTAACTCGCAGTTAGGAAGGCTGCAATATTCTACAGATCCCAAGCAGCAAGAAAATCATAGCAAGTATATCTCCGAACTAAGACAAACGATCAAACTAGCTGCAGATTTACAAATTAAGCTAGGAGAATTATTCGAGCGCCGCCGATTTCAAGAGGCAGTCAAACAAGTAATTTTAAGCGTTTGCACGCCAGACCAACAGCAAGAAGTTTTACGATTGCTCAAGGACTTTGGAGATCCAACTGCAGTAGCAGTTAAAGCCCTGAGTGCCTTTGATAGTAGAGAATTCACTGAATAGTGTAGCAAAATCTAATGGTCAGTCTTTTTCAAGGGCGCGATAATCTCACGCCCTATTGTTATCCGCAGGCGATGGAATATTACGAGAAACAAACAGCCGCCCGCTGGGAGTTATCGGACATTAATTTTGATAAGGACGTCGTCCAATGGCAGTCTATCGATCCTACAGTTAAAGACGTCATCAGCGGCGTTCTGCGTGGGTTCGTACAGACAGAACACGTTGTTGGAGAATACTGGTCTGGCAACATTCCAAGGTGGTTTCCGCATCCGGAGATCTGTTTGATGGCGCGGCGACTAGGAGACATGGAAGGAGTTCACGCTCTTTCTTACAATCAACTGTCCACAGTTTTAGGACTAGATACGTATACGTCATTTAAAAAAGACTCCACGGCTTTAGCTAAGATCGAGTTTCTGCGTAATGCTAAAGAGGACACCGCAGAAGAAATAGCTATTAGCCTTGCTATCTTTTCTGGAATTACAGAAGGTGTAACTCTGTTTTCCTCGTTCGCTATCATTCAATGGCTAAAACTACAAAGCCTATTGCCTGGAGTGACTTCAGTTGTAGAGTACGGTTGTCGAGATGAGGATTTACATTCTCAAGCTGGCTGCTGGTTGTTTAAAACGTTAATGCTAGACAGTCCTCAGCTAGATACGTCTATTCTACGTTCCCAAATCCATCAAGCGGCCTTAACAGCGATCGACTTAGAGTCGGCTTTTATCGACAGCGTTCTTAATGGGCGAACCTTACCAGACCTAAATGCTGGAGACCTTAAAGAATTTATCAAGCGCCGCGCTAACTTTATGCTTGAAAGACTCGGCTCAAAAGAAAAGATCGCCTTCGATCTAGAAGCAAGCGACCGAATTGCTACTTGGTTCGATTTAGTTAACATCGTATCTCCAATTACAGATACGTTCGCGCGTACGCCGACTACCTACACCAAAGGTCGGTTTAACCCCAATGTAGATTCCTTCCAATTTTAAATTATGTTCTTTCACCAAACAGACTCAGAACTACAAGCCTTAAAAGAACGTACCGAGGCTCCTATTTGGATGACACCTATAGGTTATCGAACCTTACTCGGCTCTGCTGCAGAGCGCGGCTATCTTTTAGATGGCGAGACACCTAAAGCTTTATACCTCAGACTTGCTAAAGCTGCTGCCAAATATCTAGAGCGGGCTGATTTAGAAGCTGAGTTTTTTAATATTTTATGGCAGGGTTGGCTCGGTCCTTCGTCCCCAGTGCTTTCCAATTTCGGGGCGGAGCGCGGATTACCTATCTCTTGTTATTCAGCGTTTTGTAAGGATGATATGCCTTCGATATTGTCTCACGTTAACGAGCAAGCACACCTAACTTGGCGCGGCGGCGGAGTCGCTTCCCACTTGTCAGACCTTAGAGGAATAGGAGCCCAAATTAAATCAGGCGGCGTTTCCAACGGCATCCTTTTACCTTTATCTATGCTTAACTCTAGCATCAGTTCGATTTCTCAGAACTCGATGCGGCGCGGTTCGATCGCTACTTATTTGAAAGTAGATCATCCAGACATTAAAACTTTTCTGCATATGCGAGAACCGGAAATCTCAGCAGAACGTAGATTTAATAAGGTCCATCACGCTGTTGTAATTACAGAGGAGTGGGCACATAAGTTACAAGCTCGCGACGCACAAGCTTTAGAAACCTGGCAGGAGATCTTGAAGCTCCGAGTTGAAACCGGCGAACCTTACCTGTTGTTTGAAGACGCAGCTAACCGCGACAACCCTCCTAGTTATAAAAGATTGGGATTACAAGTAAACGGCAGTAATCTTTGTAGTGAAGTAATGCTGGCTACAAGCGAACTATACACTCTTGTTTGCTGTCTGTCTAGTCTCAACCTTGCTTTATACGATGACTGGAAAGATACTAATACTGTAGAATTAGCTGTCTACTTTCTCGATGCTGTAATGAGTGAGTTTATCGAACGCGCCGAAGGCATGGTGGGCTTAGAAAAGGCGTTAGCATTTGCTAAGAATTCGCGAGCTTTAGGTCTAGGCGTAATGGGCTTCGACAGCTATCTCAAATCCAAGATGATTCCGTTTGATAGTGAGGAAGCTTTTAACTTAAACAAGGAAATCTTCTCAGGTATCTCTGCAAAAGCTACGAAAGCTAGTATCGATCTCGGTAGAGTTTATGGAGTTCCAGACTGGTGCGAAGAAGTACAACGGCGTAACACTCATCTACTAGCCGTAGCTCCGACGTTAACTAATGCTGCTGTCTGTGGCGAGGTATCGAGGTCTATCGAACCGTATGAAAGTTATGCTGGTTTTGTAGACGGAGCAAAAGGCAACTTTCGTTATTACAATAAATACTTAGAAACCGTTCTAGAGTCACATGGATTAAACAACGATTTGATTTGGAGATCTATTGCTGCTCATAATGGTAGCGTTCAGCACCTAGACTTTCTTACAGAACGCGAACGCAAAGTGTTTCGCACCGCCCGCGAGTTAGATCAGTCAGTTTTAGTCCGGTTAGCTGCCGAACGTGGTGAATATATAGATCAAGGGCAAAGCCTAAATCTATTCTACAATCACGAGCCAGACCCAGCTAAAGTACATGCAGATCACTGGTTAGCTTATAAGCTAGGTTTGAAGTCACTGTACTACTGTAAGACTGCAAATGCATTGAAGCCACAAGCTAATGTTGATTACAGTACTAGTGAGTGTAAAGTCTGTCAGTAACTTAATAGAAAGCTGGGTATATCTAAATACCCAGCTTTCTATTAACAATAAAATCTAAATTAAAATTTTATGGTTTGCTTAAGTGCTCTTTTAATAGGTGTAAGTGTAGGTTTAACTTTAGCTTTAGTCCTTATAGCCCTGAGATAGTTTTTAAAGGTTTGTGATATGTTCTCATCAGTAGAAGAAAGAGTTCAACAATTAGAGCAAAGACTAAAACGTTTAGAACGCAGGCTAGAAGCTGCAGATGTGAATCTGGAATGGGTGTCCCCTGCTAAGGTTGCTAAGCTAAGCGGGGGAGTTTGGAGCGCCTACAAAGTTAGAGAAATTATAAATAAAGATTTAAACGGTGAGTACTCACCCTTGATAGAAAACGTTCACTATAAAATAGTTAACAGCCGGTATTACATTAACTACTTTGAATGGGAACGGATTGATTGGATTCGAGAATCGCAGCTCTAATTTCCCTTACTCTGTCTAGGGATCTTGTAAACAGCCTGTAGTGTTTATGATGAACTGCCGGAGAATGTCCTAGCATATCGCATTGATAGGCAACTGGTACGTTTGCTTTACACATTTGATATACGTACTGATGGCGCAAATCGTAAGGAGTAAAGTTGCATTTAGCTCTGCGAAGTACTTGAGAAATTAATGCGGCGCGACCTTTACGAGATTTACTGTTACTTTCCGGAATTGCTGGAGTCGCCCCTAGATCGAATAGATCGAACAGTTCGGGCGGGTATGGATAAACAAATCTAGTTCTATTAGTCTTAGTTGGATTTACAATCAATGCCCGGTCTACGCTTAGCTCTGAAAAGTCGCACAACCAAACTTCATGCGGCCGCAAGCCATAAGCAGCGCACAGGGAGTAAGTAAACTTCCATCTTACCGGTATTCGATCTTTGCACTCAATGATTTGCGTTAGGTCTGGGATTTCGCTAAGTTTAATCGGAGCATCGCGTTCGTCTACTCTAAGTCTTTTTAAATCTTTAGCGTCGATCTGAGCTAGGTTTAGTAGCCGCCCGCACGCCATCACCATCCGGTTGCGTTGTTTCGGGGAACTACCTTCGATTACAGGATGGTTATTTAAGATCGTACGTTCGCAGATTTCTAAGGTTAGAGGTTTATCTGCTGGGAGTTCTGTCAAAATATAACCGTAATCTTTTAGCCAGTTAAGTCTATTGTCTTCATTTTCGATTCTAGTTTCAAAGTAACGCAGCCGTAACTTTTCAATCCAATCCTTTGTTAGTACTGGAACGGTAGGCTCAAAATCACTAACTGGTGATTCTGGCCAAACAAACTTTCCAAACTCTAAATCGTTGGAAAGTTTTAACGCTAGCTGCTTTGCGTCTACTAAGTTGTGTAGACGAGCTGAAATACTTAATGAAACTTTACGTTGCTTAGATTTAGTCTCTCCAGGTTTAGGCGGAAACGTTCCTCTAGCCCAAAGGCTGTCTCTAAGCCGCTCTAGTTTAATTTTGGAGCCTCTGGCGGTCAGTTCGTGATTGATCTTGATCAGCTCTTTATCGATCCTCTTATAATCCACGTTAATTAAGCCGTTAATTAAATCTGCTTTACGATTTTCACATTTTTTGTAAAATACGTGAAGCGTGCAAAAGTAGATTTCTCGAACTGCTAAATGCAACCTAACGCAATTCTAAGATCTAACTATAATCGTGATGCCGGGACGGAGACTCGAACTCCGGACACGAGGATTTTCAGTCCGACGCTTCATTTCTGAGAACCCTTGCAGTTAAACCGTTGCAGGCACGAAAGCTTTTACGTTAAATAAAATGTTAAATAATCAAATCCTTTTCGACGACGTAAACAAAAGTCTAGTAATCCACAGTCTTAGAAGTTTTATAGAGGGTGAATCCTTCGAACTAGAGTACGAATTTTCTACAGATACTCTAAATACTAGCCCCGAGCTACCAGCGTTCAGACATAACAGTCTTAAATCATGGCTGCTGGCTAACTTTAAGACTTTAGAACCATCCACTAAGATTCTCAAGTTTGAAGTAGATGGATGGAAAATCGTCTCTAATACAGGCGGGCTTTTACTAGAACCAACCTTAGGCGGAATATGCGCGACACTCTCCGAGTTAGATGCAAACAGCGACGTTGAATGTTATCTAGATGAACTTAACGAAGAGCGCCAATGGCTAAACGACAAAACGTCATTTCCAAAAGATTACGACTTTCAGATAAAGCACGAATTTAAAATTCGACACATCTTAACTTATTTGACGCGCTTAGTGCGCCCTAGAAATACCGTAGCTCATCACGGATGTGTAGTTTGGATGTCGTTAGGTTACGAATGTCTGGAGTTTTTGGACAGTAGAAGCAAACACTTGAGCTTGCACGCACAGGACTTTGCGTCAGTTCTTACCAGCGATAGAGATTTTGTAAATTATAACAACTTAGCTTTAACGCCTATAGGAACGTTTTTGTATGATGGCTACATGTATGTGTTTACAGACTTTGCAATCGTCGCCCGCAAAAACTTCAAAACTGCGAGTAAAACAGATCTAGAAAAACTCGCTTTTGAAGTAGACGCTATAGATTGTTGGGTTTATCACCCAAGCTTGTTACAGTCGGAACGTTATGTTATCGACGATCTACTAACCTTAGCTCTATCTAAAACTCATTTTTCTGGCAATGAAGTAGAATTTCGAGCTGCGAGCTGGCTGGCACGATACAGAAATAGAGGTTTGCTGTGTTCCTTTAAAGCTTTTACGACTTTTAGTCTAAAGCGCATCTCAACCAAAGTAAAAGCACCCAGTTGGCAACAGAGACCGCAGTTTTACTTTCGCGATGTTTTAGCAGCAGCGTATGATTCCTACTTTAACCTTACAGAAATGACAGCTATCTGGGCAGAAATTAACTTCTTTAACAGTCAGCTTAAAAACAAGGATCTAAACGAATACTCTCTATACGAGTAAGAAAATTCTCATCCGTAAATTGATAGCAAAACTACTTAGGAGAAGTTAATTGGAATTATTAAGACAACTGTTTGTAGGTTCTTTAAAAGAGCTAGCTTTACCGCATGTAGTTACTTGCAGAAATGGGATAGTTAAATTCACGTATTTAAGTAAGTTACCGAAGTTTCAAATTGAAGCTTTAGAAAGCTACTTAAAAGGGTTTGGATTGTGTTTAGATACTTTCGATTTAGAAGGTATTAACTTAAAAGAAATCTCTCCTTATTGCTTAGGAGCGGTATGTGATGAAATAAAAAGTATTGTCAATATTTCTGAATATAGCAACGAATGTTTCTTATTTTACGAAGCTACTTATTGGGATAAGTTCGAACCAAATGAAACTTCACAGCTTCAATATCTATTAAACGTCTTGCATAGACTAGCGTTGTCTAAGTCCACCGCAATAATTGGAAGTTTAAAGTTAGATCTAGAAGCCAAAGTATTTAAGTGTGTGCGCTATGGCTATGCAACAACTTTAGCAATTTACGGCTTTGAGTTTGTAGATGATGGCTTTTCACATGATTTTCTAAACGATCTTTTAGAAGTAGAAGGGGCAATTCATTTAGTTGATAACGTTTACTTCTACAGCAAATTAGGAATATTGGCAGCTTTTAATCAAAGCACTACAGGCTTTTGCGTTAGAACTAACTTAACTAAATCTTTTGCAGATTTTGTCGTCGATAACGGCATATCTTTTCTAAATGTTATTACTAAAGGTAAAAAGATTGGGCAACCTGTAGACGAAGTTGAGGCTTATCTTTATTTCAAGCAAACAGTACGAAAAGTCTGTTGGATTACACAAACAAATCTTGAAGTAGAGCCGGTTCAGGAACGTTCCTTTATCGATAAAAACTTAAAAAGTTTTGAGTTTACTAACTATCTTTCTAGTTGCGACGATCCGATTTCTTTATTAAGCTTAGCTGCTGAAATTAAAGACTTTAATGAAAATTCAAGGGTTTTTAGACAACTTAATTACAAAGAGTAAATTTATTGCTGCAACGAGAAGTACAGCTAAATACTTGTTGTAAGCCAGAGTGCAGCTTTTCAACTGTCGATCGACAATTATTACTATTTCAAAAGGAAAATTATGCAGTTATTAGACCGAGCTTGCTTTGTCCGTGAAGGAGCCAGACCTATTTGGGATGACTTGGCAACTGTAGTGGATGCGAATATTACCGATCCAATTGAAGCTTTAGCCTTAGCGGGAGCAGCGTGGGAAGTATACAAAACACCATTACATTCTTGGATTACAGATCCGTTGACAGGAATTCTTAGTGAGTTTACAGACACGCGCAAGTACGCAATTCACCGCGCTGACACCAACGACTACTTAGGCGACGTCGGTGAGGGGTTTACTTTAGTTCAAAATCATGAAGCCTTTAAAGGGTTTCAACCGTACCTTGAAGAAGGTGTCGCTTATATTGAATCGGCAGGAATGTTTGCAAAAGGCCGAATAGTGTGGTTGATTTGTCGGCTTACAGATAGTGCTGAAATAATTCTTAGCGACGGCGATCGTTTAGAACAGCGCGTCTTATTAACTCTTTGTCACAATACGGATCGTTCTGCAGAAACTATCGTTTTAAATACGCTAGCTAGCGAACAGTCGATTCTTGCTTCTCTCAATCCTCTTTCGCTAAGGTTTATAAAAATTAGACAGACTAAATCTGTTAAGGACAAATTAATTAAAACGCAGAAGGAAGTGGAAAAAGCTAAAGAAGGCTTGCAGTCTGATGCAGCAGATTACGAAAAGTTAATGTCAATCGTTCTGACTCCAACTAACTTGGACTGGTTATTTTCTACTCTATTCGAACGTAAGCTTCAAGCTTTGAAAGTCAATGGCGAGCAACGCTGGACTGTAGATGAGTTGCCTGAAGTTGTTAGAATCAAAGCTCGACTTGCTTTGTATGGTAAAGTGCACCCAACTGCCTGGGATTTGTACAAGGCTATTTGTGCTTACTGTACCTTTGATACATTAGAACGTCGCAGAGTTAAGTCTAAATTTCAAAGTAAGCTAGAACTTCAAGTTCGGTCGTTATGGTTTGTTAAAGATAACGATTTACACGCCCGCGCTCTTAAGCTGCTTTTAAGCTAGGGCGATAAATAGCTTTTTTTTCAATTCAACATTACTACATTTTGACACTATGCAATTTAAAACCCTAACCTATTCCCGTACCGTAAACCTGGGTAATTTTAACTCAGGTAAATTTGAGGCGAGTGTGGAGCTTGAAGAAGGCGATAACGAAACACAAGCTGCTTTAAAACTTAAAACTTTTGTTGAAGACGCTGCTTTTGACAGATTAAAAGCCGAAGGTAACGTTCAAGCTAAAGGTACGGTGTAATCGCCGATAGTTCTATAGCTTGCCGGTTGATTAACGTTAATTAGAGCGGCATCAGGATGTATGTCTAACTTCGCAGTAGCTAATAGCTCTCCGTTGTCTATCGAAACAGAAGCTTTAATTTGAGTAGCTGAAGCTTGTCTTGGTTTATCTGCTGGTAGTGGAACTGCCGAACGTTTCTTACCTACAGAAACTACGACAGTAGCCTTGCTTTTAGAGCTAGCCTTAGAACGATTACGAACGGGTTTAAACGGTTCTCTTAACTTGCCGTTACCATTAGCAACAGCTTTATTTACCTGCTGTTGAGAGATCCGTTCGTAAGAGCGTTCCAGTACGTCTTTAAAGATTAGTTGTCTTACACCAGTGCTTGCTAGAGATTTTCTGAAAGCGTCGAGGTCTGCTTGGTTCGCAAAAGCCAAGCAGCCTTCAGTTCCTGGCTTAAGCTGACGATCTGCGTCTAGATGTATTCCTAGAGCCGTGCGCTGACTTGCAAACTGCGGAGTTATCGGTACGAAAGTTTTACCTACTGACTTACTTAAGCCAGCCGTTTCCTTACCTATATTATAAGTACCGTACTCCAACGGCATTTGCGAACCTGCTTGACTTTGGCCGCTGCCCTTAAAGACTTGGCGATCGCTTCTACCAGAATTTACAAAACCAGTAAATACAGCTCTACCAGATTTGTCATAAGTAGTTATTTGCAATTTTTCTAAACCATTCCCATCTGTTTGATTGGTTCTACTAACTACTACCTTTCCAGAGATTATTGGCTGCATAAAACTAGGGATGTTACTACCAGCACCTACAGGCAGCTTGGCTACTGGTTTAACTAACTCAGAAGGTACAGAAGTATTCACAGATCTGGATTCGTTAGAACCTAAACCTTTGAGAAGTCCAGGTAATATTCTGGCGTCTATCTCAGCGTTCATTGCTTGCTTAGCTGCTGAAATCTTAGCAGAGTCTCCAGTAGCTAACGCTTGCTGATACTTCATTACTAAGCTTCCAAATTTGTCTTTGTAATTCAACCTACCTATTTCTAAAAGCGGTACGTTAGCCTTATAGCTGCCAAGACCGCCAGCAAATCTCGACATACCTCCTTGGCTTTTAGGTGCTCCAAACTTAGAGCTGTTTGCGTAATAACCATAAACTTTAGCTAGGTCTCGTTCTAATTGAGTATTGCTAGGACTAGCAATCAGTCCTGGTCTGCCGTTATCCCTGTCGTCAAAATGAATTTCTAGAACTTCATTGCCTTGAGATCTAATGCTGCCTAAAGTTCGTAGATGAGTTCCTAAACCACTCTCGCTAGGCAAGCCAGAAACTAAGTTAAATCCTCGACTTCTTCCTACTTCAATCAAACGTTCGGCCACAGCTAAGTTAGCGACACCTTCTGCCGTTACTCCATTTACTTTTCTAGATCTACCGGTTCTATCTGTATAGGTAACCGTCGAACTAATACCGTTAACAGCGCCGCCTTCACCAGTACTCGCATCTGCTAAGTGGCCTGCTGAAATATAAATAGCTCTAGTACTATTAAGTAAAGTAGAGCCATTTCTTATCGAAGCAAATCCTTGGTTTCCACTAGAATTCAATCTTAAGGTTTTAGATCCTTGTACTACAGAAGCCACGGCTTTATTAGCTTCACTAATAGAAATGCCGTTATTGGGCCCAAACTTAGGCCGGTATGTAGCCTCCCCAAAGTAATAAGTCTTGTTAGGATCGGCTCCCTTAGGTATACTTACCAATCTAACTCCTACTTTATCGACGCCATTAAAACCGATCGCTCTAGCAGCAGCTTGAGTAATGTCTAACTGCCGACCGGGTACGTAAGGACCGCCATCTGTAACTGTTGCTTTAACTGTCTTACCCTTATAAATAATTTCTACTATAGACCCGTAAGGTATTTGATCCTTGACCAAGTTCTGAGCTGGTATCGCAACTGCATAATCATGACGGGTAAGTTTTCGCCCACGAGCGTCTATCTCCTTACCTTCCATACCTCCGCCACCAGGAGTGTAAGTAGATGCTGTTACTTCGGTAACAGATCCTCCGCTACCTAAAAAAGTATTTTGTAAGTTATCTACTGTAGTAGTGGCTAAAGCTTTAGCTTTTTTATACCCTGTAATAAATCTATCTTTTACTTCTCTATTAAATCTACCCCAGGCTAATTTAGAGCTGCGCCAAAATCTTCTTAGATGAGAACCTAGATTATCGACTTTAGCTTTTATACCTAGATTTGCGCGTTCGATTGTAGAGCCTGTAATATCTATAGCTGTTTCATACCATGCTCTAGAGTTCGATCGATCGGGCTTGGTCGCGTACAAATCTGCTGCTTGGGCTGGTGCTCCAAAGAGAAATTCTGTTATGCCTTTTGTAGCCCAGCCTCCAGCTTTAGATAATGTCTCGTGACTATCTGCGATCCAACCGCCTGTAGCTTCTCCTATCGTATTACCGAGCATTGAAGCGGCTATTGTAGCTCCGATATGGAACGCAGTACCTACACCTGGGGCGCCTTCTGCCGGCGCGGTAAGAACGCCTACTACAGCACCAAGGGCTAGCGAACCTAACGCTCCACCTAATAACTTATAACCTTCTTTACGCTCTTTAGAATTACGAGCGCTAAATATTTGATGCGTACCGTAAGCTATCTCGCCGACTCGAAGGACTGTTAAAATCTTACCTGCGACTTTGCTTAGCCAAGGCCCTACTTTTTCTGCGGCTTTAAACAGAGCGTCTGTAGTTTTGCGCCAACCGTCGCCGAAAGCGCGCTGCGCTCTTTGAGCGATTGTCTTAACAAAGCTAAAATGAAATCTATCAACTAGCCGCTGCCAAGCTCCTATTGGTTTGATCTTATTAATAGCGGCGCTAAGCTTTTGTCCGCGTTTTGTTTTCCAAGCGGCTTCGTAAAGAGTACCCAAGCTATTAATCAATAAAGTCTGTTCGATAGCTGGGCGTAAAATATCTCTGCTCGCGTAGGGCAAAAGGCTAGTAATTTCCCCTTGGCGCAACTGTTCGTAGCGGTAATCTGCTTGCCGTTCTGAAACCGCACCCATTACTACGCTGCTAGTAAAGCCTGCTGTCAAGCCTCCAACGATACCAAATCTGGGTATGTAAGTAAAAGTAGTCATCAAGCCAGCCGTGCCAGAACTACCTTGATTGTAAGCAATTTGTAATAACGGACGAGATAGTTTACGAGAAGGTGAGATCGCTAAGGTTAGAGAAGCTTTGACTATCTCGCTAGTGTCTATACCAACGCTAACACCTTTAAGTAAGGAACCAAAGGCACCTTCTTTTAAAACTTGCGCTCCAATAGCTTTGCCAACTATAGTTCCCTTACTGAGTTTTGCAGCGCCGTAAATTATCCCGCCAACAAAAGCTGTAACTGCTGCAGTTTGCGGGCCTTGAGTTTGATAGATAGCAGCAATAGCAGCTAAACCAAAAACGGTTTTAAAGACTGGCATTAAAGCTTTGCCACTATTAATCAGCCAAGATGATTTGGAGGCGACTACAGTAGTACTCTGGCTAGCTATAGAAGTAGCAGCCGTAGCCGTAGTTATCTGATTTGCTGGGAGCTGATATCTGTCGAACCATCTAACAAAATTGCCGGCCTTAGAGATCGCTGCTGTCAGCCACGGTTTTGAAGTAGCTGGTCTATAATTAGCTAGTTTATTAAGACCGTAATCTTCAATGCTGGCGACAAAGCTAGTCCTAACCATGTCTAACCTGCGTATCAAGTTATGAGCTAAATTAAATCCGCGCTGAGGAAGACTAGCGATTTTTAAACCTAAAACTGTAGTTCGATCGAGTTTAAGTCTGCGCGCGATAGTTGCAGAAGCATACTTACTAGTAAGCCCGGTAACTGCGTCGATACCTTTAAACCCAGCTTTATTCCAAGCAGCATACAGTCTTTGCCATTTACTATACTGAGAAACTCTACTAATAGTTTCAGTGGCTAGTCTATTGACAACTCCAGAGATTCTTGGTGTGGTAAGTAGACCTATTAGCGGCTTGGCAAGTTTTGACAGTGCCCAACTTACAGCTTTAATCCCTTTTGTCGCTAAACCGGCACTGCCTGATACTCCCCATTTTGTAAATTTGCTATGGCTCAACCAACTCTTAGCCGCGCTAAGTCCAGCTCTAATCTTTTCTCCTGATTTAACAGCTAGCGCTGTATCGATGTAATGTTGCCGTAGCATCGATAGCGAGCCTGAAGGTAAAGTACCAATGTCTAAAGCTGCGTTTCCGTTTCTTAGACGTTGTACTTGGTAATCTGTATAAAAATTAGAAATGGTGTCGCCGAGAAAAGTGGGCATTAAAGGTAGTTCTGTAAACGGAACGCTACCTCCAAAAGCTCCGAGACTCGAATACAAAGTAATTCCTAGTTTAGTTACGGCAGACTTAGCTGTAACTCCAAGTACCCACCCGGTGACGTTTGACGTTTGATATCTAACTTTTTCCTTGGCGCGGTTTTGCAGTCCTGTCTTTACTTGACGGAGGTTAGCTCTACCATAATAACTAGCTGTAATTAGTTGTAGGCTTTCACGGTCGGAACTACTTTCAGCAATTGCTACTGGTAAAGCGATTAACGTTTGGGCGCCGCTTAATAACCTATCAGAGCTAGTAGCGCCGCTAGAAATTAATCTACCAAACTTTTCAAAATGGCTTGAGTTTACACCAGTATGCACCTGACTGACTTGGTTTGAAAGCGGTGAATACAGTTTTGTAATTGGGTCGGCGTTAGTAACTGCTGGGGTTGGGTTGCGTTCGAAACCCCTAGCTCTAGTAAGTTGGCGTTCTGTTAGATCTAAATAGTGTTCTAAGTAACGTTCTGGAGTAGCTAAATTATAATCTCCAGCTTTAATTCTTTGTTCTACATTAGCGTAAGCGCGCCGTTGAGCTTCATACTCGCGTTCGTAAATCTCGTTATAATTATTTTCGTTTAGGAACGGTTCTTGATAAAGCCGTTCTTGAGCTGAAAGTGTAGCCAATCTTCGAAGTCTTTGTTCGACTCTAGCAGATACCGGGTCTTGAAGTGGGATAGACTTAAATTGTCCGTCTTGAAACTGTTCGTTATGTGCGAATTCGTGAGCTTTCTCGTAATGAATTTGCATCAATTCCCGATCGATCCTAGCCAGCTGTTGATTTTTATAGCTGCTGTTTGGCGAAGTAATTAATTTCTGGCGTCTAGTTTGCAGATAGCCTTGCCGCTTTAACATCTTTTCGTCAAAGTTAACGCTGGCTGTCTTGTTACCGTCTGAATCGGTAATTATCTCAACGTGATTATCGTAAGTAGCCAGCCGCCGGTGAAAGGCCCATAAAGACTGAGCGGCACTCAAGCCCATAGTTAAGTAGCCAGTCACAGTCAATAAAGTTTGATAGGTAGTTTCGTTCTTATCATAGTCAGAACTACCTGCAGCTCTTGCTAACCTTCCTCCTACGTAAGAGGTTGCTAGAGCCGCTACTACGGAAGTTAATAAATTAGCCCGTGTCGCTGCCAAAGCTAACCCAGATAGAGTTCCTGCCACTGTGGCACCTTGCCGTTCGTATGTAGCTAATACCTCCATCTTAGTTTGATTGGGATTTCCAAGACTCTGCAAACTTAATGTCGAAGGTAGCAAGCTAGCTAGGTCTAACCATAAAGGTAAATGACCTGAAAACGTTTTCCAAGTCGCACTAGCAGTATTTATAAGCCTAGTATTATCTTTCGTCCAAGCTACAGGAACGTTAAAGTTAACGCGCGGGCGATTGTACTCTGGTAGAGTAGGCAGATCTTTAGTAGGAATCTTAGATAGCCCTGTCAATGCTAGTCTGCTAGCACTCCCAAGTACGAAAGCTGTTGCCTGTAAAGCTTTAATTCCAATATATGCGGCTGTAGGAGCGATGTTCCGCTCTAAATAAACCGTTGATTTAGCTAATTTAGTTTCGATGTCTGCGGTTGCTTGTGCTGTCAAATCTCTTACTGTAACTACAGTAGTTCCAGCTACTACCGAAGACACTGTTTTGACTCCGCCTAAAGTATTACCCAACCAACTACCCAGGCGGCTTATAACGTTGCTAGGTAACGAAAGCAGCGATTTAACTCTAGAAGGCGTTCTAGCCGGTATTTTAGAAATAGCAATTAAATAACCGCCAATAGCTCTTCTGCCTAGACCTTTAACGACTCTTTGAGCGGGATCGATTGCGTACTTGTCTATGCCTGCATAGCTGTCAGCTAAAACCCTAGCGCTGCTAGCGTTGGCATGAGTAGCAATTCTTAATAGTTCGTTAGTAGTTCCGGTTCCAAATAATGCTTGAGAGACATAATCATAATAAGGAGAAGCAGCTTTACGAAAATCTTTTCCGTATTGGTAATACCCTTTTAATGAAGCTCTGTTTTGTAAGCCTCTCAAAGTCCCTTCACTAATCTGGTTGTGCTGATGGATTGCAAAGTTGGTTAGCGGAGAAGGAGTTCCATCGATTCGTTGCTTGAACCACCGTTCGTATAGGACGTTTTGATAATAATCGCTACTTTGAATATCGCTGGCTAGATAGTCGTTGACGCCCAGATTAACAGGCGTTGCGTACATCGTAGCTTTCACTTCACTATTACGCTGAGCTTGATAATAAGCGGTTAAGTCTGTAGTTACCCAAGGCGAACTGATGTATTGAGTTCCCCAGCGAGAGCCTTTAGGAATGAAGTTATTACGTTTATAGATCGACTCTGGTAAAAGTAGTTCTGCTATGATGCCATCCGCCAGACTTTTATTGCTGGCGGCATTATAAGCTCCTGCTATTTTTAAGCCTGTCGGCTTAAACACAGTATCGGCAAAAAAGCTACCCAAGTGAGATATGCCTGGAAGGTAAGAGACAATATCTGCGACAGTAGCGATTCCTTTAGAAGCTAATCGTGCGACCCATTCTTCCCCTCTAGCTATTCCTTTCCCCCATGCAGCTTGTTTGATGCGATCGAATAATATGTTTGCTCCCAGGCTGACACCAATAGTCGCGGCTAAAGTTCCTAAAGAAAACATCTTTCCGCCAAAAGCTTTAGAGATTACCTTTTGAGTTGCTAAGGAAAGTCCTAGTTCTAAAGAAGTATCATAAAATTTACGCGCGGCGTATTTATGTAAGCGACGGTCTGACGATAATAAAATCGTAGTACTTTCAGCTAAAGCATAAGCCGGCTTTCCAACTCCCATATATCCAGAAAGTAACAGTCCTCCTCCAGAAGCCGCCCGCTTTAACGTAGATGAAAATCCCGATCCTCTAGGGGCTATCTCTGGCACTAAGTCTGCTTCTACTAAGGAATTAGTAGGCATTCCTAAAACATGACGTTCTAGTAAAGTCATTTCTAGCTTATTTTTAGCAGCTAGTAATAACTCTCTTTTTTGAAAAGCCGACAGGTCCTTACGCAAATTTAACTCTCTAGCTTTTTGTTCTAGAACGTCGTAAATTTCTACAGACAGAAAGCTTTGAGCGTAAGCAGTCGCAGACATAGACTTATCGATGTCGAGAAATAAACTGCGATAGTTAGTATTGCCTACAGGAACGTTAAGAATGCCGCTATTTTTCGCGCTCACGGAATCTGCTGCAATCAGTTTTAGAAACTTCGAGTGTAAGATCTCTTTTCCAGATTGATAGTTTCCGGTTAGTAGTTCGTCAAAAGCATTAACCGTGGCACCATTTAGTTTGGCGGCGTATAGTAAGTCTGAAGGATCTGTCTTAAAGTATGTTTCGATCCTATTAAGAGTTTGTTTGTAAGCTTGTTGGAGTTGTTTGACATTGAGCCGTTGGGATTTGAGATCGAAAGCTCTAGTAAAGCCAGAGCCACTACGGTCGTACTTATTACTAGCAACTGCCTTATCAAAATTGTTAACATCAGCTCTTATGTCAAGTCTGTTTCTAGTTAGAAAGGCATCGACACTTTCTAATCTTTGACTTTGAATTCTATTTAACGAGCGCCCGTACTTAACCGTTTCAACAGCACCAACAGTTTCTAATAAACCTACAGTAGTACTAGCCGCCACTACGATAGATAGTCCGGTACCTACAGCACTAAGAATGCCGACACCGATTGCATTAGGCGAATCTTTTTTATTACTGGGAGTATACGAATCATACATACCCTGCAGACTGTGCCAAGGATTTGTAATCTCTTGGACTCTAGCACTTGCAGTTTCTCCTTCAATAGACGCAGCAAAAACTTCATAACTGGTTTTAGCTCCCAGGGTTTTAGAAACAACTGGAACGAAATTCATCTGCTGTCCCCAATTCATTCCTAGAACGCTAGTTACTCTGTCGTAACCAGAGCCGTTCCAAATATTTGCCAGCCCTACTTTGTGTTGTGAGTATATTTCTTTAAGTAAGTACTCGCCAGGACGTTGATTGATTAAATTTTCTGTTAGTGCTTGTCTCAGTCTCAGCGCTCTTTGTAAACCAGAACTACGCAAAGTAGATGTTCCATAACGAGAAAGTTGAGAGACTTTGATTCGTTTGGTTCTTGGCGCGCCGCCTAACAATAACGCATAAGCTAGAGCGTCTGGGTTAGTAACGTTTTCTAGGTTCGCGCGTTCGAGATTTTGAAATAACTGCAGCAGAGATTTAGATTCATCACCCTTGCCTTTAGAATAGGCTGACGCGCTTAAGTCGATAGTACCGCTTTGAGACTGGGCGTAAGCTCTACTATTACCGTCTTCTCCGTAACTAAATCCAAATGGAGTGCCGAATACTGGTAGGTAAGGATTGGGCGGCTTGGAGTAGAAGCCAGTAAGATCTGCTAACGGTTGGCCGATAAAAGGAATCTTAGTTATTACATCGCCAATTAGATCTCCTAGGACGTTACCTTTGCGCTGTCTGTACTCACTAGCAGAAACACCTGATAATAAACGAAGCAGCCCTACAGTTTGATACGCAGCTTCTAACCCCGCCTCGCCTCCAATTTGACCGATAGTTCTCGAAATTGCTGAAGCTGTAATATTGACAGCAAATAATCCAGCCGCAATAACGCCTACTTTAGCGGCGGACTTTTGAAGTGCTGTGGCTTCAACAGAATTTAAAGTTTGCTGATAACTAAATATCTTAGGTAGGATTCTAGCAGTTAGCGAATTAGGTCGGGTTCCTGTCAGCCCTAGATCGTCAGCTAATAAAGAACCAAATACTGCTGCAGAAGCCGCAGCCGTAAATCTAGCGCCGCCCGTCGCAAACGGGTGTTGCAGTACTCTAGAGTCGGTCTCGTCTACCGATTCGACTCCTAAAGTTGGATCGGTCATAGCAACGCCGATTGCGTAACCTAAGATTCCGTAGCGGTGGCGGTAAATAGATCTTCCTAGTACTCTAAGAACGCCTATATCTTTAGGACTCGGAATATCTTTGAGTCCAGCTCTTAAACCTGAGATTGCCATCTTAGGTAGAAAGTCTGACAAAGCCAACCCGTATCTTAAAGCGGCTTCGGTTAGATGCAAACCTAACTTAGCGACTTTTCTAAAGTCATCTAAGTCTAATTGATTCTTAGATTTGTTAGCTAATGGAGTTCCATATTTAGCAAGCTTGTCGTCAGTATAAGTAAGTGCAGATTGTAAGTACGTCAGAGAACCTATAGCCATTAACGATTTACTAACGTGTGAGTTAGGATCGTAAGTTAAAAACCCAAATGGGGTAAGTAACGCTTCGCCCATACTATCGGGTAATGAATTAGGGTGCGCTGAGTTTCGGTTTAGCCTCTGCAGATATGCTTGCTTCCATTCATTTGGCAATCTAGTTCCAATCCCGATTGGGAGTACCGGGCTCATTCCAGTACCTGCAAGAGCGAACAGCTGTACCCCAAAGGAGTAACTAGTTCGCTGCTTAGCAGCGTCGGTACGTTGAACGATCGCTAACTGCATAAAGCCTAAATTAGTAGGCTGAGCGGCAATCGTATAATTAGAAGAGTTGGTCGCTAGCGTGTCGCGGCGAGTTGCCGAACGCAGATGTAGATCGACAGCTGATTTTAGTGTTTCTCGAATTAATAGCGATCTGAGATTTGCAGATTGAGATACGATCGTTTCTTCAGAATCTTTACTGTAGTTCGAAGATTGAGTCTTATTAAGTATGCCTAGAAGAACGGAAGTCAAAGTTTCTGACTCTGCGTCTAGCTTTACTCCTTTAGTCGGAAAGACAGTATCGAGCAAACTAGTACCTACAGCAAAAGCAGCTTTAGTAGCAGCCAAAGCCATAATCGAAGTAGCTACAGCAGCTTTAAAATTAAAGCGAGCGCGAGTACCTCTATATTCAGAAACTTCTTGAGCTAACTCTTGCAGCTTAGGCGTAGTAGCAGTAGCTAATCTTGCAAGTGTAGGCGAGTCGTGACGGCTAACGCTATATATAGTTGGGAATGTATAACCGCCTGATAAACCTGCTAAACCTGCTACACCCAAACTTAAAGCTCCTGGCAGTGTAGGAGTTAACTCGATTTGAGTGATGTTTCCTTCGTGAGTTCTAGTAGTTCTAATTAGAGCTAGCTGTTGAAATAAATCGCTGCCTTGATTTTTTAGCAACGCTTCATCCAAAATCGCGTCTGCTAAAAACAAAGAACCTAGACCGATAGCTATCCGTTTTATTGAAAATGATTTAGGTAGATTTACAGAAACGCCATTACCTGAAGAAGCAGATATACTAGCAGCTTCGTTACTAAACGTAGACAATAATTTAGAGGTCTGTGACTGTTGGTGTAAAAACGACCTTACTCTGTTTGCCAGCGCATTATCCTGCGTAGATGTTTCTAGCTGTTTCGCTACGGCAATGTCTAACGCTAAACTCCGATGTGACGATTTATAAGCAGCTTGCAGTCTAAGCAATTCTTTATCGGGGTTGACAATTAGATTTTCAAGTTTGTTAGCTATACCTAAAAATCCTGAAATCGTGTTTCCGATTAACCCGCGTCCGATTGCTTGAGATAGAGAAGGAAGATTCGGCGTACCTACACCTAAAGTAGAACCTAATGAAGGAGCATTATTTACTGAAGTTGGGTCTAAGACCGCTCTAATGCTTGGTATCCACATATGCATTTCTAGCGGCACATACGTACTAAGCGACTCTAAAGCTTTACCGATGTTTAAATTTCGTTCGGCTTGTAAGTTTTGTAAGCCTTGAGTCGATAGAGATATCGGCCGGCCTAAAGCGTCTACTAATGCTTTACCAGCTTCTAGTGCTTGAGATTGTTTTGCTTCTGGTACTACCATTCTAATTACTGATGGCAGTACGTATTCCATAAAGCTTGCAGTAGTCTGTCTAAATCTATTAATTATCCCAGGCGCCGACCCGCCAGAACCTAACATCTCGTTCGCATTTAAAACTTGATGTTTTGTCATAGCAGCTATATAAGCATCTTGTGAAGACAACTTATCATTAGCTTGCATTAAGCTCTTAGCAGTATTTAAAACCGTGCGTCCGATTGGAGACAGATAGCCTTGAATCACTACTTGTTGTAGCGCGGTGGGCTTGGCATTAGGTTCTAGTAGTCTTTTAGCTCCTTCTTCAAGATAAATTGTAGCGATGCTTTGAATTGCGAAGACTCCGCTAAAAGCTACGGCACCAGTAAATAAACCTCGGGTCGCTTGATAAAAAGTGTCGATGGTTTTTTCGATTGGGCCGCCTTGATACTCTTCATTACTTTGCCAAGACTCATCTACAATTGTTTGAAATTTAGAGATGCTGCCCCGCTTTTGTTTGCGGCGCTGCATATCGTCTCGGAACGCATAATGGCCTGTAGCAGTGTCCAGCAGTTTACCTATTGCTGTTACTGCAGAGCCTAATACGCCAGCACCGTCTCGATAGAGTTGAATACCTAATAAATAATTAAGCTTATGTCCTAAACTTGCAGTACCTAGAGAATCATCAAAAGAGCTAACTGCACCCGGGGCGTAAATTCCAGTAATAGCTTCGTATGTATTAGTAAAACCTTCGTATTTGTTCTGTCTGTTTCTTAAGTGCCTAGTAAAATAACTGGTGTTTAGTTTTGTAGGTTTAACAAAACCGCCGTTTACAGAGCTAGACCCAGAACTAGATCCAGACCTAGAACCGGAAGTTGAATAGGTAGTGTTATACAAATACGCAAATTCACCGTCCTCGTATGCCGAGCGGTTAGCTTCTACTTTTTGTAACTGCTTTGATAAATCTTCTGACTCTTGTAAAAGATTGCTTAGTAACTTGCTATTGCCTTCGGCAACTAACATATACTCCAATGTTTTGTTTGAAGCACTTGAGTTAGAAAGATTATCAGATCCGGTTCCAGCTAATTTTATCTTCGGTCCAGAAATTGCAAAGTTTTTTTGGTGGACGAGGCGATTGTCAGTAGAGGTATAAACATTAATTCCTTCTTTAGCAAGTCTTTCTTTAGTGCGTTCTCTCTCTACTGTAGAGTTGTAGCCTGGAGCCATTGTTACGCTGATATTTGCGCCGCGCTTTTTAGCAGCTATAGTAGCTTCTAATAAAGTTGCGTTATTTAAAAACGGCGAAGTAAGTTGGATTCGATCGTCCTTACCAGTTCTACCTATTGCTTCTATTAAAGTAGCGGCTGTAACTTCCCCTCTAATTAAAGAGTACTCATCGTTAAGTTTTAGCCCTTGAGGCATCTCGCCTTTAACTACGCTGCGCTGAAACTCAAGAAACTTAGAAGCTAATCTGCCCGTTAGTAGTACCCCAGTATTGTCTTGTTGAGGTTGGCCTAGACCTAAATTGCTAAGTATATTGCTAAAGAAAGTCCCTTCATCGCCAGCGGTATTTTTACTTAAGTTACCGGTAGGTAAAAATGCTTCTAGGTCTCCGCGTTCGTTTACACGAGTATAAGATTTAAAGTGTAATCTTCTTTCCTCGCCATAACTGCTAACTGCCCCAGAAACTTTGTTAAGTCTGCTTAGCTGTCCGCCTTCCGTGTTGATACCTACAAACTGAGCTTTTTCTAAAGGTGCTATATATCTATTTGTAGGCACGCTGTATAATGTCGCACCTACCAATTTGCCAGTAGTTACGAACTCGTCATTTGCAGCGCCGTACTCTCGATAACCAAAATAAGATATCGAACCTTCTTTACTTTGACTGAGACTAGTACCGTAATCTAAAGATGACATTATTAAACGACTAGATAGGAATGTCAGTTATCAAGCTTAGAGATGGGTCTAAAGTCTTGATAACATGAGGCTGGTAAACTACATCAGTTCTAGTTAAATGACTGAGGTAATTTATACTAATTAGTGCGTTAGGTGGAGCTGAATCAAAAGTAAGAGTGCCGTTACTGTAAGTATGTCCCGGCAGTGACAAAGCACTAGTTATCGATCGAATCGCACTTACCTTTTTAGGTAACGTGTAGCTGACCCTATTCGTTTCTAATTGCAGAGTAGTTTCGGCTGTAGGCTGCGTAGACGGGACTATCCACTCTTCATTAAAATTCTGGTCTTTTAATTCCAAGTTTGTATATCTAACCTTATACTTTTGTCTGGGAATAGTTCGATCGGTAGGAGCGAGGGCTATTAATAAACTGTCTCCAGGCCTAACCTTAGCCGTAAAGGTAGCTGGCAAAGCTTGAAAGTCACCGTTTGTCAGCGGACTTTGAATTTCTACTTTCCATTGCTTAGTATCTACAGGATTGAGATTGAGGTCGATAATACTAGGTAGAAATTCTAAAAGCACCGTAACGTAAAGAGTTGTCTGCGCGTCCATGCTACACTCCCGTAGAACCAAAGCCGCCGATACGTTCGCCGTTGTTCTGAAGTTTGGTAACGATAGTTTCCGTTGGTTCTAAAGACTCTATAAACATTACTTGGGCTATCCGAGCACCGTGCGTAAACACATGAATGTGTTGTGAAGTGTTATATAAACCTACGCCTACGGTCAGTGGGTAGTTCTCGTCCACGATTCCGGGAGCATTCGCTACTAAAATTCCATGTTTGCAAGCTAGACCGCTTCGAGCGCAGACTAACATTGCTGCTGTAGCTCCAGCTTGGGCGGTAGACAGCAATACTTCAAAACCAGCGGATACTATCTTGCGCTGAGTAGGAAAAAGTATCGTAGCTTTACTCCCAGTTGAAAACGCTTCTAACGTTAAGTCCCTAATTGGATGTTTGTAATGCTGGCCGTCGATATAAACTTCAGCCCAATGTTTAAAGGCATAATCTTTAATTTGAGCGATGTCTTCGTCTTGTAAAGGATCCGTGATATAAGCTCTAATATCATAGGCCGCCGCGCGATCGACAGCTTTAGTTGGTTTGAATTGCGGTTCGTAAAGAACGTAGCTACAATCGATTGTCATGATTAATTTTTAAAGGGCGTTCCTTGAAAGTATTTTCTGTAGCTGCTGTTAAAGCTTGCGCCTAAAGGTTGAGTTCGAACTATCTTTAGACGGTCTGGAGTTGTGTGCACTACTTTAGTACCAGAGCTTTGAGTGTGAGTGCGCTCTAACAACCAACACAAACCGCATAGTACGTCTGCTATATCTTTAGATCCCCCAGAAGGGTGTATTATTTTTGTACCATCTATTTGTTTGATACGTACTAACTCGTCTGTAAGCAGGTCTCGCCAGTAATTAGAGCGGGGCAAAATCAACCGCTGTTGGTGCATTAACTGACGAGTAAGATCGTACTGTTGGCATTGGAGCTTGTTGCTAGCAGGATAGATTTGAGAAGGGATTCCAGCACGGCTTAGCCTTTCTGTAGTTTCAACGCTATTATAATGATCTGCGCCCAAAGCTGCTATAGGCCGTTGGCGGTGTAAGGAGATCAAGACTTCGCCTACCTCTACTAAAGACACTTTATGGGTTGGAGTTGGCTTCCATACTAGAAAGCCATCGATAATAAATAAAGAAGGTAAGGAGCCATTACTGACGCGGCGCCCAAAAGCTGCTGCATAACTATCCTTAGTAAAAGCGGGGTCTAAATACACACAAGAAAGTTCGGACGTTGGTAAAACATTTAGTAGTTCTAAAGAGTGCGAACCTAATAAGGAGGGGCGAGCGACGATGCTAGAGTCTCCGCGCCAGCAATCAGCGATTTCAATATCGTCAAAAAAGCCGTCGGATGAAAGCTGTCTGATACCTTCGTATTCTAGAGCTGCTAGACGCGGGTTAGTTTTATAAGCCGAGGAGATTAAAGGATGATACCGATGATATTTAGGATTCAGATCCCACGTAACTAATCTAAACCCTAGGAAGATCGGATCTCGCTCGGCAAATTTGTAGAGTTCGTCGATCGGGTCGCCGATAAACCAAGCTGACGATAGAGCTAAGCGCTTAGCGTCACTGCCAAAACTCAAGCCAGACGCTCCTAAGTTGTCCCAAAGTTTCAGAGCTTCTAATTGTTTGGTTTCTGGGTCGCGCCCTTCAATCCGCGCGATTTCATCCATTACTAATAGAATGATCGAATGCCCTACTTGGGAAGAAGATTTAGAGTTGCCGCTTTTAATATTAAGTAGTTTGTCTCTACAAGTAATTTCTTCAGCGCCTACTCTAATACTGCCGTTAGCTATTGGGGCTCTAAAACATTTAATTAGAGGAAATAGCCCGCAGATCTGAGCAAAGATTGTGGACTTTGCTTGATCGGCAGTAGTAGCTAATATTAATAGAACGATCGGAGTATTCGCACCGATGCCATAGTGCTTCTGCGGGTTTGGTAAATGCCAGAGTTTATAAAACTCGTAGGCAACAATTACAGAACACATGCTACTCTTCGAAGCACGCCTACCAGCATCTATGATTAAGTATTGGTAAGGTGATGAAGTAAGTTCTTCCCACGTAGTTTTGTCTTCAGCTTTTAATTCGTCTAAACGTTTCCGCTCTTCTACTGTCGGCTCTAACTGATAAAACGCTTTAAGTATCGCGCGCTGAGTTACATTTAAATCTATTCCCCAAGTTTCTTTATCTATTTCAGTATCGATAAATTCAATAATAGTCTTGACATTTTCTGCAGTGGCTAGCTCTTGCTCGATCGCTGAAACCAGATCGATAAAAGCATCAGCTTGAGGCTGTAACATCGATTGTCGTTAATTGTTGTGTGAGGCGGACGAGATCTTGATTGCCGTAAACAGCGCAATAAACTGTAGCGTTAGCTGGAATTATATTAGGAATTAGATTTAACGCCGAAATCTTATCGATAGTTTGCAACCGTAGTAGTTCCGAAAGAGCGAAGACCGCGCTATTTTCTGCAGCTTGCAGTTGGATAAAAGCATCGCTGGGTGAGTTATTGCTCCAGCTAGGTACTACAGTCCAATCAGTGACTCTGTAATCGTTAGGATTAGAAAGGCATAGGTACAGTTTGGCTTCTGGTGGGGCAGTTGGAATATTAAGGTCGTTAGTTTGCCAAGCAGTCAATAAAGGCTGTGCTGGGTTCACAGCTCCACTAACGATTTGGAGTTCTCCATATATATACTTTGAAGTCGAGCTTTGATAGAAAAGTTGTGCTGGGGCGTCGTAAGGCACGATAAACTTAACCGCGCCAGAACTTAAAGTACTAACGCCAAAAGGATAACGATCGAGTCCGATGTTTGGTTCGCGGACTGAGGAAGTAATATTAAAGTGATTGTTAGCAACGATTGAAGGAGATAGTAAAAAGGTATAAGTCTTTCCTCTTTGAAGTGTCAGAGTAGGGTTTTGTTGTGGGTTGGCGGGAGTTTCCAAGTAAGAGTTTGTAACGTCTAGATCTAACAAGATGTCGCTAGCACTTGGAAACGTAGGCGGCACGATTGGGTTTGGGTTGGCTACTAAAGGAGCATCTACAACAGTCGTTCTGGTTATCAATCTTGCTAGCAGATTAGAGTCTATAGTGCCCGTAGTGTTAGTAGCAAATTCAACTACTGGCGAGTTAATCGTAGCTTTCAAGTTGATAATAGTCTTAGGAGTTCCGCCCACAACATAAGTTAAACTGCCTAATGTTGAAACTGTAGAGTTACGGCTTAAGGATATCGAAGTTGCAGTTAGGCCGATTACAGTTAACGGATTGTTATTACCGATAGAGGCAAACGGGTCTGGAGTTGCTAGGCCGCCGACGAATCCAACTTGGCTTCCTTCTTCCAGTTCGTATGCTAAAAAGTTAGCTATCTGAACTGCAGTGTGGTTGTGCTCGTTAAAAGTTCTTGCCAGTCGGTTTGAGAAATCGCCTGGATAATGATTGGTACGATTGATATCAAATTGAGGCGTTGCCGGCATATTGTATTATCTTTTTAACAGCTTGTTGAGAATGGTGTCAAAGCGTTTTTGTAGGTTTGCTGGGAAAAAAGCTAGATAGTTGAGAATGGCGTCAATAAGCATAGACTACACGACATCTTACTAAACTAGACGATAGAGATCTTAAGGGCAAATTTTGCAGTGAAGCTTCGAATTTCGCTTGCAGCCATTACTACTGGGGTAGCTTCAGCTTCTAATAACCATTCAACAACTGATGTAAAGCTGTTAGGTGTTGGCGTACCCCCTAGTAGGATTAGCTGATAGCCGTAGCTAATCGAAGTAGAAAGTTCGTTTCTAATTAGAATTTCTTTTGGGGGTTTAACAGCACGGTCTACTTGATAGCTTGCGGTGCCCACATTAGAGATTGCCGGCCGCGTATAAGTAGCACTCAAGCTTAATTCTTTATTAACCAGTACTTCTAAAGGGTCGATATTTGATAACGATTGTTCGTTGATAGTTAGGGTGCCCGAGCCTAAACTTGTTAACTGGATTGGTGAGTTAGCTGTTGCTGGTAACGAGCTGCAAAGCTGGAATTTAGTCGGCGTTAGAACTTTAGCGTAGTAAGTTACGTTTGCTAATAGTGGAGCAGGTAGCGTGCCCGAGCTTTGAATTCTTACCCGCGATCCGGTGACTAGACGGTGGGGTAAGGTTGTAGTAAGACTACTATCGTTAGTATCTGCAGTAACGGTAGTTACTAGCAGGGCGTTAGAAAGTAAAGCTAAGTATCCGATCGTTCCAGTTGAAGAAACTGCGTTGTCTAGAAAGTAATTAGCGGCGGTAGAGGAAGGAAGTAACGACATTACAACTCCAAATAAACGATTAAATTAATATATAGGTCTTTGCTAGGAAGTTCCGCCGAGCTGCTGCTGGCCTCGCAACTAAGTTCTAAGCCTAATGCTAGGTTTGTATTGGCATAGGCTACGATACTCGACTCTATTTCTACTGTCAGCTCCAATTGTGTTTGGCTTTGGCTTTGCGCGGGCGTTTGAACTAATAGAACGTTTGTTTCTTTCTCATTTAAGTAGCGCGCTCTAGAAATTGTTTCCGACCAGGTGTACGTATGTAGATAAGCTTTATAGCCCGCCATCAGCCGCGCGTTTAAATAAGTGCTGAGTTCTTTAGTCTTACCTATACCTTTAAGAACTACATAACACAGATTGTTGTTTGCTAATGGTTCTAGCTCGCTATCTATCTCTCGATAAGGGCTAGCAAAACCTATGTGTGGGTTGGTGGTGGCATTGTTGCCAAGGACTATCGATGGTAATGACTTTAAAGGTGATAAAGTTCCTTCAATATCACCTGTAGTTAAATTTATAGGGTTCGCAGCGTTTATAGTCTGCAGCGGTTCGATATCGTAGGTTTGCAGTTGTGGAGGCAAGGTTGCGTACTTATAATCTTGAAGCTCTGTAGATACTGGTAAAAATCCTAGCAAATACGCGCTCCATTCAATTTTGCCGATGCCGTGATTTGGAATTTTTTCTAGGAGTTCGCTAACGTCGATAACGCTTTGAGAAGTTGTTGGCGCACAGTCAGAAAGCAGAACTCGTTCTACTCCAGAAACGTTCTTGCTAGTGAAGTTAAAATAGCTTGTTGCAGCCGCTTCGGAAAAAGCAGCTAGAATCCCAACCCAGATAGACCGAGTGTTATTAGGACTGGCATCCATTCGCCACATATAACCATACGGTAAATAAGACAGCGCGGTAGTCAGCCAATACCCCTTTAAAGCTTTATGTTCCTTTTCAAAAGCGTCCAGCGAAGTTCTTGCTTTTTTAGGCAGGGAGATATAAGGACTTGTCGGGTCGGCGTTAAGAGGTAAAAAGGCGCTTACATGTTTGGTTAAAGGCGAGAGATTTGCGGAGCTAAACTCGACGCTGCGATTTTCATAAGCTGCAGTTAAAGCTTTAGCTAGTTGATATAAATATAATGGTTCGATTATTTCCGCGTGTTTGAGAGAGAGCCATTTATCTATTGCGGCGGCCAGCGGGCGGCGGTACTTAGTTAGCTTAAAAACCTCAGCTAATTCATGCCATAAAATTAACGATATCGCAGTAACTACATAACTAGGCGAATAATAATCGTTTAGTTCGACCTGACGAAATACCAATCCGCTACTTACGTCCAGAGCTTCTTCTAGAGCATCTGCTACTTTAACCAGAGATTCGAGGACTTGAGTTTTAACGTTTACTCTTTTAGCGATTGGCGCATCGAGACGGTCGTAATGTAAGTTTAAAAGATGTAGAGCAGAAAGTGCGCTTGCTAATAAATCTCGTTGCGTTTGGTTTTCCCTCAGGGTTTCTGCTAAGCCGCGAGCTAGAAGCACTGATATTTCTAGTGACTTAGTGTTGTTGGCGAGCGCTTCAGCATAATGCTTTTCATCTTCAAGCAGGATCTTACCGACCGTTACTTTAGCGGCAAAAACTTGTCGGCCTGCTTGATAAGCCATTAGTTCGATTTTGCTATCAAGAGCTGAAGGGAGCTCTCCGATAACAATCTTACCGTCCTTATAAAAAAGGCGCGGCTGCCAATCAACTGTTGCTTCTTGTTTTAGCTGTTGGCGATCGAGTTTAAACTTAGCTGTTAAGGTTGTTTGCCGATCGGTGCCAAAGATTCCGGTGCTACCCGCCATAGGGACGAGATAATGCAGGTTTAGTTGCCACTCGCAATCGACATTACAATGCAAATAGATTTCGCGCCCGCCTAAAATATAACTTAAAGCGTCGATTGAAATTGACTGATGACGAATAATAGTAATTAAGTCAGATCCTAAAACCAATTTTTAGCTCTCCTAATTCGATAAAGTCGAGAGTTCCCCACGTTACGATGTCGCTAGGAGTTTCAAAAGTTATGTTAGTCCCGTAATCCGCTAGCGCGATTTTTAGATCCGTCGGATTTAGAGCATTTGCTAGTCGAGCTGTTGTGATAAAACTTTCAATCGTCTCACGAACGCCGTTTTTAATTTCATCGAGACTTAAATTCAAACTGGGAGTAAGTTCGACTTCCACAGTTAGCGGCAAGACGTTTGCAAAGTTAACGTTAATTATTGCGCCGATGCAATAGTTTTTAAATTCCTCTTTGATGCTTTCGAGCAAAGCGACGTTTGGTTCGATCGCTCTTACGACAACCGAAACAATTCCTGGAGCCGGAGTCGATACGAAAGCGTCTTTAACATTGGTGCGTTCTAGAACTGCCGCTCTTAAGGCTTCGGTGCTTAGGGTTCCGCCAGCGCGGAGCAAAGCAAAAAGACGACTTCTCAAACTGTTGTCAGACTCCGCTTGGGTTCCGCCGCTAAGAGAGCCGCAGGCGGTGTTGTCATACTTGCGCTCGTAGCCGACCGCGCTACTGACGTTAGGCAGCGCTGGAATTTGCAGGGGCGTTCCTGCAGCCAGGTCGTAGATGTTGCCGATACCAGCGCTATAGATTGGCACTGTCGTTTCGATTCCTTGTGAAAGTTCCAGCGTTACTTCGTTACCCGCTAGAAATTGCAGACCAGAATTTGGTTCCACAAGAATCGTTTGCGGCAACAGGTCGATCGTTTCTCGTGCGACACAAAGAGCGAATCCAGTCGCTCTTCCTGCAGCTTTTCTTGCCAGACCGAAAGGAGAAGCCAGTCGATCGAGATTCTTCCCAGTCGCTGTTAACAGATCCGTGCTTTTATCTTGGCTTTCTGTTTGCAGCTCGCTTTGCTGGATTACGCTAGCCAGCGCGCGAAACAACGTGTGGCCGACGCTTTGCGGAGAAAAGTCAGTTAAGGGGCAGCCGCTGTTTGCTGCTGCTGCCTGCATTTCAAATTGAATCTCATTTAAACTTCTCACGACTTACAGGGAAATTTGATTGGTTTGGGTTCTGCCATTTATTGCATAACTGACAGAGAGATGAACTTTACTTTGGTCGGGCACGATTTTAGCATCGACGATTGTTACTCTCGAATCTTGACTTGCTGCCAGCACCAGAGAGTTAAGAGCCCAGGAGCTAAATTCAGGAGTTAGCGGCGCGGAGATGGAATTTACTAAAGGGTTTTCATAACCGGCATCGACGATTTCCAGTTCGTCAGCTTTAGGCGCGACTCTTGAATAGCCGCCGATTGGAGTTGAGACGCGCCTTAACAAGTTTAACCCGATCGACTCGTTTGGTTTGGTAAGAATTAGGTCGCCGTTATCGTTTACTAATAGCTCGCCGTTAGAATCGACTGCTAGATCGACGGCGTTCTCAGGAGCGAGCCTAAGTTCTGGCTGTAAGCTGGGAGAGAAGGCAGAAAGTTCTGGATAGAAGAGAGGCATTTATTATTTGATTTTTACTACGCAGCAGTCACCAAGTTGAACGAAGTTGCCGTCAGTTCTCCACCAATATCCAGGGAACAGAGTTTCGCATTTAGGATAGATAAACTGATAGTTACCTTTGGTTGCGATATTGACGTAAAATTCCAGAAACTTATAAAATAACAGCCGGCTTTTCAAAAGTTCTCGAAGACTTTTCTTGGAGAACTTTTTAACACTGCGTATAACTATTGCTTTCTCTGCGGCTTTACCTGAAGTTAGAGTTACGCCCGAGATCTTCGCAAATACCTTAACTATAAGGTTCTTGTTAGATAAAAGCGACTCTTGTTCGACAGCTAGTTCTTCACTTAACCTCCCATAAGCTGGGGTAACGCTTCCCATAGGTTTTGAAGATGCTTGGTTTGTTTCGTTTGCATATTGACATAATAATTCTTCGTTAGAGGTTTCCCAAACGTAGTGAAGGCCCTGCAGGTTCTTTAGGTTTCTTTCCAGAATGACGTTCATGATTTACAACGGTTATAAGAGTTACCAGCCGGCCAGCGGCGAATTATTAATACAGTCCGCAGTGATCGGGCCATAACTGCCATCAACAGCGATAATGCGAGTTGGATTAAACTGATTCCATAACATTTGAAAGGCAGTTATTTGCAGCTTTGCAATGTCATTCCGTGAATCCCAGAAATCAAAATGCATTCGATCCCAATCTCCCAACTTACTCCAACCCGTTCTTTCCAGCCAAGGTTCCCAACCATAAGGATCTTCGAGATCCAGAGACCTTCCGTTCTCGTGGCCGCCCTTTCCAGGAGGAGCGCACGCCGTGATTCCGCACAACCCTTTATTACACTGCTGCTTCAAAAGATGTTGCTGAACCGTCGTTCTCAACATCGAATTAACGATCGTCTTCTCACCGCGCAATTCGACGGCTTTAATTAAAGCGTCCTTAGCCCGAAGCTGCAGATAAGGATTGCACGCCGCAGAACTCGTATCGATTAGCTCGTGCTTCACCTCCACTAGGATCGGAGCCTTTACCATTCGATTCATCTTAGCGATTAGCTGCAGATTTAAGCCCCTTGCCAATCCGGTGTCGCACTTTGTAATAATATCTTTAACCAGCATTGCAACCTTTTAAAGAACAACAAAATTATCATAGAGCTTAAACAGCTTTAGTTACCGAGCGCGTTATTAGATCCGGCAGCCACCGGAGCAGGGTTTCCCTCACCGTTCTATTTCTTAAAGAAAGAAAATCTTTACACTTTAGCATTATCCCAACCGGGATTTTAAACGCCTTCCCAAAATATTTACCGCCGAGAACGCATTCCGCCAAGAACTTATTCTCAGCCGGCGAGACATAGGCGAGGTTTTCAGGCGAGCAATCTTTTACGTCGTGATTGATGTGATGCACCTCAAGTTCATCTTTCCTACAAACTTGACCTTGGCAATAGAGTTGCCAGCCGCCTTTATTCGCCTTGCAATACAGATGCACCTGATGGAGATACACCAGCCCACCACCATTAGTTACGTGGAAATCAAAGAACCCAACTCCTCTCAACGCTTCAAAGATTTCCTTGTTGTCTTTCTTAGTCAAAAATAAATAGCCGTTCTTATTTTCTTTAAGAACGGCTTTACTATTTACTACCCCGACAATCCGTCGCATCTCAGCTTTAATCACACTAACCCTTTGATGCCTGATGTGCAGCTTAGGATTGAAACCTTTAGCTTCTTCGCGCTCTTTGACGTAGAAAGGTTTTAGAACTTTCTTTAACATCTTAGGCGCTTCATTCAAAACCACTGCAAACGGCTCGTTAGAATTTAAGCTTGCCATCCGGGCTTTTCCAGTTGTGACTAACTTCACCGCGTGCGACAGCGGAGCCTCCTTTACTAACTTTCCTAAACTATCAAAAATGTAAGCTGTGGTTATTACTTCTTTAATCATGTAAAATTAAGGGATATTGTTGACATTGTAGGTAGACGAACTGATTAGTTCGTCGCCTTTTTTATAAGCTCTCACTAGAAGTGTTAACTTATAGCCACGGGAAATTACTCCGCAGCTTAGCCCTAATAATCAGGGCGGGTGGGGCATCGAATTGAACGACATATTTGTCGAACTTTTTACACGCTCCTACATCGCGTGCCCCAGCCTATACCCACCTAAAGGTCAGCTTGGTGTATACGACTACAGCTAGTAGCCGCTCCACAAGAGGATCTCCTAATTAGGGTCACTCTTAAACAAGCCACTTTCATTCTAATCCTTTTTTTCTTTTTAACAAGCTAATGCCCAACAAATCTAATAAATCTAATTTTAAACCGGCAGCACCTTCCTATCGAATTTCTAAGACTGGTGAAGTAAAGAGAGTTCCCCCGCCGACTTTAGCCGATCTTAAGAGCTACCACTCCCAATTAAAAAAGAAGCTAGTGGTACTAGGCCAACTTTCAAACTCCTAACTTCTAATCTTATGTACTACGACAAAACGACTGGCTACTTTACATTTGTCATCGCTCGTCGAGAAACTTATAACGATCCTTTAATCGCTATAGTTTCTGGCTGTTTGAAAAACCTTGACGCGCCCACCGGCGAGTGCAAGCTTTCAAAGTATTTGCGTACTGCTATCTTTCTTGCAGCTAGCGATTGGATGAACTCGTCTGCTACAGGTAAAGAAGCTTGGTTAGCTTCTGTTGATAACTTTAATATCGGCGACCTTGCTTGCTATGTCGGCGACGAAGATTTACAGCAAGCTTTTATCAACCATAACATTCTCGAACTCGACATTGACACACATGAAGTATTGCCTTTAGACTTCTGGTCTTACGACTCTATCATCCCCAAGCGCCTAACTATTAACTAATGAGTAATTTACCTCAGCTTAAAATCTTAGCTTCTCGCTATTTAGAAACACAAACTCTGCAAAAAGGTTCTAGCGAGCCTTCAGTTCTTACCATTATCGACCTGTACAAAGTTGACTCGATCAGACAATGCATCTTTGAAGATCTAGATCCGCCCAGCTCTAAATACAGCCTTGGTATTTATTTAACTAACAGGCAATATCTAATCCCTTTTAAAGATCGGGTAGAGTTAGACCTTGCTTATCAAACAGTTCAGAAATATTTTATTACCAGGTCGTCGAGCTAAAACTACTTGCGTTCTATGCAATACATTACATTTAACAATAAACTTACAACCGTAGCTCAGCTCGATCTCTCGGCTTCGCTAAACCTAAAGAACATTCCTCAGACGTACAGATATTCAGCAGAAAAGGTGCCAGAGCTTAAATCAGACCTTCTTACAGAATTTGTATTAACTTGTCTGACCAACAATCATGGTTGGTAATTTATGTATTACTCAGAAGATTTAGAAGATTACTTTCTAGACATAGAAGACTTTGTTTCCAGGTATTTAAAAGATTTCGACGACGATGTAATTTTAGAGGAACTACCCGATTATTTATTAAGCTGCGACAGAGTGCGACCAGCTTTTCCTACAGCTTTAGAACTAGCTCGAATATATATACAGAAAGGCTATATCAGCTCTGTAGAAAATCTCATTGAAAGCATAGAAGCGAACTTTTATAATGACGCCGTAGACTATTATCCCATTCCTAATTGGAACGGTAAAAAAGATCTTCAGGATGCCATAAATCTCTTTAGCGAAATAAATACATTTATTCGTTGTGTCTTTAGCAACCTTAGCTTTTATCGTTATCGATATTTCTTAGGCCTAAAAACTTTAGACAAGGCTTTAATAAGTTTCGCTGAGGCTAATAATCATCACGTATTGTATTATCCAAATAAAGAGAAAGAGCCAATTCCTTTTTCTTATTGGTTAGAAGCCATTATCGAGCGCGAACTTTAAGATGTCAGAACTTCCCCGTCAGCTTTGGACTACAGTTTATACTTCTCGCTTTAAGTTACCTAAACTAATAACTGTGAGTCGTACGTTTACAACTTCTAACAGTTGTTATACAAATCACGATTGTTTTTTAGATAACGGTGAGGATGAATATTTAAGTGTTGACGAATTATTTGAAAGCGAAAATGCTGCTTTAACTGCGGCGCTAAACATAACTCAAGAACGAATCTCTAAATTAAAATCCAAAATAATTTTATTAGAGAGTTTTCAAGAAGTAATAAAAGAAAAACTTCAAAATCATATCAGCCCTGATTGATAATTATACAAACCACGCTAACTACTTTTGACTGCTCCTCGGCATGAATGCGCGAGGATTCTAAACGGAAATGCTACGCGCTCTGAAGAGACGCTACGCAATGCTGTTTAACTGACCAGAGTTTAAATTTCTGGGGACGAGTCAAAACGCCCATCATTCCAAGTAATGCCCTTTTTGATTGCATAAATCGTTCCTTTTACTACCCCATAATCTCTGGCGACTAACGCTGGACTTTCACCTGCGGCAAGTCTTTCTCTTATTCTTTTGACTTTGCAGGGGTCTAGTTTTGATTGAGTAAGTTGTGTTCCTGCTCTTACCTCAACTTTGCCGTTAGCGTAGGCATGAAGATAATTCTCTGTACAAGTCAACCATTCTAGATTTTCAGGTATATTATTTTCCTTATTAAAATCTTTGTGATTAATAGTGGACTCTCCGCTTTTAACTCCAATTTTACTTGCAGGTAATCCAATAAATGCTAAGGCTACCAAGTGATGCACGTAAGCTCGCTTTTTCTTTCCATTACTACAAAGTGAAACCGAAGGATACCCCTCGACTAATTGAGACTTTAAAACCTTTTGTTTTGTTAAAGTTCGTACTCTGCCAAAATTTGAAACTTCGTGGCTTAATTCCCAATTCATTACAGGTTTCCAAGCTTCTAAACACATTGTCAGCAAATGGGTCAAGGACTATACACATTATATCATGCGTCGCGTTAAAGGACGATCTGCCAAGCTGTTAAGAGAAGAGTTTCCCCAACTTTTGAAGCTGCCTTGTATGTGGACACCCAGCTATTTTGTAGGGAGTGTCGGCAATGTGTCCACTGAAATTGTGCGAAGATATATCGAGCAGCAGAATGGTAAGTGACTGGCAGCTTAAAAGCTGCGGCTAGCCTTCATCCCTGGCTTGAAAGCACAGGGTTCTCGGCATGTTTTCTGATAGAATCTTTAAAGATGACAACTTTTCAAAAATACATCGTTTTAATTGGCGAAAACAAAATAAAAGTCACTGCAGAAAAAGATGCAACTGAAGAAGATCGAAAACTAAGTAAGGAATACTACGCTGGACAAGTGGTATCTGCCGAGACTCCAGAATTGGCGATCTACCAAGCCGGAGTAGCAAGCGGCCTAGACGAAGCCGACGCGAAGATGGCGAACGGTTCGTCAATTGTTTGGCTTGGCGATAATCTCAAAGAAATTCAAGCTTGGTGGATGGATAACAACGGACCGGGCGAACCTCCAGAACTTGATGAAGAAAACTCAGGATTGCTATATTTCTCGAATAGTTTCGGTCTTCCTATCAAGGTACACATTGGCGAGGCAGTAGAATTGCAGTATTTTCTTGCCGCCGAAGCCAAAAAACTAATTAAATAACCGACAAAACAATGCTTAAAACTGGAGACATTATCTATTTTTCCGAATCAACAAGTGGTCGCCATCGGCAATATACAAAACCACTTGTCAGTCAAGCAACGATCGGCAAAGTCGGGCGTAAATTCGCTAAGTTTAGTAGCTTTGACAATCGTGTTGAGGGTTGGTTACTCGACAAGTTTCGCTACAATATCGCCGATAGTACGATCGAGTACTACTGGGGCAGCAATGAATGGCGCGAACTTGCAGATCGAGTATTTGCAGATCGAGCCGAAGCTGCTGCGACACTAGAGCAAAAGCTGTTATCGGGCTATGTGTTGTCTAAACGCAACGACTCAAAAGTTAGAGAGTTACCATTAAGCACGCTACGCTCGCTAGAGTCTTGCTTAGATCTTGACGATTCAGCACTGAAGAATTTAAACGAACTTAGATCGATGCAACAAGGAGCTAATTGACACTCCCCATGCTTCGCCAAACACTCGCTAACGCTTTGTTTGTCTAAAGCAGGGGATTCTTGGCTCACAGTCCGATCTTAACCTCGCAGGATTGCTCCAACGAAACCAGCGGATTGAACTCCCCAAGCTTATAAGATTCCGTGTGCCCCACGGTACTTAATCCCTTTTGCAAGATATTGATTCCGGCGTTTACATCCCGATCGCAAGCAAACCCACAAGAACAAATGTGCGTTCAATTATAAGAAAATAGCGGGATGCGGGAAACTCAGTGGCTTTAGCCCTGAGAGGGAAGCGACACGAGCGGCTTTAGCCGCCTTAATCTTCGTCCCTTCTCTAATTTGCCGCATGATGTGGGTCTTCGATGTACTTTTTCACCGCATCGCTACTAATATTACCAGCCGTGCTTACGAAATAGCTGCTAGTCCACAAGGATGGCAGCTTTTTTAAGTGCGGAAATTCTGCTCGAAGATGATGACTAGATCGACCCTTAAACATCCGCACCACTAAGGATGGAGTATCGGTTGGTTTAACTGCTACAAACAGATGTACGTGGTCTGGAGCAACCTCTAAAGCCAAGATATCCCACTCCTTCTCGATCGCCAATTCTAAGAAGATTTGTCTAGTTCTACCAGCTACTTTATCAACTAATATTTTTTTGCGTCGTTTCGGAATGAACACAAAATGATAATTAAGCAAAAACTTAACATGGTTATGGGTTTTGTACTCAGGAAGTGGTAACATATTCTTAATCTCAACAACAGCTCGACCCACTTAGCATAGTCGTTTATAGCCAAACAATCAACTAAATTTACCAAATGTCTAAATCCAAGAAACTAATGGGAGTGCAGCAATGCTTGCTCTCCCCAGATCCGGAGCTACGAGCCATACTAGAGTATGCTTGCACCGAATCAAACTCACTCCATAACTGCGCTGTGTATTATGCTAGACAAATCTACTTTAAAACCAATCGTGGTGTGAGTGGATTCGATCTAGTTAACGAAGCAGGAAAAAGTAGGCATTTTTCAGCCCTGCCATCAGACGCTGCGGTACAAACATGTATAGCGGTCGGCGAGTCAATCACCTCCTTCTTTGCGCTGCTCAAGAAATTTCATATCGGAGAATTAGATGCCAAGCCTAAATTCCCTAACTATCGAAAACCTGGTGGTTATCAAATAGTTACATTTCCCAAGCGATGCCTAAAGTTAATAGAGGGGAAAATTCGAGTTCCTTTAGGCTTGCAGGTTAAAGCTTGGTTTGGGATTAAAAGCTTTACGATTCCCATGCCATCGAATCTAGAGTTTGAAGCCATCCGAGAGGTGAGGATTCTACCCAGAAATAGTTGCTTTTATGCAGAATTTGTTTATTTAGATTCAAAGGTAGAAGCAGATTTAGAATTTTCAAGATGCTTAGGATTAGACCACGGTGTTGATAACTGGTTGACGGGTGTATCTAATGTTGGGACTAGTTTTATCGTCGATGGTAGGCACTTAAAATCCATCAATCAGTGGTACAACAAATCCGTTGCTCGGTTGATGGATAATAAGCCAAATGGCTTCTGGTCGAAACGATTGGCAAGAATAACTGAAAAGCGCAATCGCGTCATGCGTGATGCGGTAAATAAGTCTGCTCGACTAGTAATCAAGCATTGCCTAGCCAATCGGATTGGCACCCTAGTGTTTGGCTGGAATAAAGGTCAAAAGCAAGATGTAAATATGGGAAGGAAGACAAATCAAAAATTTGTCCAGATTCCCACTGGTAGATTGAAAGAGCGCATCAAGCAGTTGTGCGATATCTATGGAATTAAGTTTGAAGAAACGGAGGAATCCTACACTTCAAAATCTAGTTTTTTAGATGCAGATACTATCCCCGTTTATGGTGAAAAACCCATTGAGTGGAAAGCGTCTGGTAGTCGGATAAAAAGAGGTTTGTACCGTACTTCTAATGGTACTGAAGTTAATTCAGATGCCAACGGTGCGGCTAATATTCTCAAGAAAGTAGCGGTGAAACTCAAGTTGGATTTGAGTGGAATCAGTAGAGGCGAATTGTGCGCGCCTTTGAAGTTCAGGCTCTGGACTCTTCAAGAATCTCAGTCTCTTTAGAGCTGAGAGTATCAAGTCAATGGCAAGAGCTGGATAAGACCTGGCTAGAAAACCTTGTGGAGTCTGGGCGTATCTACAAAGAAATCGACGGCTACTATGTTCTCAATCCAGACATTACAGGATTTCTCGAAGCTAGTCAGCAACCCCGCTCTAAAGAGACGGGGCTTCAGGCTAATCACCCGAAGCCATGCTGACCAGACCCCTGGTTTACTAGGAGCCGATATTTAGGTCACGACACCCTGGGATGCGTATGCTAGCCCCCCGCTCTGTCACCACTAGTTAAACAACTCTAAGGTCACTGGAGTAGTGCTTTTGGTCTAACAAGCCTAAATATCTCGGTCGAAGCAAACATTACCCGTAAGGAGGGACATTTATGTCCAACTATTCTCTGGTTATCGATTCCAACAAACAGCCTCTAGATCCCATCCACCCTGGCGCAGCTAGAAGACTATTAAATGCTGGCAAGGCTGCTGTCTACCGCATGTATCCCTTTACCATCATCCTCAAGTCTGAGGTTTCTCAAACACCAACACCTGCAACCCTTAAGCTAGACCCTGGCTCTAGAACTACTGGTATCGCTCTAGTTCAAAAAGATCGGGTTATCTGGGCGGCAGAACTCACCCATCGCGGTTTGGCAATTAAAGCCAGTCTCGATGCTAGACGATCGATCCGTCGCAACCGTCGTGCCAGACATACTCGCTATCGTCAAGCTCGTTTCCTCAATCGCACTCGTCCCAAAGGTTGGCTGGCTCCTAGCCTCCAACATCGGGTTGAAACTGTTCTCACTTGGGTTAACAAATTGATTCGATTCGCTCCGGTTGGATCGATCGTGACTGAGCTGGTTCGATTTGACTTACAACAACTAGAGAATCCCGAGATCTCTGGTGTGGAATATCAGCAGGGCACTCTTGCTGGGTACGAAGTACGCGAATATCTACTCAACAAGTGGGATCGAAAGTGTACTTATTGCAAGGCCGAGAATGTTCCACTTCAAATCGAGCATGTCCAACCCAAGGCTAAAGGTGGCTCCGATCGGATCTCAAATCTATGCTTGGCTTGCGAGAAATGCAATCAGAAGAAGGGGACTCAAGCGATCGAGGTGTTTTTAGCTAAGAAACCTGAGTTACTCAAGCAGATTCAGTCCCAGGCTAAGTGTCCGCTTCGGGATGCTGCTGCGGTAAATTCAACCCGCTGGGCATTGTTCGATCGCCTGAAGTTAACAGGTTTGCTTGTTACTACTGGTTCGGGCGGGCTGACTAAATTCAATCGAACTCGATTAGAACTGCCTAAGACTCATTGGTTGGATGCTGCTTGTGTTGGTGCGGTTGAAAAGCTAGAGGTACTGGTTAACAAGCCCCTACTAATTAAGTGCCAAGGTCACGGTACTCGTCAAATGTGTCGTACTGACAAGTTTGGCTTTCCCAGCAGGCATGTGCCTCGTAACAAGTTTGTTAAAGGCTTTCAGACTGGGGATATCGTGCGAGCTGTTGTCACTAGTGGCAAAAAGGTTGGCGAGTATGTCGGTCGGATAGCTGTTAGATCTTCTGGGTCTTTCAATATCTCGTCCGACATTGGCTTAATTCAAGGAATTAACCATAAGTACTGTACGACGATTCATTGCAAGGATGGCTACAGTTATCAGTTTTTATCTTCAGCGCATTCAGGCGGCGAAAGCCGCTTGAGTCGTTGTTCCTCCCAGCTCTGAAGAGACTGGGTTTCCCAACTTCCCACTTATTTCTTATGATGCTTGGATTAGATCTAAGCGGAATCAGTAGAGGCACATTGTGCGCGCCTTTGAAGTTCAGGCTCTGGACTCTTCAAGAATCTTAGTCTCTTTAGAGCTGAGAGTATCAAGACTTTAGAAACTTAAAATGACAAAAACCTATCAAATCCGCATTGAGTGGCATAGATATTCATATCAAAACTACGTCGCCGAAATTCACGTTTTTCTGCCTATATCTACTGAAAACCCTCCGGCGATCTGTGAAGAATATGTTTCCACAGAGAAGCTGTTTGGCTGTCCTCTTACGCCTAAGTGGGGAAGACAACACTCCTTTGAGTATCGATCGAACTACCTATCGCTCTCTAACGAATCACTTCAAAAATTAATTGCAGAAGTCAATAGCGAGGTAAACGGAATAAAATCTCTTATTCATACTGTCTATGTTACGAACCAAGATAGCAAGCTGCCGCAAGACGAGGTACTTGAAATCGATCCGCGTTTTATAGACATGCCATCACAAAGCCAATCGCTTTCAGCCTTAGACAGTTGGCGCCATAATTTAGTCAAAGGCGATAAGATAATAGTTTGGAGCAGTCAAGATGAAATGCTCGTACAAGGCTGGGTAAACCAAGTCCCGCAAACTTCAGGGATGCGATTCCAAATCGATCTATTTGAAAGCTCTGATTATACCCATCCACAAGTGACGCTTTTTGTTAACGCCGAAGATATCTTGCCTTCTTATTGCGATCGCCGCTCTGATAGCTGGAGGTTTGAGTTTAGGGTAGGAGACCGTATCGGTTGGCAAGACCCCAAAAATCCTCGTATCACTTGCGTCGGTACAATTATCGATATAGAAAATTACATTTCACGAGACATTTTGAGAGTTCGCCTTAAGTGTCAAGATGCTTGGGAAGAGGTTAGCTATATGGATATTTTTGAGGTTACAGATCCTTAAAGAAAAGCTTCTGCAAAAACTTTACATTTATTTCCTATGCATATTTCTAACGTTCGTTTAGGCTTTGCTACAAATAGCAGCAGCACGCATTCAATGGTGCTACTGCCCAACCCAGCTCCTGAATTAGACAACGTAGATAAGCCTAGTTTCGGCTGGGGATTCTTTACTGCGACTAAAGCACAGTCGAAAAAGATGTATCTACAAGCCAGTCTTTATAACAATTTTAAGCAAGTCTTTGGTGTCAACATAGCTAAAGTTTTAGCCAAAGAGTTTTGTCCTACTGTAAGTCGTAATATTCAAGGAGTAGAACACGATCTTGGCGCGTATGTAGACCATCAAAGCTTGCTTACGTTTCCAGTTAGTTTTGGGCGTCGAGATCGCAGTCCAGAAATCGATATGAACTTCTACAGAGCTTTCGAAACTTTTATTCTCAGCAATCCTAACCTAGCTATTTTAGGAGGTAACGACAATGATGAGGAAGAACACGAACTTTCAAGCTACCCCAGCTACCCTAATCTACTACCTATAGAAGGCGTTTCTAAAGATTGGGTAGTCAGGCACGATAAAACTTACGACTTTTGGACTTTGTTCTGTAGAGCTAATGGCACTAAGACTCGCATTTCTTTTCACGATAAGCCCATTGTTAAAGCCGCTTTACCAGAACTTGTAGACATTAAGATTACTGACTGGTGCGACGTCGGCTGCCAGTTTTGTTATCAGTCTAGTACTACCCAGGGCAAGTATGGGGACCTTACCTGGATTAAACGTATTTTGATGTCCTTATCTACCGCTAAAGTCTTTGAAGTAGCTTTAGGCGGAGGAGAAACTACATCTCACCCAGACTTTGTAGAAATCCTCTCGGAGGCGCGAAAGCTAGGAATCGTACCGAATTTTACAACTAGAAAGCTAAGCTGGCTCAAAGAAAGATGGGCGCCTAAAGCGCTAGAACTTTGCGGAGCCTTTGCGTACAGCGTAACTACAAGTGCCGCAGTAGAAAACTTGATTCGAGAGTGCCAACTTTATAAAGTTTCTCTTAACAAAGTTAGCATTCAAATTCCAATGGGAACTCTTTCAAAAAAAGAGTTTGAAGCCATTCTTGAGGTAGCATTTGAAGCTTCTCTTAATGTAACAGTATTAGGTTTTAAAAGCGTTGGCTTTGGCAGTAACTTTAAAACTGTAGATTATTCTTGGCTGCCTACTTCTATTACAGACTGCGTGGCTAAATATTCTTTTAACTCTTGGCAAAAGCTTGGCATCGATAGTGCTATCGCCGCTGAGTTCGAGAACGAATTTGAAAGCTTAGGAATTCCGCGCGCTTTTTACTATACTTCCGAGGGAACCTTTAGCTGCTACATAGATGCTGTCAACTTAACCGTTGCACCCTCTAGTTACTGCGATATGTTAGCTGGAGTTTCTCTAACAGAATGCGGATTTGAAGTTTGGAACGCTCGCTGGTTAGAAGATACATTTGTCAATTTCTCATGAGAAAGAGATTAGCGGAACTTAAAAACCGCCGCTGTAAATTTCGCGCTGTAGTAGAACGTTTTGGCAAGCAAGTCTATAAAAGTAAAAGCTATAATACTATCTTAGTTACGTTTGTAACGCTTACTGACTTGCAGGTTGAAGTTGCCGACCATTGTTGGATCTCGATTAAGGGCAGCATTACAAAGCTAGGGCTTAAACCTGGCGACGAAATTGAATTTGAGGCGTTGGTAAAACAGTACACTAAAGGGTACAAAAGTAATAAATATGGAATAAATAAACAGCGTACGGAGTACGGTTTACAAAGAGCCACTAACTTTAGGCGGGTAGACCTTTAAAACAATTAATTAATCCTTACAAGGCGGTCGAAGGACCGCCTATTTTATTTATGCAGTTTAATTCTAATGGTTTGATTTTGTATGAAGGCCGTTCTAGGATCGACAACAAACCTATATTTGTTGCGGTCACTGGATTAAAACAGTGTTCTACTAACAGCAAAACGGGTCCGATGGCTCAGACTTGGATCTTAAGAGCAGACGTTCATCCTCATGAAGCTATCGATCGTGGCTATGATTATAGTATTTGTGGGACTTGTCCTTTAAGAAGACAAGCTAACGGTCAAAGATTGTGTTACGTTACTCAAATGCCATTATCTCAAATCTACAGCAACTACAAACAAGGAAAATATAAGCTATACAGTAAGGATGCTAACAAGCTTTTAAACTTTCGTTATCAGACTTACGGCCTAAGAATCGGTTCTTATGGAGATCCTTGTGCCGTCCCCTTGTCGATATGGCAGCAGCAGCTAGAGATAGTTCCAAAAGGTTTTAGTCATACTGGTTATACACGTAGGTGGCAATTCCCCGAAAACCAATTTTATAAATCCTATTTGATGGCTTCAGTGTTTACAGAGAGCGAAGCCGCACTAGCTCAATCTTTAGGTTGGCAAACGTACAGAGTAAAGCAGGCGTACTCCCCTCTATTAACAAAAGAAATTTCTTGCCCGGCTTCGGTCGAAGCCGGGCGCGTAACTACGTGTTCCAATTGTCATCTTTGTAGTGGTAATAAACTCGGAGTTAATATTGTTATAAACGCCCACGGCGGACAAAAGCATAGATGGGGCGAACTTTTCCCTTAACTTTAATCGCCAGCAGGAACAGTTTTGCAACTAGCGCGTCTTATAGAAATTTTATCGATTAGCTTTAGGACAACTTCAATAGGTATCCTATGAACCTAGTCTTAACCGGCCTAACTTCCTTAGCATTAATAGTGCCTCAAGCGCTACCTACAACTTATTTACAAGACGTTAACGTCGAGACTATACATGGTAGTAAGTGCGCCATTCAAATCCAAGAGACTAACTTTACTTGCAGTCATTTAGCTGTAGTTCGTAAAGAAGGAAAAATATTCTTTTTCTTTCACGCCAAAAATGAAGAGTTTGCTTTAGTCTATGCCGCGACAGGGCGAGCAGAGATACTTAAAGGGCGCGCTTACTACCCTGTTTACAAAACTTTTGTTTACGAAAAAGGTAAAGAGCCAGACTCTTCTAAGGAAGTCAGTGGGTACTGTAGCTTAGAGCCTGAAGTAAAAGATATTAAAGCTGGTTGTGTTGCAGAAGTTTCAGACTTTAAAGCTATTTCAGCGGTCGTTAGATAAACGCAAGAACAGCGAGTTAAAGCATTTTTAAAGAATCATAAGCTGGCTGGTGCGATTGCTGATTGCGAAATGTATGAGTTCAAGAGACAGCTAGAGTACAAAGTGGAGAAGTTTGATAGCCAATTAATATTGGTGGATCGATTTTTCCCTAGTAGCCAAATCTGCTCTAATTGTGGCAGTCATCGCCATAAAATGCCGCTCAAGAATCGAGTCTTTGAGTGTCCCGATTGTGGACATATAGAAGATAGAGATCTGAACGTGGCGAAGAACATAGATCGTTGGTTTGAAAGTATTTTCGTACCGGAGCGATCCGAAGCGGCAAGCTCTGCCGTGTTAGCCTGTGGAGCAGACAAACCTCTTGGAAGTCATTCCAGGGCTGCGATGAAACAGGAAGTAAACAGTAAGCCTAAGATAGTGCAATTGTCATTATTCTAGGTTTGCATAGGTTTTGCAGAGCGGTTCGACTCCCCTGTACTCCACCAAAATCAACTACCTATATGAAACATGCCGAGAACCCCGTCCTTTCAAGGCGGGGATGAAGGCTAGCCGCAGGCTTTAGCCTGCCAGTCAACCATTGGGATCTTATCGTTGCCGTAGTCTCTACAAAATGATATAATGATTTGTAGAGACATCCAAGAACCATGTTAAATCTTAGTTACGAGTACAAACTAAAGCCAACAGAAGATCAGATTCTAGAAATTGAAAGAACTCTGGTAATTTGTCGCAAAGTTTGGAATTACGCGCTAAGAGAACGCAAGGACTGGATTAACTCGCGCAAATGTCCAATTAATGCTTGCTCAATTGCAAGTGAGTACATCATTCCAGCGGATGCTCCCTACCCGAATTATTATGTTCAGGCTGCGGGATTAACCAAAGCTAAGGAGTTATATCCCGAACTTAAAACGGTTAACGCTCAAATGCTGCAACAGGTGTTGAGAAAGCTTGAAACAGCATTTCTAGACATGAAGCGTAAGGGAATGGGATTCCCCAGGTTTAAGAATAAATACCGAATGCGGTCGTTTGTATTTCCCCAAATGCTGAAAAACTGCATCCAAGGAAATAGTATCAAACTGCCCCAGTTAGGTGTTGTTGAGTTCATTAAATCTAGAGAAATTCCTGACGGGTTTGTGGTTAAGCAAGCTCGAATAGTGCGTAAGGCTAGTGGATATTTTGTCATATTTTCATTAGAGTGTGATGTGAATGTTCCAGAACCGATGCCTCATGGATTTCCAGTTGGCATAGATTTAGGTCTAGACCAATTTCTAGCAACCTCTGAAGGCAAGTTAGTTAAACGTCCTAAGTTTCTGAAAGCAGAACATCGCAAGCTTAAATTGCTGCAACGTCGGCTGAAGAACAAGAAAAAAGGATCTAACAACCGCCACAAATTAAATCAAAAAATAGCCAGAGTCCACCAGCGAGTAGCTGACACTAAAAAAGATTGGCAGTTTAAACTAGCTCATGAAATAGTCAAAGATGCAGGAATGGTATTTGTTGAAGATATCGACTTTCGCACTTGGGCTAAAGGAATGCTTGGCAAGCACACCTTGGATGCTAGCTTTGGTCAATTTGTGGAAATACTTAAATGGGTGTGTTGGAAGCAAGACGTGTATTTTGAGAAGGTAAACAAAGATTACACTTCTCAAGTTTGCCCTAATTGCGATACTCATACTGGCAAGAAAACACTTGATAATCGAGTTCATAGCTGTCCAAATTGTGGGTACACAACTCATAGAGATGTAGCAGCGGCTCAAGTTATTCGCAATCGCGGATTGTCAGCCGAGGGACGCTCGGTAGACATAAAAGAAATTGCCTGTGGAGGCGGTCTAACGGGGACTGGTAACAGTCTAGTTAAGAGCCTTAGAGACAGGAAGAAGAAAGTCTGAAGGTGTGGCTTTAGCCCACCGCAAGACAACCTTTGAGAATCCCCGCGCATTCATGCCGGGGAGTACGTCAAATGTATAACGATGATCGCTCATCGGAAATTAACGTGCGACTTAAAGAGCCTCAAGACAACCAAGCAAGTGATAGCGAGCCAGATGAATTGGACTTTGATTCAGGAGAACGGAGTGTCAACAAGTTAAACCTTCGCAGATTTTACCTGCGATCGTCTTAGCTCCGACCTTTTGATAAATTTCCATATCAGCCTTAGAGTCTATAAAACAGACTTCTATTAATATTGCTGGCATGTAAGTGTTTTTAATTACATACAGGGGCGCTGACTTAACGCCTCTGTCTTTAAAACCTAGGCTTATTAAGCCAGCAAGTACTTTAGTAGCTACACTTTTTGCTTTAGCACTCAAAGCAAACACTTCAGTTCCCATTGGCTCGTCACTGTCTTGATAGGCATTAAAGTGGATCGAAACGTAAAGATCCACTCCACTTTCATTAGCTTTTCTAACGCGGCGGTTTAGAGAGTCAGTAAGACTAGTCGCTTTTAAAGGCGTACAGTCTACAACTTCGTGCCCCTTTGCAGCAAGCATTGCCATTAAATGCGTGCCCACAGCTTTAGTAAGTTTATCTTCTACCGCAATAGCGACAGCGCCAGTATCTACTGGCGTACAATTATGACCGCAATCGATTCCGTATTTCATTTACGCTCCTAGTTGCAACTCGTAAGTTTTAAGTATTGTCTCTGTAACTTCTTTTAATTCCCAGCTAAATTGAGCGTTACTGACAGGAACTAGATTAGTTTTATAGAACGCTGTAGCTTTAAACAACCACAATCCTGCAGGCCAAGCCGCATCATCGATTTTACCTATAGCTTTTCCTCTAACTTCTAGATCGTTACCTGCGGCTACTTCAAACCACGGATGTAAGTTGTCGGGGCGGTACCATAAGTCCCAGCCCAAACTTCCAGCAATATGATTTGTAGGTAAAACGTTAGTAGTTATGTCTAAAGTTGCGCCGTTGCCTGATTCGAAGAATTGAAGCGGAGCCATTAGCTTAAAACTTTCTGGCTGTTTTAGCCGCCACCAATCAGCAAGTCTTACTGCATCATCATTACCAATGGCAACTTTAACTTCATACGTACGCTGGCCTAGATACCTACCGACACTCGCTCGAACTCCTGATGGTAAAAACTCTACTAACGTCCCTGCTTTAAGAGGTGAAGACGCTAGTAAAATTACAGTCGTTTGTGTTTTACTTTGGATCGTCAGCATTACACCATAGAGCTACAATCAACATAACTCCACTAATTATTAAAATTCCTAAAAAGGTTAGAAAGGCACTTAGAATTGCATGTTCTGTTTGCATTAAATGTAAATCTTAGATAGGCGGCACGGTAAACTGCTGCGAGCCGTAGTTAACGACGGGTAGTTTTTGATTGGCTACAGTAATCCCCCGTTGATAAGTTGGCAAGTCTTCTATTTCTACAACTTCTAGCCCAGTAGGAACCTCACTAACAGGAGGAGGAGGAGGCGCTGACGCCAATCTACCGAGAAAGATCTGCGAGCCAGAAATCGTAATAGTAGAACTACTAGCTATACTAAGTGTTTGGGAAGAGTTAACTGCGAGCTTCTTAGTATTTACGTTTAGAGTTTCTGTAGGAGTTAATTCTATTTTCTTTCCAGCTAAGTGAATCCGTCCGCTATCTAATACGTATTCAAGTCCGTTAAGCTGAAAAGACTTAACGTTAGCTTTATATTCTGCGGCTCTATAAAAATGACGTTTGTAAAAATCTTCTGCAGTAGATGTTACGTAAACACTGCTGGTGGCTGCTTGGATTTGAAAGTGCTTTTCAGCTCTAAACCAAAAGAACTTGCTGCCGGCTTGAAACGTATCTGTCTGTTGATTATGCGAACTACAGTGATAAACGTGAGAGCGAGCGCTAGTGTGAACGAAGCCGTAGTTAACGCAAGCCGTCGTGGCTAAAACGTTTAGAAAGTTGCAGAACTGGCCGATCTCCCCAGCTACAGCTCGTCTGTCTCCGTTAGTATCTACTTTATATGTAGCTAAAGCAGATACGATTCCATCACCTACGACCTTAAGATGGTCGATGTAACTATCTACGGCAGACCGTGTAGCTTTGTCTGTTAAGCTTATTCGTAGCTTAGGCACTTCACTTCTAACGTGAGAGCTAGTAAAGTTACCTATAAACCAGCCGCTCAATCTGTCGGCGCTGTTATAAGCATTAAACTGAGCTCCTTTAGTTAGATACTCTCTTAATTGTGGAAGGATTGTAGTACTATAATTAGGATCTACAACTCCAACTCTAGCGTACGGATTAGCACTCATTAGATAAGTAAGTCTTTGATATTAAAGTCTAAATCTTTATAACCACCCCAGCGATTAGCTTCAGCCACCCATTCTTGACTTCTAGCTTCTGCACTAGTTAGCGCTCCAAAAGTACCTTGAATTGAAATAGCTTCAGCAATAGCATTTAATCTCGCACTCAAACCTTCTCTCACGCGAGTAAAGTTAGGATCTCTTTCTAAAACATCTAACGTTAAAAGTTCTGGTAGATCTGCTATTACTTCATAAGCTTTAGCTAACATTTCACACGCTAAAGTCTGCAACAAAAAGCTAAACCCCGCGCTTTGGCCTAAAGCCACACACATTTGAAAGTGATGGTATGGTCTACCGTAACCAGCATTAGGTAGGCTGTAGTTAGAAGCTACAGTAGGGTTGAGATTTGCTTCGACATGAAATTCAGACCAGTACTTAATAGCTATCAGACTTACTTCAGATAGCAAGATTCTTAGCGGTAGTCTGTCAAAAGCGTTGGCGTCTAAAGCGTGTTGCCTTAGTTTGAAGTCGCCGCTTTGACTCTTAAGTTTCAAAGCTTTTTCGCAGGCTCTTACGTACTCAAAATCTAAGTCAAGATTTATAAACAATGCTTTTAATTTAGAAACTGGCGAAAGTTCTGGGCTTACTAATAATTCCTTCCATACGCTTTCTGTGATTTCCTTACTTAACTCTAAAGGCTTCGCACTCCAATTAAGTCCTTGGCAGCAAGTATAGGCAGCTAGCGATCCAAGCTTACCGCCGATTGAATAAACTCTTACTACAGGTTCGGGAACTAACTTAGCTTTAGGAAATATCTTCCAATAATTAATTGTTGCCGAAGTTAGCTGTGAGCCATCCTCTTCCTTAAAAGCTACACATCTAATCAGTTCTCGCCGTAGCTGAGTCAGCAGCCAGTCACCGTATTGCTTAACATTTTCTACTACTGTGGGCGCGTTTAACTCTGTTTGATACTCCCAATTAGTTCTGGCGGCTTCTATAGCTAAGTAACGCTGTTTTTCCAGGCTGTCGTATCTACTGTTTGATTTAAGAGAGCCGCTTCTAGTTACTTCTTGAGTCTTATAAATGTACTTCATCAGAACCTTTCGAATCCCAATCTTGACAATTCTCGTGCACGAAGCCCGCTAGTCTTCGCGTTTCCCAATCTCTGGCTACAATTATATCCGCGCAATAAATCGGATGAAACCTTTTTAGTTTAGCTTCGCAAAACAAACAATAATTACCAGGACTTTTACCAAAGGGAGCGTTGTAATTTCTTCTCTTATTTACCATGTCAGTTCGTCCTGCCAGTCGCGAGTTGGGTTGGAGCTAGGTACGGCGCCACCATAATAACCTCTGACGTTAGTTTGCAACATTAGATACTGTCTCGGCATGTAATAAATATCGACTCCAGCCTTAGCCCAGATTGCTTGTCGAAAGAACCCTACCAGGTCGCCGATTAACAATCGTTCGATTGCCGGCCTTAAACGGGGTTCGACGTTATCTAGTAAATCTACTACAGCAATTGGGTTATCAACGTACTCTTGAAAAGGTCTAGCTTGAATTCCGTAACTAGTTGCGTAAGTTGGAAAGTCTTCTGTAGTAGCCGTTGTCTGCAATGCCGATTGATAATAAGTAAGGCTTTGACAATCTAGACGCTCTCTATATCTAATAGCAGTAGCTCTGGCTACTGGAGCTGTAGCAGTTTCTAGCCCGCCGCTGACAGTCAACCCTCCTAGTAATTGCTGAGCCGGTAAATCGCTTAAGGCTTCGACAACATTTAAAAAATCACCGAAGCTCGGCGTAAGATCGATAGCAATCGGGTCTAGTTCGCGCTCGCTTCTATCTCGATCGTCTACTACCTCTACTACGTTGTCATCATCGTCAAATTCAAATACAGGCGGATACAAGAAAGTGTCTAAAGAGTCGATTAAATTCTCAGCTCTTTCTGCCAAACCTAGCTGAATTAATTGTGCTTCTAATAAGTCTCTAGTCGATTGTGGGTCTAAAGTACCTGTAGGTTCTGCAGCCAACGGCTCGGCTGGGTTATCGACTACATTGTCCAGTCCTGTACTCCCAGTACTGTCTGTGTCGCCAAGCGGGTCTAATTCCCCAGTTGGGATTAAAGTTCCAACGTCCAGACATAGAGATGCTAATAAAGAATAGTTGGTACCGTTATTAGTAACTATCTTTCCAGTAACTAAAGATAGTCCGGCGTCGGAGCGGCCTAAACTCCCATTACTAGCATTGCGTTCTAAAGCAGAGTCTAACCAACTTAATAGTGGTAACAAACTGCCGGCAAAGGTCGGGCGTTGGGTAAAATTAGCAACAGCTTGAGCATCTAGATACCCTCCAGATATCGTAGTAGTTGCAATATCTCCTAGATCTGCAAAGTCTTCTTCAGGTTTTCCAAACTTACCTTCGAGTCTGATTCCAGTACTTAAATCTAGCTTAATCTTACTTTTAGGTAACCTTAGTAAATTACCAACAACATCTTGGCCGCCAAAGAAATTAATAAACTCTTTTCGATGCTCTTGATAAAAACTAGTTAATTGGCCTAACGACTCGCGGATAAAAGTTAGATCCGGCGGAGTCGGGCTCAAAGAAGCAATTACTTCGATTCCAGAATTAAGGTCGTTAACTGTAGGTAAAGAAAATTCCCAAGTTGTCGCACTAGTCCTACGCGCCTGGAGTAAACCCAATCCAATCGAACTCAAACCATTGCTGTCAGTACCTAGCTTAATTGGTAGATTATCTGGCAGCGCTGTATTGAGAAACTTCTCTGCTAGGTTTGCGATTCCTCTAACGTTTGGTTTAGGCGGTGAAGCGTCCCAATCAAACGTACCGCCTAATGTAGATAACAATGTAGTTCGTAATATTCTTACCGAGTCTTTTACAACCGTTGTATTAGAGCTACTGGTAAAGTTACTTGCAGCAACAACAATTTCTGGCTCTGCGTAATTACCACACTTAAGATTCGCAGTTAGTAATTTGCCAACTTCTAAGGCTTTATCTGCAATTAATAAACCTTGAGCTTGAGAAATCACTATGCCTGGAGTTACTAATATAATGCGATCTTCTATCCCGTACTTAAACTTAAAGTCGGATGGTAAGTACTTATTAGTTGCGTCTATATAATTTCTAAACTTGAGGTCGAAGGGGAATATAGAACCAAGCGCACACACAAAAGCACCTAACTTTAATTCGGTTTGTTCGGCGTTTAAAGTTAGTCTATGCGCTACGGGTAAAAAGTTGTTAATTCTATCTAGCTGAGGCTGGTAGTTAGGCTTGATAGTTAACGTGCCTAAGTCTATACTAGCTCCTTGCGTTACTAGTTTTGGTCCTGACGACGGAAACAGAAAGTTGTAAATACTCTGAGCTTGAGGCAGATATTTATTAACCGTACTTACAAGCCCAGCTATTTGCTTAAAAGTTGGATTTGCTTCTATAGCTGCAATCTGCTTAAAAATTTCTACGTTAGTTTTGTCTAACCACGCACTATTAGCAAGTGCGTATAGAGCTGGATATGCCGCACTGGCTCCAACTTCAGAAGCCAAAGCTAAACTAGCTAAGTCTGCTAAGGAGCGCAGAGCTTCTAGCTTAAATTGTTTCGATCGCGCGCGGACTTCTTCTTCAGTACCTATAATTGCTGCTTCTGCTTCGCGTTTATCCACAGGATCGATAGCACCTACTACTACTTCTTGCGCTTTTAAATACGCTTTGTTGTTAGTAGCTATCTTTGCTAAAGATATTAGTTGAGAAGAAACACTATCTAATTGAGCCGTGCTATAAACACTAGTGCTACTGACAGTACTAGCTATATGGGGGATGCTTTGATAATTACTAGAAGTTAAGGGGTCTACTGTAGTACTAGCGCCGGGAATGATATTTAGATAGCTAAACTCAGTCCAATCGAAACTAGCCTGACTGGAAATTCCAGACGTATAACTATAACCCCCAGCATGTTTGACGTTAGTTGTTAGTCCCGAAGGTAGCGATACGCCTAAATAAGCTTGACTTCGAGAGTAGGTATAAACGGAGTTACCCGTAGGCGATATATTGCTAGCTCCTAAATTAAATACTTCGGTTCCGATTGGCAGTGCGGTTATGGTAGTTCCAGGTGCGGATTTAGGAAATACCATTCCTAGTCCAGGACCGATTCCATAACTTGGCGTAATTAAATTGCGCGTACCACTATTAACGTTAGTGGCAATTTGACGCTGCTGTAAATTTTGTAGTAACGTGTTTTTAGCCTGTACTACCCATCGAGTGACTACGGCTTGAGAGTTACCTAACGCTTGCCGCTGGGCTGGATAGCCTAATTGATTGAAACTAAATTGGCGAGCATAGTCGCGGCTCACATCATATAAAGACATTAGCCCACCATTCCTAACATAATAATTTCACAAGTATAACCTCCCTTACCGGCGGCATTAAAATCATGGCGCACTCCATCAACGCGAAACATAGATAGAGGCTCTTGAGCGAAATGTGAATTGCGTTGTTCGTTACCTTTTAGCGCTTTAGAAGTTTCCGAAGTTTCAGTCCGCACTGCCGGTTTAGACGTGTCGTAATTATCAGCTAACTTCTGATAAATATTATCAGCCTTAGAAGTGTCCTTTAAAAGATTTATACCTTGACTCTTAGCAAAAACAAGAAGTTCGATCAGTGTCTTTACACTAGACTCATCTCCCGCATAAGCAAAAAGACTTTGATACTTAATGTCTAACTGGCCTAAATAGATTAGATCCGTAGTAAGTCCTAAGTTTGCCAGCCACTCAATAGTAGCAGAGTTGCTAGTAATTTCAACGATCAAGCCCGTCTTTAAAACTTTAGGCTTTTCTTTAAGTTGTGGCTCTTTTAAATAAGGAAAGTCGAATTCGATCTTGACTTGATTGCCATTATACTTTTGTGTTTTTAAAGCCGCTTTAAAATTATTTAATGCTTTAATAGTACTGCTAAGAGTTCCACCAGCATCAACAAAATCTATATCTTCTAATCTAGCAACAGGTTGTTTCTTTTGCTGTTCTACCTTAACTTCTGATGGAGCAATGTTGCTATTAATACTACCTAAAGCCGCTTTAAGTTCTGAAGAGTATTGAGGTGGAACGCTAGAGCCTGGAGGCACTACCGTTCCCGTTGGCTGCCAATTACCATTTACAAAGATTTCAAAGTGCAAGTGAGGTCCGGTAGAATTACCAGTGTTCCCAGATAATCCGATCTGTTGTCCTGCGGTTACGGTTTGGCCGACAGTCACTTGTCTTAAGTTTAAGTGAGCGTAACCGCTTGTGATTCCATTGCCGTGATCGAGTTTGATGTACTCGCCATAGCCGCTAACGAATGCTGAAGTAATCACCTGTCCGGCTGCTGTAGCTAAAACTCCGGTTCCTGTAGGGCACTGATAATCCGTACCTCGGTGGTCTGCAGTTCTACCAGTTACTGGATTTTTACGATTCTTTTGAGCCACAGAACTAATTCTGTATTCTTTCGGAAGCGGGTATAATAATTCCCCAGGCTTTCCTTCAAAACTTGTAGCTGTCGTGGGCGGCTGATTCTGCTGACTTTGAGAAGATTCTGAGGGGTTGGCAACACCACTGACTTTAAAGTCTTTACTTTCTCGAATTCGAACGGCGTCTTCAGTACTGCCAGCTTTAAAAGAAGCTTCTGTACTGCCTTTACTCATATCGACGTTATTACCGCCGAGACTAACTAAGTCCTTAGAAACATTAAGATCGAACTTGCCTTCGTTAGGTTTGTTACTACCTGAAACTAAGGGAGCGGTTTCGGTATCTGGAGCTTGCTTGTCTAAGTTTTTAATTTTAGTCAAGATGTCGCTATGACTTTCTCTCTCCCTTTGTAAATACTCAATCGCTCCATAACGCTCTTGTACGAGTAGTTCTAAATCTGCAAGATGGGAATGCATCGGCGAACCGACAACTTGAATTAACTCTCCAGGTGTCAAGCTCGGATCTCCCAGTAAAGTCATAGAGGCAGATCTTAACTGTTTGCCATGAAGCCTTGCTTGTTGAGCGCCTAACGCTATCGCCTCGGTTCTAGTAGTTAGATTGTCATCGATAATGTAATAATTTCTGCCAGCTATCGCTCGCCCCGCTAGAATCGGCGGGCGAGAAACCATGTGCATCATGATTACGTTTCCAGACTTGGTGTTGTTAGGCGAGTTATTAACGATTAGAAAATTAGTGTACATGCCTACAGTAGTGCGTTCTTCCCGCCAATTATGGCACGCCTGCGCTACATCTATACTTGAGTTGAAAGGTAAAGTAGCGTCTATTTCTACAACTGTTTCTTTCGCTGCTTTATCGTGAACGTCGAATTCTAAAGCTTTAATTTTTGGATACTTTTTGCTCAGACTAGATATAACAGCAGAGTCTCCAACTCCTTCTGGTTGATAGCCACGGTAGTAATACGTACGGTAAAAACGCTTTGGATCTGTCAGCCCGCTTAAGTCAGTACCTCTAGGACAATAGTAATAATTACCATCCCTAACCGAAGCAAATACTTCTGTCGGGTAACTTTCCTGATTGGATAATAGTTTGATTAGTTCTATCGGTACTTGTTGTTCGATTGTAAATTCCCGCGCGACCGTTTCAGTGTTGAAGGGCAGCCGGCCAGTCATGATATTAAACTTAGGGTTAAAGTCTAAATCCAAAACCTTATTATTAACGCTAGCTGCTAAAGGCTTATCTCCATAGTTATAGAAAAGGTCTGGGGCTGGATAGTCGATTTTGTTACGAGTGTCCTCTGCTTTCTTACTCGCGGCGGCGACTTTACCCAAGTCATGTACGGTTCCTGGCAAAATCTTCATGCCATTGAGATCTGTAGGATTACTATCCTTACCTAAATCTACATAACCGACTCCTAGTTGAGCGATCTTAAGAATTACGTCAGAGCGATTAACAGCGTCAGCTTGCCCGCCTAAAGCTTGATTTAAATACGTACGGTCGTCTTTGATATCAAATGGAGCTAGAGATACTTGCGTATCCATCAAATGCTTCATTCGATCTCGGCATTGAATCGTATATTTAAAGCCAGCGTCGGTTCCAGTAAAACCGATCGTGTCGATCGAGCCGATAAATACTCTTAGAAATTGAGGATTGTCTCCTTCCATCAACTCCCACAAAGCGCTAGCCGAACTATAAAGTCTGTCAACATAACCCAACCAAATACAAACATTATCTTCTTCACCTAGATAATGTTCGATATTGTCTTGAGCCAGTTTTATTCTAGGCAGCGGTGGTGCGAATTCACGCATCTCTGTAGAAGCGCACGTAAGGTTGATTACTGCAGAACTAGCATTCCAAAAACGCTGAACGCTACAAGACACGGATTGAACTACCCAATCACTAGCTACTGGAACGTGTGCGAACAACACATCCTTGTGATTGAGACCGGTAATCACACATAAAGGAATGGCGGCTTCAGCTCGCTGATGACAGTTCGAGCCGAGCCGCGCTTGATAGGTTAACACTAGGTAATTAATTAGTGACGTTATAAAAACTTTTTAGATCTTTGCCTACTCCAGCAATATTGTCTTGAGCGTTAAGGGCGCCACCAGAATTAAAGGTTCGCTGAAAAGTCTTCTCTTCGTTAGTAAAAGTAGCACTCTTATCATTTGAAGTAATGACTTGATAACCTTCAGCAAGGCCTTCCCATTGATTAGCAATAACCTTTTGCCCAGACTGAGCTCCTAATGCAAATGTATCTAGCTTACAGTTTAACAGAACGATCTTACCTTTAGTACTGCGTTTTGCGCTTCCTAAAGGATCGTTACCATAACTATTATTTAGCCTACTAAGATCGCCAGGAGCGGTAATATTATCTTCAGCAGATGCTAGCTCTGCGGCGTTGATATAGAAGACGAGTGTAAATCTAGGGCTTCTACCAACGCGAGCGGAACGGGTGACGGCAGGAAAGCCTAAAGTTTCCTGAATCGTTGCCATGTCTAACATACCCCGCTGCGCTACCCATCCGATTTGAAAGTCACCGTCTAGATATCTAGGTACGCGCTGACCCATTTCCATATACGGCTCGGTAGCATTACGAAAGGTAAATTGAACGCTAGTAAAAAAGCCTCTGTTTACCAAGCGGCCTGCCGCATCTAACATCCAAACGTTGCAGTCGTAACCCTGAAACGGGTCTTTAATTGCATTATTAACACCACCTGCAGAGTTAGTGGTATTCGGCGTACTTTTAGTCGTAAAAACTGGCATCTTTAGTTACCTCGCTTAGTTAAGTTGTAGCGATAGATTTTGGATTACATCAACTACAATGATGTCAGCGGGGAAGAACGGAGTATAGCTGATAGTCGCGTTAAGATAACCAGCGGCTGTAGTATCCGCTGTGTTGTTACTAGCGTCCGCAATGGTTGGGCTGTAAGATTGAATCCAGCCAGTGCTAACGCGGTTGCTTAAATAAGCGTCGCAAGACGCTGCTACTAAAGCTCGCGCGGTATCGTCGTTCTGTTGCGATCTTACGTATACGAGATTTTGGTAGAGATCGACTAGCATTTGCAGAGCTACTCGACGAATCGAAACTAAACGTTTGTTAGGATCTCTAGAAGTGTTGCGGCCATTTAAGAAATGGAACTGACCTACAGCGGCGTCAAAGTATAAAGCTTCGACGCCAGCTCTAGTAATGGCATCTAGATATTGAGGAGTAGAAGGCGTGTCTACAGAGCTTACTCCAGAAATAGTTAGACCATTGCGGACGTAAGCCATTGATTGAGGCGGAGCTACCTTAGCCAGTCCGGCAGCATAAAGAGCGGCTGCGGGCTGCAAGTTGTTAGAAGAGATTCCTGTGTACCCGCACCAACCGGCTACTAATGTAATGTCTTCGTTATTTAGCTGAGCGCCATACAAAGCTGCTTGAGCTGCGTTAAGGTTGGGAGGAGCTTGAAGTACCAACCGTCGATTGGTATTAGTCTTAGCATTGCGGTTGACTTGGCCGATACATTCTGCTACCACAGGAGCATAACGCGGGTCGCCGATAGTTACTCCAGCTGGATAAAGCACTGCAATATCAAGCTCTTCTAGACGTTGTACGGCTCTGACCATTGCACTAGCGCCTACGTTAGCTGGATCTGCGTCTGCTTCTAATTGAGCGTCGGCACCTCCTGACAACGAGATGTTTTGCAGGTATGTCTCACCTTGATAAGCTACTGAGTAAATCGAAGGCCTACCGTTAATATCTACATAGTTTAAAGAAGAAATATAAGCACCGTAGGCAGGAGCGATTCTCAACGGCACTTTAGAAAGTTCGAGATCGGTTAATTGCCGCCCTGGATTGACTACTACAGGAGCGTAATAAGCTCGAATCATCGATGAGTTTTTAGTAGCATTAAACAACCCATTAGTAGGATCTACGTCTCGTGTCGATAAATTTAATGTTTCTGTAGTAGCCGTAGCCTGATAATTAGCACTGTCTAAATCTTTAAGGTTTAGTACGAATTGACCGTCAGTACCTGGTGCTACGGAGACTTCGATTTGGTTGCCGTAAGCTCCATCGCTTAGAGCAAAAATGGTAACTAACAGATCGCTATCCTGCGAGTAAAGTTTGAGACTTGCAGTTTTAGATCCGGCGCTAGCGGACTCGCAGTAGAAAGGCTTATGTACTGCGGGTGTGTCGTTTGGATAGCTCCAATTGTTATTAGCGATCGCAACAGTTGCCGAATTTAGAAGTAAGTCATTAGCGTAGAAACCGTTGGGAATGTCTTCACCAACAGTGCTGCGAGAAAGTTCTAGATATACTCTATTAGCCTGATCTCCTTTGATCTTAGTGTTTAGAGTTAAAGTCGCGGGTACTAATGTCTTGCTAAGAACCGGAGTTTCAAACAAGGCACTCATAATCGTGTCTTGTAAAACTGCTGTCTGTAGTTTATCTAATACATCTGCGGCGGAAAGTCCGGCTTGAAATGGCAAAGTATTTGTTGCCATCGCACCGATTGCCACCTTAGCTCTGACCAAAGGCAATCTGTAATTGGAACCCTCAGCCAAAGCAATTACGCCGCTAGTTTCTACCTGTGGAATGTCAAACGAGATTCCAGAGTCTACAGCTACTATAGTGCGGTCTGGATTGACAAATAGAAAGTTTACTTTCAGCGCGTTTGGCGAATAAGCTTCTGGTACGATTTCATAGCTATCTACTAAGACGTTAGTGTCTGCCCGATAGAGTTGGTTTCGCCATTGAATTGCATTTTGGTTGGCGATCAATCCTAGATTAGCAGTAGTACTAACGGCGATCGTATATGCATTAAACGGTGTGTCATATAGCTCGATATCGATTCCGGCTGCTAACACAGCAGCAGTTCCAGTTACTCCTCCTTTTACAACAAAGTTATAAAAGTTTCCGTCAGTCTGGTCTGGTAAAGGTCGAGAAAGAATCGTTAGACTATTAGCTTGAAACGTTGCTGCGGCCGAGACCGATTGTAAAGTTCTACCAGGTTTAAGATTTGCTAAGACTGCAGGATACAGACTTTTAGAAATGCGCGCGAATTGATACTCATCATTCGCAGTTGGAATTAGTTGGATCTGCCCTTTGCCAATAACAGCCTGTACTTTAAGTACCGCTCCTACAGGGGCTGTAGTTCCAGAGGGAATTACATAAACAGTTACTGCTGTATTTGTCGGTGCTGAGGCAATAGCTAAGGTTGCTACTTCTACATTATTGTAATAAAGTTTGCTACCTACTCCCAGCGTTGCCAGTAGGTTAGTCAGCCCTAATGGTTCGGCTTTGATAGCCAAGCTTCCAACCGTTACCGAACCCGCTGCAAGTACTGTATAGTTACCTCCGGCAATATCGATGGCACCTCCACCAGGAAGTGCTAAGCGATTCCCGTTTGCTAAAGCTACTGCCGCGCCTTGAGGTGTAAAGTTAGCGTTTAACGCAGCTAACGTTCCTGTGTCCCCAATAGCATAAGTAGTCGCTGCGACAGCTGCATAAGCACTCGGCGTACTTGCGAGAATAGAAGTCGTAGTTACATCTACGGTATTAGAAATCCTTTCTTCTACTCCTAATTGAAGTAAAGCCTGACCTAAAAAGCTAAGATCTCGATTTAACTTAGAAGTATCGCTAACTTCGATATTCCCGATCGCATTAATGCTAGGTAAGGCTTTGCCAATATAGTTAGCTTCTAATTGTAGTCCAGTCGTCTGAACTGGAGACCCCGACTGAAATTGTTGGATATTTCCTTCAAATCCGACTTTAGCTTCGATTCCAGCGCCGAGTCCATAAAAGGAGATTTGAGTGCTCGCTGCAGTTTCTTCAGAAACCGCTCTAGAAATAGTTAGCGTATTGATGCCTAAATCTAGCATCATTCGTACGGCTCTAGAACCAGGACTGTTATCAGCCCCATACAGCTTATTAAATTCGCTAGCTGAAGTAATAGTGTTAAGCGACGGTCCGCGTCGGAATTGGCCGACGACACCGATCGCATCGCGCCAATTAGAAACGGTCGGTACGGAACCGACCGTAACCGAATTAAATTCTACGTGTGGATAGCTTAGGTTTGACGGCATATTCTACGCATATAAAGACTCCGCCAGTCTCTTCTGGCTGACTGTACAGTACAGCCGAGTGCTGAGCTTATAACGCGCTAGATGGCAATATCTGTGTAACTAAACTTAAACTTTATCCAAGCACTATGAAGCACTGCGTCAGCTCCATTAGCTTTTTTAAACAGTTCCGCTGTTTCATAGCAAACAGAAACTATTTGGGGATTGCGTACTCGCCAAGGTTGTAAGATCGAGATGTCTCTAATTGCATATCTAAGTAAAGTGATCCATTCCTTTAATATTTCTTCGGCAGGCAAGACAGCAAGTTCGATACTTTTTAAGTCTCCTTTAAATCCTTGAGGTAAATCTAAAATTCTGTCTGCCGTTTGAAAATAGTAATTCTTACCATCTACGCTTGCGTATTTAGTCTCTAATCCGTAATCAAAGTCAGACAGTTGATAGGTTAGCTTTGCAACTAAGTTTGCCTGTAAGTAAGGAACCGATTCCTTAGAGTTCCCAGGAGCTAAAGCTAACTGCTCTTCTTTAAGGTAGCCGCGATCTCCACCCCCTACTGACGCAGTGTCTGGATATATAGCTAGTACCAATCCAGGTTCGGTAAGTTCTCTGCCGCCGTACAGTTTAACTTTAGCGATTTCTACTCTACTGCCATCTAATGGATTTAAGATTTCAGTGTCCGCTACTAAAGGATTTGTAGCGATAGCGATGGCGACCGCCGCTACTAGATCTCTATCGGTCGGAATAAATTTAGGTAGAGCTTTAGATGTCTGGCCGACGCCGATAGTTAAATCCGGTAATTGCCGAGATTCGTTCGTGAAGGTCATAATTTAAGTCTCTTTGTGATTGAAGTTGAATGCTAACCACTTCAGCTTTACTTCCTCTATTTGTAAAATTGCTACTTGATGTAGTACTAGATAATCGCTGGAACAGTGGTTGACAAACTAGAGATAATGCCAGGTTTGTAAATGCAGTTTGCGGACCGCGCATGTCGCCTAAAGCTATTTCAATATCGCTAGGCACGCTTAAAATATCCATTACTAAATAAGTAATAGGAGACGTAACCGGCCACGGTATTATCCTTACCGCGCTCATGCCGCTAGAGATAGTATCTGGGTCATCGCGGACGATCGCGCCAACTAGGTTAGTAGCTTTTTTACTAAGGTTTAAAGCATCTATTAGTGCTAGAGCCTCTTGGGAATATCTAGGAATTAAAGCGGACGTGGAAATTGTAGTTTCAGTAATATCACTGGTAACGCTAGTTCTATAGCTTAGGTTTCCTGTAGTACTCACAGCTCCTTGTAAATTACGGAAGTAGATACAGTCGTATCTAGCTTCGCTGCTAGAGGCGTTGTCTCCAGTACTGGTAGTTGATAGCCTGCTGTCTTTAGGCGAGCGCTGTAAAAGAATGCAACTATTTACTTGAGTCGGGCGCAGATCTAGGGTCGTTAATCCCCAAGAAAACGGAACGATACTATCGCCACTAGTAAATCTAATCGCAATACTATCCGCGTTGTATCCGAGCAAATAATCTCTAAGCGCAAAGTCTAAATACGGGTAGCCACCTTCCCCAGATTGGGACACCGCAGCAATTACGTTAGCACCTCTAGTCGGGTCTAGAGTAAAGTTGTTAATCTGCAGACTCAGATCTAAAACGATTCTTCTAACAGATATTTGCGTTTGTGCTGGGTAACTAGCAGCTATAGTCCAGCCGCTACTGCCCGTTTGAGTAGGTAGGAAAAAAGCTGCTTGAAGTTCTGCGTTGGTAACAAACTCTTTGTCTTCAAAGTAGAGACGGGCCTGTTTGATGCGCTCGTCTTCTACACCGCTAGAACTACTCGATTTACTAACGTTTTGTTGAGCCTTAATTACAAAGTTTAAGGTTTCGTCGGCCTGTTTCCTTAGTAGCTCTGCTGCTTTAACCTGCTCTTCTACTACGGCAAATGCATTAATTAGCTTTGAGGCGGCAAACTTACAAGAGAGTTCCGTTAAGCCATCTGTAAATTCTGAATAATTAGTAAGTACCGGCTCGCCAAACAACATTGCCGAAACTTGAACTGGCGAAAATAATGGGCTTCGATTCTCGTCCTTAGCAGCTAATAATAAGAACGCCAACTCATAATCGGTATCTCTAACGATAGTATGATAGATTTCTTCTAGCTTAGCTCCGTTTAAAAGTTTTGAATAGTGTCTTATTGTTTTAGCCATTCTAACTAGTAACGCCGACTGAGCGTAAGTTTGCTCGGTCGGCGTTAGAGTACTAGCAAGAACGGTGGCAAAGTTAGGATCTGCAACAGCAAATCTACGCGACCAATCCATGATTTATGCTTCCGGTTCTTTAGGTTGTGGCTTTACTTCAGGTTTTTGTTCTGGTGCTACCTTGACCTTTACGTCTACTTTACTTTTAGCTTTAGGCTCGTATTTACCCTGTTGCAAGATTCGATCGACTCGATCTTTAACAGAGCCGTTCTTAGGATAAGCTTTACCTACCGCTAAGATACTAGCTTTAGGTTGTGGATCTAGTAAAGCTAAATAGTCTAAATGCTGAATTACTTCAGCTATAGTAGCATTTGGAGGTAAGTCTAAAGGAGGATGCTCTTCGTTACTAACGATTGGCTCTGGACCGGCTTTAAACTTAGCCCCAGCTTGAACCTTTGGTTCTGGTTGCGGTTTGGGAATATCGCTGGAACTTAATGTCAGAAATGCGTGCGACCGTAACATATCTTCAGCGGCTTCATCGGCGACTGCAATGATATCGTTAGGGCGCATTTTTCGCATCTGGCCGTTGTAAACCGCAGTTCCAGGGCAAACAGCTAATAAATAGTGCATTTTTACAACCGTTATAAGTTAGAACAGATCGACATGAGAAGTACGTACGATCTTAACGTCAGTAGCTGCGTTGGCGATAGCTCCGGCAGTTAGCTTAACCATAACTTCTGCGAGTTTAAATCCACTAGCAAAGCGAGCAAAGCTCGGCCCCATCCCAGGCATAGTTACAGGAGTTCCTACGTTAGCTGGATACAAGATCGAAGCCTCGTCACCTACCGCCGCGCTGGCTCCAACAATTTTGTTGAAGGGTAGATGCCTAAAGTCAGAGGAAGCGCTGACTAGCGAATCTTCTGGCATGTAAGGACGATTCGGGTCTAAATTTGCCTTAGCAACTTTATCCCGAAGTTGCCAACCCGTACTCGTGTAGATGTACAAACCTTGCAGGAATTGATAGTTTTTGTCAAGGTCTGCTGGAGTTACTAACATTACTGTTTCGCCAACGACTCCGGTAGCGGGCAAAGTAGTCACTGCTAATGTTTCGCGTACCGGACGCACGAAAAGTTCGATCGAGTTAAGCCCGTCTGGCAGAACTGGAGTCGCTACACTGCCTGCTGTTAAAGTAAAAGGCAGAGCATCTAACAATACCTCGGCTGCTGTGTACGCTAGAGTGACGACGCCCGCTGCTGCAGTCGCAGTTACAACGCCTCCTTTATTAGTCACGCCGCCGTATGGAGTCAAACGGTGCGTGCCTCTGGACTTCCAGAGGTCTTCTACTTTGTTAGATCCTGTAGATGGCATAGCTTATTAATAGAGAGAGTAAGAAGTACCGTAGCTAAACAACGGATCGTCATAGAGACCTGTATTCAGAGAACCAGGTTCGCAGACATTAATAATAGAGATCCAGTGGGGGTACTTAGCAACAGGTAAAAAGGCGTCGCCCATTTGGATGCTAGTACCAGGTAGCGCAGGGCTAGGCGGATTTTCAGAAGAGCGAATCCAGGGACCTACGGTGTCGCGCAATTCTCCCAAGCAATGCCAAGTCGCGCCCATAGTATCGCCAGTGTTACCTTTAGGTGCGACCATTACGATTTGGTGAGGAGGCCAGTACAATTCTGGTTGCCCGTTTTCAGGACTTGGGTAGCGCCCGCGTACGACATTAATTTTACAGCCGGAGATCGCAACCAGGTCGCCGCCTTCAAAGCTGTAAGCGTTAGCTGGAGCCACCGGACCGTCCATAGGATAGATCCCATTACGACCGCCCGCTACGACATCCATGTTTCCTACAAAGGAGAACATACCGCTAGAGCGTCGAATTAGATCGTTAGAGTGGAGGGCGTCATAGAGAGCGCCACCCATGTAGATTTCCCAACCACCTACTTTGTTAACTTCAGTCAGCCATGTTTTAAGACGACGAACTGTAGAAGCTACGTCTGCTTGGCGCTGAGTCCAAGGCACCCCAATGTTTAGCTGAGGGTCTGTGAACAAGAGGGCTTCCATTCGACCTCGTGTAGCCGTAAGGTTATCCCATGCAGTGTACGTGTTACCATCACCTACATTGGGTACTGGCGTTTGCGCGGCGACGTTAGTAACTGCAACGCCGCCAGGGTAAGTACCGCCCCAACCGTTATACGAGAACATGTTGTGCTGGGGAATGCCGGTACTAACATTGATAGAAGCGTTAGAACGGGCGTCGGTATAGTTAATACCACCTAGAAGAACTGAATAACGTAAAAAGGTAATTAGTTCTTGCTGATAGCGGTAACCGTCCTCGATCTTTTGAGCGATTACTGCTGAAGGGTCGAGTCTATCGTTATAGGTTCCAGGCGCCCGTAAATCGTTAACCGCAGAATCTTCAATATAGATATGCTGGCGGGTAAATAGCGGATTTGCAAAACGCTTGCGAGAGCGTCTAGCAGAACCTAATTGCAGAGAAAACTCTTTGCCCATTTCAACGATTGGAGCCATCGTAATACTGTCGAAGTATTGTTCGAAGGCCACAGTGCGGCTGGGAGTGTACTGAGTAGGAAATAGATTTTCTAGATCGGGCGGCATGATCCGCGAGAATCCTTCCAGCAGCATTCGTAGCTGGGTACCTCCTAAAAGGTCGTCGCCTGCAGCCACCCAGTCTGTAACTTGTGGAGAGTAAGTAGGAAAAATCGGTTGTGACATGATTATTTACGCGAGAGAGTAGCTTGTTTAGCCTGACATTGTTCGAGATATTTAGCGTAAGCAAACTGCTTGGTAGGCTCAGGGCTAGTTGCTACTGGAGCCGAATCTGCTGCAGGAGTTTCAGTGCCGTGCTGTTGCAGATAAGTCCGCTCTTCTTCTACAGACAAAGCTTTAACCTGAGCGATTAGTTCGTCCGCAGCTTCTTCTCCAAGACCTGGGGCTTTAAGAGCCGTCTCAAAAGCTGTCTTTGCACCAACGCTCAATGCGGCCTGGGAAACAATAGACAAGCGACGCTCTTGTCGCTCGCGTTTTTGCTGTTCTACCAACTTGTCGTGCTCGTCCGTAATCGAGAGCATTTTATTCTTTAGCTCTTTATTCTCGGCTTTAACTTCAGCCAGTTCTGCTGCTAAAGCTTTGATAGTAACTTCAATAGTACTAGTAGAGCTTAAAGACTGAGTTAACGAAGCTTGAGGTAAAGTTGCTAAAACAGGTTCTGGCGTCGGTTCTGGCGTAACCGCTACGGGAGTTTGATTTTCTTCTGGCATATCTATTGGTTTAGAGAAAACTTCTGGTAGCTCTGGTACTTCTATAGTTGGAATTTCTATTGCGAGATCTGAACCCAACATTACGGAGAAAGACCGGCGATTTGACTCTTCTCTGCCTAGAGAAAAAGCTCTGACGTCAGGCATCTCTGTAAGAAACGGTTCGTTTGTTAGCGCACAGCCTACTATCGTAGGTCCATAGTCTTTCCTGGTTCGAGGATTGTGGTAGTTCATATCGATCTCCATTGAGGAGTAGCGATACTGCTGCCTTTTTACCGCCATATATGTTTTTTCATCTACAGCGGCGTATAGTCCCCACAGGCAATTGTCATGAATCAGCATCTTTTCTAAGAAGCCGACTGCAGGCCTAGCGCCGATATTGACATGGCCGACAAACAGACCGGGATCGTAGGCGCAGACTCCTAGTTCGAAGTTGGCTATAGCTGTTTTAGCTACTGCTTCATCGAATACCATCTCTCCGTACCAAGGATGTTCCCAAGTACCGAAAGGAAAATGAGGAACTAAAAGTGCGCCAAAAGCTTGCTTGGTCTTAAACGTGCTAAAGTCAACGTTTAAAGCCGTAGGAGCCTGAGGTTTTACATACGCGATTGGTTTAGTTTCTGGTTCTTCGCTCTCTAGATCTAGTTCGTCTAAAGTTGCTAGGCTTTCTTGCATACAAAAGTAGTTACGCCAGAGCTGGCATATTTCTGGTATTGAAGATAAATCGTAGATAAGTAGTACTAACGCGCTTTGAGTAAATCTAATGGGCTTAGGTAAGAGTCACAAGTATTTAATACTTGCGTAGATTCATTAGTAACAGCACATACTAGATTTGGAAAGTTGTAAGCCAAAGCGCAGTTACCACAAGCATTAGCCAAACCTTTAGTTTTACCATCTGTTAATTCTGGCTGCTTGGCTTTTATCTGCACGGGGCTGACCTCAATAGCCGCTGGCTCGTTAGTTGTAGGTTTCACTGCCGGTTTCACTGCCGGAACGTTAACATTTTGCCAGGGAGGATTTGCAACTTCTACCTCCGGATCGACGTTATTGGTAAAGCCGGATTCGTTAAAAGTTTGAAAAGATAATAATTGCAAAGGGTTAGACATGAAATTTAATTTAGATTTAGCTTGTGCGTACGAAACTTTAAGTAGACTATCAAGCTGTTACGTTTCTGCTAACGACCTAGATACTTGTAAATGGATGCCAGGGATTGCCGCTATTTCAAAGACTATCGACGATGGTTCGATAGTGGATCGATGGAACGCATCTTTTTGTATTCGCGATAGCCGTTTTAAAATAAGAGACTCAACTCAAGCATTACAGTTCTTACAGTGGGAAATAGATTTATATCGCTCGATTACTGATATATTCCTAGACCCAAAATTTCCAGAACTAAATTTAATAATTTGTCAAAAGGATCGAAAAACTAGGGTGCAAAAATTAGCTTTGATAGAAGAGTACGTATTTGCCTTTGGCTGTAGATGGGGCTGGTCGTTAAAAGAAGTTAAAGGCGAAGGTTACATTGTTGATATTCCAGGCGAACAAGACAAATGTTTTATCCGGCCTGGTTGGTCTAGAACTCCAAGTAACGAATACTGCTTTCTATTCGTGAAGTCTGTTTTAGAGTCCGATCTGCGCCTAGACTTTTTATTCGATCGGTAAGTCACCAGTTGGTTTATTGCTAGTTTTAGCGCGGGCTTTTTGCTGCGGTTTGGTAGAGCCTACCGGACGGCCGCCGGCGTTACTTTCGTATAGTCTTTCAAACAGATCGCGGTCTGAAGCATTCATATCGCGAGTAGGCAAACCTACCATTTGGCGCATGATGTCAAAGTCAGTTTGAACTTGAGGGTTGAGCGCACCGGCCTTAGTCAAGCCTTGAACTACTTGCATCGTAGCTACTCTGTCCTCAGCTCGATTTGAATAGACTCTAGAAAAGGTAGGCGCTCGTTTGGCAGTAGGGCGATTATCAAAGTTGTAATCGATGACTTTAGCAAAGATCTGGCGACAGATAGCATTAACAATCTTCGATCGATAGTCGTCTATGTTTGCCCAAAAACTAGTCATTAAGTGTTCTGGAATCGCTCTGTTATTAGTTTCTAAGGAGCTTCTAGACAAGATAAAGAATGTCGGTACTCCTAATTCTAAAGCAATTTGAGCGTTGCAGTATTCGATACTATCGATAAAGACAGAACCTATGTTTTGCGGCTGAGAGATTTGACCTATTTTTGGCGGCACTCCTTTATCAACGTACGGTAATAATAAAGCGTTGCCTTGAGAACCTAGATTTTGAAGTTGCGAGCGGAGAGTGTCAAAAGTAGTAATCGCCCTAGCCATACCTTCATCGTCTGTCTCGGTTAGGTCTGTTGGCAAATCTGGCATGGCTATATAAAATAGCGGATTGCCATAACGATCCAAAGCCGACGACATCATGTCGATAAAAGCTTCTTTTAATAATACCCAACGGTAGATGGGCGCGATAGACGAGATGCCATAATGATTTCCGTAAAGGCCGTGTTGCTTGAGATAAACTACCTTTTTTCTAGGTAGCCTAATCATGCCTAACGTACTGTAACTGTTTCCCAAACTACCCATCAAGTTTGCGATCGTCGGATCGTAGTTACGAATTGTTTGGTAAATCCCTGACGGAATTCGACTGTTATAGTAACTAGACTTTGATTCGATCAGCCGGCCGCGAGGGTCTGGATACAGTTGGATGCTAACAGGATCGTAGGTAACTAAATCCGAAAGTAAGATCCTGCTAAAGTCTCCTTTAGATAACATTACCTCTGAAGTACTAAAGCCTCCTTCCCACAAACTGTGGATTGGATTGCTAAGCATTGATTGCCAATTAGTTCCGTGTTCGTCTTCGTAGGCAGCCAATTGATAATTACAGTGATCTGCGATTTCTGGATCTTCGTGGACTACTCTGTCTACTGACGCCATGATTGTCTTGAGCAGAATATCAAAACAAGTTCGTATCGTTAGATCCCGCTCGGCAACTCGTTTATACTCTCGTAATGCTTCCCGATTTGCATGAGGTTGCGGATTATTGCAGCCGTACTGCTTAAACTGGGCGTACGGCATTCGCTTCTTGTCTGTTCTAACTGTAGTACTAGGGTTTAAAGAAGAAAGCATTTGTTAGCTTAGATAGTTTTGAATGCCGCCAAGCTTGTGGGGAAGTTCGACATTAGATCCAGAGAGCTTAGCAGTTTCAAGTTTAGCTTTTTGCTCGCGGTCGCGACGGTCGCGATCTCTAGCTTCGAGGATAGCATTGACTTCAGACAGCAAAGCCGTTTTAATCGCGTCGCCGTAACCGTGAGCTTGCTGCCAGCTATTTTTACCGATCCAACTTTCTAAAGAAATTGAGACTAGTTGATTGACAGTTACGTAGGCTTTAAGGTCGTAGACCTGAGAGACTTCATTATTTCTGCTGTCGATGATTCGATCGCGTTCGAGAATTGCTTGCAAGTAATCTTCATCACTAGCGAATCCTTGACGATCGGCTCTGACGTCCCAATCTAAATCAAAAAGTAGCCGCCCCCAGAGTAGAGCTAAGACTTCGGCTTCGACAGCAAAGCTTCCAAGTCCGCTACGTCCTCTGCTTCTCTGGTCGTCTGTTGCAGTGGGATTTCTAGTTGTTTCGGACTGACAGCCCGAACTACTGGTAAGGGTTTGGAGATAGACTTCGCGCGCAATTGCTGTTTTAGCGTACGGGCTGTCTTTTTTAAGTTGACCCGAGTATCTTCATCGATCGAAGCGCAGGCTAAATAGTAATTGACAGCATACTGCACGTCTTCGATTTCCCAATCGTCAAGAACCGCTAACTTATCAGCTCCTTCGTTACCTGTCAAGCAGTAAGCGAACATATACTCTTCTAGACCTACTCCGCTTTTATCTAAGCCTGGATAGTTCTGCTCGCATTGAATTTGCGCCGCAGTATTGGGCATATTAAACTTAACTTCTTTGCCACTCGGCATTTCGTTAGCAGGGATCGAACGAAACTCATAGGCTTCATAACGTGCGGCTTTGCCGTTGTCTGCAGCGACATTAGCTCGTTCTTTAGATAGGTAGAAAGTCTCGTTAACTAAAGCGTACAAAGCTTGCTTGTCTGCTAACGGGAGTTCTGCCAACCGGTCTATTAGATCGGTACTTTCGTCAACTGCTTTGCCGTTTACCGTTACTAACAGCGAAGCCAGCATCAGATCTTCTGGGATGTAACCCAGTCGATCTCGGTCTGGGCGGTCGTAAGGAAACAGTTTGCGGGCTTTACGCAGATCTGAATATTTAGGAGCGCGGATTTCCACTTCGGTTTTACCCGTAGCTAACATACTCCGGTCGATCTTTAAAACGTCTTGCATAAAAAAATAGATAGTTCTGCTCGCTTTGCAACTTAGCAGAGCTAAAGTTTTAGTAACGCGCCATCACAAACATATGTCCAAGATCCAAGCAACTCATTTTGAAAAGGCTTTAATTGCTGTCTGTAGCTATCGAATTCTCAATCATAGCAGACGTAAAGACTGGCTGAAAGCGGCAATAACTAGTAGCTCGTCACACCTACAGTCACGCTGGTTAGCCTTAGAATATCAATACCTAGAGCTATTAGACAGAGAAAATCTTTTTATAAAAGACTTTTTAGTTAACGAGCGCACTAGAAACTTAAAAAATAAAACTATAGGTTATGCTTGCCTCTTAGGTATTCCGGCGAAACTAAACAGTTATCTAGGGCAGATCGATCCTGTGCTAACGTTTATCAATCCTGGTAATCCTGTCTATGACACGCTTATAGCATATACATATACGACTTATCAAGGACTAGATTTCTACTGTACTAAAGCTTATACGAAAACGTGTCAGATTGAAATTACCAGCCAGAAGATCTTAGTAGTTGGCTGTAGCGACAGTGAATATTGGTATCCTTTGCTGCTAGCCAATAAATTTAGAAATGACAGCCCGATATTACTAGGCCGGGATCATCTTTTAAATGACTATCGGTATTACAAGCAAAACGCTATAAAACCTTTCAGAAATAATAACGCTTCTAGGTTCGCCCAAGACTTCTTATTATGTCAACAAGCAAAATTACTAGTCGATATTTTAAGTGAAGGAAAATCTCTCGATGACGTTATTACCTTAATTCCTAACTAAGACTTTCTATAGCTGCTATCATGTCAGATCCGATCCTAGATTTATTTTCAACATCTATCAATCGTACGTCTTTACGGATTGGCGAGTTTGTCGATGGTGTTAACGACAGCTATAGAGGCGTCAACGACGAGTCCGTTTTAAGCGATATTATTAAGAGCCGGCTTTCTGGAAGTTATACGACAGACGGTAGTTACGAACCTTTTGTAGACCAGCAGGATCTAGGGCGCAAATTAACTAGTCTAGTTCCCAGCAGCAATCTCAATCTCACTTCTATTCGCGACGATACTTACGGGTATGTTAAAGGCTTATACGGTAGTCCGACGATAGGTTTGAGCGCACCCCAAACTCAAACTTTAGCCGGGGATTTAGCCAAGCCTCAGTCTATTTTTATTAACGCTAGTTTTGTTATGAGTGGCGACCTCGAACGATCGGCTAGCGTAACTACTATATTATCTGGCGATCGCAGTCGTACCTTTGTAGAACCTACCTTTTTAGCTAAGGGGATGAACTCTTTACAACGACAGCTAAAAGACGATTACAACATCGATATTAGTATCTCGCAAACCAAGGACGGGCGATTGAGCGTGCGCGTACCAGATATCGAAATTTTAAGTACTGGTGAAGTACTGCTTCAAAGTGGAGAAAGAGATTTATTAAGAAGTAAAAGCAAGACATTCGAGTTTGCAGCGACTGTAGGCGGTGGCATTTTAGATCTACCTAGCTATAGATATATTGGCGCTAGCTACTTAGGTAAGACAGAGCAAAGTGCGGTTGAAACTACAGTTGGTATAGTGCGCACTTACGTAATGCAGCAGCCAATATTACTACAGCAAGCTCGTAGCTTAGCATTTAGGCAGTTTCTTCAAGATCGGCAGACCTATAGTAGCAGCCAACAATATTTAGAAATAGACAAATTCTTAGGCAAGTTAATCGGAGCTGATACTACTTTTAGTAGCTATGTCAATACATTTGCAGAACGGGGCGCAGAGGTTACGGCTTTTCGCGAAATGCTAAAAGCCAGATTTCTAAGTTTATCTGGGTCTCAAGAGTATTCCCAAGTAAGTGCCGCTCGATTAGCAGATATTTACAGTAGTGGCATCGATAAGGTTCTGCGACCGTTAGGCAATACCGATACTTTAAGACAGGGCGTAGGCGCTAAAGTAGTTAGCAATCTAGCTCAGATACTTTTAGATCCGCAAATAGTTACCGATATCAACGGGCGTTCGTTGCGAGTAGACGCCTTTGCAAATTTAAAGCAAGCAATTCTTACCTCTAGTTGGCAAGGAAACTTACTGCTGCAAAGTAGATATGAAGCGCTATTAAAACAGCAGATTCAAGGCGGGCGTAAAAATCTAATCGAGCAATTAATGTCTCCGTATTTACAGCCGCACGAAGCTAACTTTTCAGGCGCTCAGCAACTAGCTAGACGAGCTTATTATTTACCAGATCGCAGCCCTTTAACTTTAGCAGATGGCTCGAATTCTTTATTACAGCTTGGAGGAACTTACAAACACGGCAGCGGTTCGATGCCTATAGGTGTGGCTTATGCTGGGATTGCCGCGCAGACTAGCAATCTAAAGATTTACGATCGCCGCCATCACGACTCACAATTAGAATCTATGGCTGCAGAAACAACTACTTTTTATGACATCGCTACTTTGTTTTCTGGCAGCAAACAGCTAGCTACTACTACCTTAGACAAATTAGGAGCCGAGCTCGACGGGTATAAAGATAAAGAAGATTGGTTAAAAGAGCTACAGCAAAAGCTCTATTTAGAAACTTCTAGCCAATCGATATTACTAGTTCCCTACCGTAAAGCCGAGCAAATTCCCCAGCGATTAAAGAACCTTACTGGAACTAAGCCGGCAATCGAATACTCGTCTGAATTTTATAAAGATCTCTTACAGCAAAACGACCTAAGTAAATATTACGAAAGTGTTAATGGTAAATTACTTAACTTGCGCCGAGAAGAAGCAATTTCTGCGAACGTCGATACGGTATTAGCGCCATTGCAGTTTGCGGCTTTACAAACTGCAGTAGCTAACGGGGAAGACCCAACTACTATGGCAAGAATTAACGATGCCAACCCACAAGCTGAGCTAAGAGGTTTTGCTACTAATTCCAAGTTGAAACGGGTGCTGATCGGTACTGGTTTGCATCAGCTCTCTGACTTTATGCACGTTAATGCCAAACATCAAAGTTATTACGGCTACGAGCAGTACACTAAAATTCAAATTGAAAGTGTTAGTAGTTATGATGCTGTTGGTGGAAAATTACACGCAGCTAATATTGCTAGCGATCGCCAACGGGCGTTGCTACAAAAAGCGTTTGCTCCGGGACGTTTCATTTACTATGGAGAACAAGAATTATTACACGCTAAAACTTTAAATGCGATCGACACGTACCGAAATAACGTATTACAATCCTATTTAGATGACTCTGACTTAACTGCAGAGCAATTATGGGAAAACAAAGACGTACGCAAAGCAGTTAATTTAAAAGTCAAGGACAAGTTTAAATTTATTCGAGGAATCTCGCTATCTCAAGAAGGTGCCATGAAAGTCACGTTACAGCCTGGTCTATACGGCTTTGACGATGGCGGTAGTTTTACTCAGTACGGAACGTTTGACGGAGACAGCTCCAGACTATATGTAGCTTTAGCTCCATATGCCGATGAGAAAGGAGCTTTTACTAAAGCAGCTAGAGCGGCAATTAAGATTTCTGGACGTCTTCGAGACGTGCAGGAGGGAGTCGCAGTTACTAACGATATATTAAATTTCACTGAGTTAGACGGAAGGTTGGTAGGCCATGTTAGCTATACGATTTTGTTTAACGGGGCGGTGCGTCCTGGCGTTGAAAACGTTAAAGGTCCGGCACGGTTTGATGAGTCTGGTATTTTTGACTATTACGATCGCACGCTTAGCGGGCTAGGCTTATCTTCTAGAACTGCCAACGATAATGAGATTTACTCGATGGCTGCTAGCGCTTCGCTTAAAGGATTTAATTACGAGTCTGGCTTAGACGTACTGACTACTGCAGACACAGCTCAAGCCTTCGTGCAACGATTGCGTACTGACAAGTTAGCTACTGCGTTGTTTGCAAATTACTTTACAGCTGATTTAAGCTCTAAAAGTAAAGACCCAGTAGAGCGGCTTAAATTAGAAGCTCAAAGTCAAAAGCTAAAAGCGTTATTAACAACCTCTTTTAAAAAGGCAGGGTTTGAAGACAGCATTGGCAGTTCTGACGTTTTAACAAAGAATGCCGGACTGTTTATAAACAACTCAGGCTTATTCAATCTAATAGACAGTAAAACAGGTAAGTACTCTAGTTTAGGTACGTTAGCGCCGGTCGCACAATTACAAGAGACTTTAGTCCTTGCGTTAGAAGCCGGGGATAACAGATTTATTGAAAAGGTAGTAGGCTTATTTACAGCAGCCGGTAAAGATGCAGAAACTATTAAAGGAGTACGGAGCTTCAACCAGGGTTCTGCTACGGTACGCGCTGCTTCGGTAGTGTCTAGTTTGTTCGGCCTTAGTTTGCAGGTATTAGACTCCAGCAGACAGCAGATTGCAACGGCGCCTTTATTAGGTTCTAAGCTAGAACTAAACTTAATCGATCGCAATACTGGGTTGGTTAACGAAGAGATTCTGTTTGGGCAAAAACATTCTCAAGCAGCAATGGACTTATTATTCAAATCAAAAGCTGAATTTCGTAAAAGCGGCAGTAATGCGTTAGTAAAAGAAACAGAGATTTATAAACTTAAAGAAAAGTACCGCGCCGGAAACCTGACTGATAGAGATCGTAGCGGCGATGTTTATCAAGCGATAGTAGCTAGAGCGGCCGACGTATATGCAGCATCAGAAGCTTCGATTCCTTTCCAGATTGGCGTTCGAGTGGCTCCTTCTAAAATCCAACAAGCTGCGGGTTCTAGCGATAGTGCTAATCTTGAATATCATTACTCCTTAGCACTGAGTAAGCAGCAAATCGATAGGATGCGAGGCTACGTTAGCGATCCTAACGAACTAACTGAAGTAGCTGCGGCTTACAGATTGTTAGTAAAATTTGCCAATACAGGAGGTGTAGAAAGTGTAAATTTCATCTCACCCTTTGCGGGGTCTCAAAGCGTTGCAGACTACCGAATGGCTATAGGTGGTTTAAAAGATACCAGTCAGATACACGCAAGTCTAGGAGTTTTTGGGGAGAATAACTACTTCGATACTTATGCCCGCGCCGTAACTAGTGGAGACGCTAGTGCTTTAGAAAGATTAGCTACTACTGGTAAATTGTTAGGAGAAACGATTTCTTTCTATTCAGGTAGCGAAAGTTTGCAGTTGCGCGAGCGAGCTTTAGCCTTAGCAGGGCTTTTCGACCGGCGGCGCTTAGATGACTCGACTGGATTTTCTGGACGTAAGAACGAGCTGGGCACTAAGTTCGTGTTCTTTGACATCGAAACTTCAGGACTTATGGACAAGCGTTTTCCTAAAAGCGATCCTCGTTATTATCCTAGCGACTCGATTTCAGAAATAGCGTTTGTGTTCTCTGACGGACAAAATCGTACCGAAATTGCTTGGCAGGCTAACAAGCCCGGACAGTTTGATAGTTTAAATAGTGCTCTACAAGAAGTTACAAGACTTCTGAGTGGTAGCTATCGAGACGCTGCCTTAGTCGGTCACAACGTTAGAGAGTTTGATATTCCAACTTTAACTCCTGAATTTGCTAAGTTAGGTCTAGATTTAAGTACGTTTAGAACTATAGATACGGTTAATGACGTAGATAGACCTAAATTAAAGAGAGAGATTGCTAGCACCAAACACTCTTTAGGAAATGTCTACAAAGCTAGCGAGCGGGTAAATCTTAGAGACTTAGCTAGAGCCGGCGATGAAAATGCTAGAGCTTTACTAGCCAGCGGCGACTATGGAACTTATATGGCGCACGAAGCTTTAGCTGACGTAAACGCCAACATTCAAGTGTTTGAGTTCTTGCGAGATAAAGATCTATTTAGAACTAGTGAGTCAGGGACTCCGTTAGCCAGTGGCGACGTATTATTTGAAGGTTCTAGAGTCAGTTATTTCGATGCGGCTTCTGGGAGTGAGTTTTACCAACAAGTCAAAGCTTTAGCAACTACCATAGCTGATAATGCTGGTGGCGCTCATATAGGTTGGTTTATAGACAGAGCCGGCTCTCAATATTTAGATCTAGCCAATCAAGTCAGTTCTAAAGGTGATGTAGTTTACGAACACGCTTTAAACTTGTTAAAGTTGAGCTCTAGCCAAAGTGGAAGCTTGCGTGGCGGAGCTGCTCGCAATTTGTCTGCGCTTTTAGACCGTTACGCGCTAGAGTCAGACATAGCTTTAGAAAGTAAGATTGCGGGAGCTTTAGGTTATAACGAAAGTTCGCATATTGAGAATTTAAGAGCGCAAGCTCTGAGTTTCAAAAAAGCAGAAGTTGGGTATCGGCTTAGTGGAGATAATACTGCTGCTGACAAGGCTGCTAGGATTTATGATACCTTACACACCAGTCGAGCGATATTAATGCCACAGCTTCAAGCTTTGGCTTTAGACGACGGCAACTATCATGTTAAGTTTCTAGAGTCAGGTGTTAAAGGTAAGGCTCTGTTAGGACAAAGCTTACTGTATTTAGGCAACGATATATTAACTCAATTGCCAACCGAGTTTGAAAACTTCGTTCCTCGAATCATTCGGCACCGCAGAGAATTGGACGAGATTCTGCCTAATTATTTTGAAGTAATAGAAAAAATTCAGAAGTCTGACGGTACTATCAGCAGTAGTGAGTTTGAAGCACTTAAAGAAGTTCAAAGATTAGCTATCGTCAACAGGTCTCTAGTAGACGAAGCTTTAGCTGGAGCTTTAGCCCAACGTTCGTTTGGTGAAAAAACTAAAACCAGTGGAGTGTCTAGTACTGCTGTAGCTAGCTACTTGCTTGGCGGTGACGAACTAGCCTTAGGTTCTCGCTTTACATCAGCTTTAACCCAAAGTGCTTTACGCAGACTCGGTGCCTTAGAAGGAAAGAATTATGGGAAGGATACCGTACTAGTACTTAGAGCTGGGGGGCCTAGCGCTGCCTCTCAGTTAGATCAAAGTTATTCTGTTATGTCCGTTAATGAGTTGAATCAAGCAGCTAAAGACATGGGCACGGCTGTAGTTCTAGACTCTAAGCGCAATGCAACGACTGTTTTACTTCCGATTTACGGCCGCTTTAGTTCTCAAGGTGGGGACTTTGACGGCGATAGTTACGCAGTAATCGGGCGTTATGAAAAAGAGATTCATAGCTACGTAGACTTATTAGAGCAGAAGAAAGAGCGCGACTTAACTCGCAAGCACTTACAAAAACGAATGAGCCTGTATGAAGAATACTTTGTGCCTAAGTATGCTAAACGCTTAGCTGAGATTGAATTTAAAAACGAGCGCTCGAAAATCGCTAAAGCTAATGCTATCAAAGAGAGTTTGGTCTCAAGCCTAGAAAAACTACAGAAAAATGAATACGTAGATGCAGATAAATTACTACATAATATTTACACTTTAGAGAATCCTGAGTTCTTAAATAAAGCTGTCAAACTACCTGAGTCTCCAGCTATAGTTAACTTTTCACCAACTATAGAAACCATTAGCGAACGTACTAAATCTACGTCTACCCTAGACTCCTTAAATTACTTTTTGGGTCTAACCGGAGAAGATTTAAACAAAACTCATCAGTTATTAATCAGACGAACTTCTAATAGCAAACAGTTTGCGGCCGCTATTCGCGCTAGTTCGCCATTTGCTAAAGCTATAGAGTTTCTAGATGCGTTCGAGCGCCGGGTAAAAAAAGATCGAACTGCGGCGACCGCTCGTATGCTCCAACATTCCTTAATGGGAATGCTAGACCGCAGCCAAGATGCTGTAGGAGCGGAGTTTGTAACTGAGTTAGTTAGTAAGTATTCTAGGATCGAACCGCAACACCTTACGACTTCGGTTATAGGTAAGCGCTTGCGAGAAGCTGAAGCTGCATTTATTGCAGCGGCGAGTGTTAAAGATTCTCAGGAATGGCAAAAAGTATTAGAAAAGAATCAGCACCTAGTAGATTCTAGGACCAGTGAATTTATTTTAGATAGCCTTAAACTCGCGCACGCCCAGTCTACAATCGAAACTCTGAAAGCGAATGGCGGCTTAGAGCTAGTAACGTTACCAGAAATTAGTCAGGCGGAGTTAGAAGAGCGTAGTTTAGGCAAGCGCGAATTAGCTACTGAAAAGCTCACTGAAGTACGTAACAAACATAACGGCTATATTATTGGCGCGGAAGAAGTTGAATTTCTAAAATCGCAAATTTCAGAAATAGATAGCTACGATAAACTTACAAGTAAAGCTTTAGCAGACAAGAAAGTAGCTATCGGCGAACTTTTAGAACAAACCGAAGCTATCGGTAAAACTGCTGAGGCTGGGATGCGGCGACATGTCGCTGCCTATACAGGTATCCCGCTAGCTTTTTTAAGTGAAGAAGCTAGAGTCTTTAGTAGTGCTAGAGTCTACAACGCAATCGAGCAACATCGTGGCGTGTTGCCAGGATTAGAAGATTTAGACAAAAGCGTTACTAATGCAGGCGATCTGAACTTACGAACTATTGAAAGCGTAGCTGAGTTTCACAGAGGAGTGCTCAAACCCATAGCCTTAAAAAACGATAACTCCCCAGAATTTTTAGCTGCTGCTAGAACTAGTCTGTTAGCAGGAATTGAGAATTACGACGGTAAGGTCAGAACTGCCTTACGTACCACAATAGAAAATTCTAGCACTGAAGCCTTATTAGCCTATTCGCATACAGAGCTTTTAGACAAAACCTTAATGGTAACTAATTCTGAAACGGCTTTAAGCGGGGCGTTGGCTGGTATTGCTAAATTTGTCAGCAATGCCGGAGGTACGGCTTTAAGCAATAAAGCTTTTACAGCACTATCGATGACTATTGGGGCTGCTGGTACGAACTTAATCGGCGAGGCTTACAATGCTATTACATTACTGGGTTCTAAAGCTTCTGTCGCTAGAGCGTTAAGTGAGGTCTACACTAATGGCAGAGTTCAAAGTACTTATGCTGAAGCTGACGGTGACAAGTTTACATCAGTTATGACTTCTGCGTTAGAAAGAGCTTTTCCGGCGGGAGGCGATTGGGAAAATAGTTTCGAAGCTGATAAGGCCAGACAAGCTAAAGAACTACTCGTACAAACCTTTGCGAATCCTGAAAGGTTGGGAGCGGCAAGCTTTAATCGCGCTCAAGCACTAACCGGAATGTTAGCCAACGTTCAACAGTCTATTCGCGACAGCTTAAAACAGAAGTTGGATCGAGGAATGTTGGACTCGATTATGACCGAACGAACGTATGGCGACATGACTGCCTATGATTTGCTTACTAGCGAGTACACGACTGATGAGGAAAGATTGCCAGCTCTTCGCAAGTTCTTAGGGCAAGACGCTGGAGAGAGCATCTTTCACTTACCTGGTGAAACAACACAGCAACGATCTAAGGTTACTGCTTTTGGAGCCTTGTTTTTACTTAACGACTACCTAGGTATCACTTCTACTGGAGCAGCAGAGAAGTTAATTGGGTTGAATGGTAAGGGCGACGGCAGCTATGAATTTTTAAGACAGCGGTACGAACGAATGCAAATGCTGGCTAAAAGCACTGGCGATAGTAAGTATGCGGCAATGTTAGAGCCGGACGCTTTTGTAGCTCATTCAGTCATCGACTTATTAGCTATGAGTACGGCACAGCGCTCTGCAGAAGTGATGGCTTTTAAAGAGGTTGATTTTGAAAGCTTTAGAAACTTAGCTAAGGCTAGTTTTGTGAGCGATGGTAGCGGCGGCTCGGTCGAAGGATTTACAGCTAAGGCTTTACAAGATGTCAGGTTAGAGTACGGGCTCGGGGATGGCTTAAACGAGAGAGCGATAAATGCCGCTGAGAGCTTGTATTTCGATCCGGTTACTGGTGCGGACTTACTTCAAACCGCAGAACAGCGTATTGCTGCAGCCAAGCAATTAGGGTTAGACACGGATGGTAGTGAAGCTAGCTTTAACGCGATTAAAGCAAACTTTTGGCAGCGGGCGACAACTAACTTTATCTATCACAATTTAAAAGCTACAGGAATTACTGCTGAAGACTTAGTAGGAATGCGCGAAACCGCAGCGGTTATCAAGCACTTGCGATTCGACTCGATCGAAGGGGCGACTGAGTTTCGTGATTTTGTCAATCGCTCTAGTTTGGCTATTGAGGGCTTATTGATTTCGTCTACTAGAGATCAGATTACAGATCCTCGCCAGCGAGCGGTAATGAGCTATGAGGCTGGATCTCAGTTGTTTGCGGCGATGCACGATGTCAAAGAAAGGATTGAAAGCACTTATGGTAAAGGGGTGTTAGATAGCGACGGCGGCGTGCCGATCGAAACAATGCGCGCTTACAGACAAGCCGAGCAAGTAGCTGGAATTTTTAATAACATGCTTAGCGATGCTGACAGCTCTATCAAAGCAAAAGCTAGTGAGATGTTTGCGATTGCTATGGCAAAAGGAGACGGTAAGACTAGTGGCTGGCAAGAACTTTCTCACTTTCTAGGTGGTGTCGCCCAAATGCGAAAAAGCGAAGACTCTTTAATGTTTTCGGCGAGCGCTCAGGAAGCTCCTAGTTTAGACGCTGTAGAATTTAGTGAAAATTATAGTAAAGCTAAAGAAGCTGGAACCGTACCTGAATTTTTAATTGCAGAAGGAGCTAAGATAGCAGCTAGATCGCAAGAGGTTAAGACTGCGGCAATTACAGAAGCCAATACAAAGCTAGACGCAGACGCTAAGACGGCTAAGACTTCCGCTCGGCATTCAATGGCGAGCGCTTTCTTAGCTCCTGGTTTGGCGTTATTTATAACAAGCAGTCAAACCGACAGCAATCTTACCGAGCACGCTTATGGAGCGGCGCAAGCAGTAGCTCAAGTCGCAGAGATGGGCGAGCATCGTCGTTGGAGTAGCGCGGCTTTGTTTCAAGTAGACCGTTTGCGGCAGACTGTCGCTAGTGAAGGTAAAGTATTCGGCACGCTTAAAGGCGTAACTAGCGAGATACTATTTGAATCGATTTCTAGACTCAGCCATAGAGTCGCGGGCAGCGATATAAAAGCAGGCGGCAGGTCTTATTTAGCAGAGTTAGGAACTGCTTTGTTAGCAACGGTTGCTAGTTCTTTGACTACAGATCGGCGGTTTGGGGCTAGAGGAGAAGCTGAGGAAGATTATCAAGTTGAAGCGCTAAGACAGTTGCCCAGCTTAGCTATCGGGACTGCAGATGCCGCGATCGAAGACTTTCTTAACAGCACTAGTCTTCCTGTAGATAGCGAAACTGAAGTTGAGTATACAGCGACTTTAAAAGTAGGCGAAGATACTTTAGCCGGTCAGTTTGCTAGCGGCTGGCTAAAAGCTAATCCTTTTAGAGATTTAGATGTAGAGGTTGAAGATTTTGAAAGCGCTTGAATTTAAATGTCCTGGTTGTAAACTAACTCATAGCTTAACGTTATTTCCTGCCGTTAGTAATAATGGAGCTACTTGGCATTGGAACGGTTTGCTACACAAAGCGACTATTACTCCAAGCGTAAATTTTCGAGTTGATTACACCCAAGCAGAAAGAAAATCTATTATTTGTCACTCGATAATTTTAGACGGGGCTATTACATTTTGTGGCGATAGCACTCACAGCTGTGCAGGCTTAACCTTACCTTTACCAGAAGTTTTTGTAAAACAATGAACAGAACGATAACTACTACTTCTGGAATTGCCGCGAGCTTAGTAGCATATTGTCAAAGCTTAAATCCGGTAATAGCTATTGGTGGCGGGTCTTGGTTATTCCCAGACTTACCTCCCCAACCCAATTTATTTTGGCAAGCGTTACCCGATATTATCGGTTACGTACCAGTTCTGAGAATGATTCCCATTCTCTTAGATCCTCAAGGTGATATCGCCGAAGACGTAGATACGCGCTGGAGATCTTTACCGTTAGATGTAGAGCTGCTGGCAGATCTTGGTGTAGATAGCGTTTTGGTAGAAGCCGCAGTAAACCACGATTTACTACCAGTCGGTGTTAATAGTTATCAAAGTGCCGCTGTTTATCTCAAAGCTACCTCTATAACTAACGCTTTTACAGCCGGCGCACCTGGAGGAGTTGTAGACACGATCCAACATTTTGGAGAAGTGCAGCGCAGTCTAGATACCACTCATATTATTAGAATCGTGCGGAGGTTTTAATGCGCTATTTTATAGATTGTGAATTTATAGAGAACCATAAGACGTTAGATCTTATCTCGATTGGAATCGTGGCTGAGGACGGCAGAGAGTATTACGCGGTCAGTAGAGAGTTCGATCCGCGCAGAGCTAATGAGTGGATAGTAGAAAACGTGCTTTCTTGTTTGCCTGGTAAAGATCTAAACTTAAGCGACTGGTCGCTGTCTCCAAATAAAAAATCTTTGTCATTAGCCTGGAAATATAAACGACAGATTAAAAATGACATCTTAAGTTTTTGCTCGCCGGATTTATACGGTACTCCAGAGTTTTGGGCTGATTGGGCGGCGTATGATTGGTTGTGTTTGTGCCAGATATTTGGGACGATGGCCGATTTACCTAAGGGTTACCCAATGTATTGCAACGATACGGTTCAGTTCTGCGAACAGCAATTAGGCTTAAGTACTTTAGATTGGCCGGCGTCTTTAGAAACTGAAGGCAACCACCATGCATTATTAGGAGCTCAGACAGTTAAGCTTCGTCATGCTTGGTGTACTAGTAAATTAGCTGAAGTTAAGGAGCTGGCATTACATGGCTGATGAAGTTTTAGTTGCTTATGCTTCTACTAAAAATACAGAGAATGTGTTTTTAAATACTAATGAAGGTTTAAACGCCAATGAGTATAAGATCGCAAAATCTAAAGACGTTTTTAGTTCTCAAAGTTTTACTCAAAGTAGTAAAAACTTATACTACGGTTGGATTCAACAAGCTTTGAAAGATTACGGTGATTATTTAGGCTTTAGAAGACAAGTTGATGGAACCGGACTTTTATTAGTTGCTAGTAGTGTAAGTAGTAGTGTAGCAACACCTCCTAAATTTGTTGCCGTCGCGACTAAAAGTACGCTTCTAACTTTACCGGACGATAGTAAACTTCTTGAGAAGGTAAGAGATAGTGCGATTAGATCGCTGGCAGAGATGGATGCTAATCAATCTAATGGATTTTTAATTACGGATATTGCAGTAACTGCTAACAACGTTGTCTATATAATATCTGAAGGGCAAAATAACTTTTTGTTCTACGCTAGTTTGGCAAGGCCATTAACTAATAATACAGCAACGTCTAATAATACCAAACCTAAAAGTTCCGATCTAGAAACTCAAGCTAAAGAAGTTTATGCTAGATATGGAAGAGGTATAGGTCAGTTTGTCAAAGGCGAAGATGGTAAAAGTCCTAAAAACGCGGAAGAGATAGGTGGGTTGATAAGAACTCCAACCTTAAAATTTTACGTCGGGATTGGCGGAAATTTAGTAAAAGACACAGCTACCCTAGAGAGATATCGAACCGATGCTCTCAAGAGCTACGACCAATTAAAAAAACCTATAAAGACGCTTAAGATTTCGGGAATTATCGTAGACGAAGATAACTTACCTTACTACTTAGCTATAGATAACGACGGCTTAAAATACAACCTGCCTATAAACGTACTTACTGACGGTTATAAACCATTAAACGATAAGCTAATAACTAAACTCAGAACTGAAGCTGCACGAGAAGATGCGTCTAAAGATTTAGAGTTAGCAGACAGTTACGATCCAAAAACTGCTTTTTATCGAATCATTTACAAAGATTCAGAAGAAATTTATAAGTCGTTTGTATTTGCGTTTGCGCCGGCTAGGGAGTCTAGAGCTAACGGCTGGAACGTTCCTGAAAGTAAAACTGGGATTCCGGTTCATACTACAATGCGACATAAGATGCAAGTAGTTCCTGGGGCAGGCCCGGTAGTGCAGACAATTGGCGTCGGCGGTACTAAATTAACCGTAGTTGGGGCGTTAATTGGTAATGAGAGCGTCGCTTATGCTTATAGAGCAGGAACGCCTAACGTACCCAAATTTTACGAAGTCGGTTCTAACTTTAAAGTAGACAACCCTAATGTTAGTGCCCTCGAAGGAGCGATTGACGTAGCTAAAACCATCGATCGAGAGCTAGTACAGCCAGGACGAGTGGTTACTTTAGAAGTAAAACCAGCTAACAATCAAAGTAGTTTTAAGTTAACAGGGGCGGGGTTAGGTGACTTTATTAGGTATACAGGCGTTATTACAGCAGTAAGATTTCAATTCGTACATGTAGACCGCGCTTACTATGCCATAGATATGTTCGTCACTGATTATCCGCTCGCTATAAACTCTAAGGATAAAGCACCAGTAGAGGCTGCGACTGCCGATCGCCAACAGCCAACATCTCAGTTAGCAAGTGCTAACTCGCTTAGTAATTCTACAGAAGTGGGCGGCGCCCCAAGTTTGGTCGGCAATGTTTTTGAATCATTAGTAACTAGCATTGCTGGCAGAGACTACAGTAACGTTCGGCCTTCTGACCCTGCGCGTTCGAACGAAGTTTCTAGAATTGCCAGCTTAGGAGCGGATTTTTTAAAGCAGACGGTAGCTACGTATTCGCCGCCGTTTGCTAATTACTTAGCGCAGGCAAACACTAAAACACAGCTTTTAGCTTTGGCTAGAGACGGCGATACAAGACGCGCCGTAGGTTCGTTAATGACTAGTAGTTTGAGTGCCGCTGAAAAAACAGAAGCCCTTAACGAGATCGTTGCTTTTGGAGATGTAGATGGATTAGCAGCGACTGCGCTTGAGAGGTTGGGTTAGTGTTAATTGAAAAAATAGATAAAATTGGAGCGGCCTTTGGTGGTTACTCGCAGCTAAGTAAATATCTTAGCTCTGAAGACTTGTTACGCTTAGCGACTTTAAACTGTCCTTTGTGGATCGGAGCTCCTGGAGATCTACTAGACTTTGATGGTGGCGACAGTATAGACCTAACTACGTTTGGTTATATTAGCGGAAGTCAGTATTCGGTGTCCGATAAATACTGGCAGCTTTTATACACTGGGCTTACAGACAGATATTTTGGCGATAATAATTCGGATTTAGCTTTGCTAGAATCCTTAGCACACGCCGACTGGGTATATATTACTTTTACCGTCGGCGTAGAAGTTCAAACTCTAGTAGTTTGGATAGTTAAAGAGTTACAGCCTAATGACAGAGCGAACGTACTTAACACTGTATTAACGGATAGTGGAACAAGATTAGCGCATAGATTTACAGTAACGCTAGGAATTAGAACCGGCACTTTAGTAAAAGGAGAGCGGGCTTTTATTCTTGTAAGAGAAGGGCAGTTAGGGGCGGCGCCTTCTCTAGATGATCTATATAGAGATCCTATAACTAAAATCTTTTCTTTAGCTGAGAACAGCGGGAAACTATTAGCGGATATTAGCGACGTTTGGATAGCAGTAGTAATTTTAGACGAGTCCAATCAAGTCGGGGGCAAGCCCGAATTAGTTAGAAATCTTTGGTTGTTAGAAGCTAGTGGCAGCGGCACGCAACGAATAGTACAACAGGAAGCTTCAATCTTTATCAGTCGTAGTGCTTTAAGCAGGTCGGAACGATTACTTAACAAATCTGATTCTGCAAGAATGACTGCTTTTTGTGAGTTCGGCAACAGCGATAGATTTCTAGTAGGTATTTCAGCACCGGCACAAGTAGCCGCAGGCGAAAGTTTTGACTTTACAGTTACGAGAACTGGTGCTTTAGATCGAGAAGTATTAATCTTTGTAAGCATTGTGGCTACTGGATTCGAACGCACAGAGACTTTCAGCGTAGAATTTGGAGTCGGCGAGACGGTTAAAAAGATTGCGTATGCCTCCTCTACAGAATACCAATTGGGCGAAGACGTAAAAGTAGTAGCGTCTATCCCACAAAGAATAGATTACGTCGCTTCACCACGAGAAGCGATCGTGGCGATCGTCGATACGCAACTTCTAAAACTAGAGTTTCTGCCTACTGCAATTAAAGAAGGAGAGATTTCAAACCTGTCTATAGCTAGAGTTACAGGATTTACTGGCTATTCGATTTCTGCAAAAGTGGCACTCTCAGTTTCTAGTGGAACTTTAAGCGAGTACGATTTTGATGGTGAAACTTTAATCGTTGGTAGGGAAGCGATTGCTACGGTCTACGCCAAACCTAGTAGTAGTTATAGACCGCTGCGGCAACTTACCGCTGAGTTAGTGCCAGACGTTAGTTATAACATACAGCCTGGAGCAGGCATTAGCATCTTGACCGTAGAAGATCTACCGTTAGTTTATCTAGGTGTGTAAATGCAGATTAGGATATTTCGCATTCAAGAGTTAGACCTAGCAGATGCATTCGTCCGCCTAGAAATTCTAGGACGGATCGGTACTGTTTCATATCTAGTGTCCAGACAGAAAGTATTTATCGAAGCTTCCCTAGAATTTATAGATATAGAAGTTTCTGGGCTCGCCGTAGGGACTCAGCTAATCGAAGCAGTTTTATATAAAGACGATAGTTATAAGTTAGGCTTGAGTAGAGCTGTTTATCCAGTTAGCTCAGCTCCCTATAACATCATTGCAACTCCTACTAGTTTTGATGAGACTTTAGCAGTAGGTTCTCAAGTTGCAGTTTTGTCTGCGGCTGATAATGATTCCGGCGATACATTTACATATTCGTTAACTTCTGGCGTCGGTGACGTTGACAATCAGAAATTTTCTATTAGCGGCAGTGCGTTACTCTTATTAGAAAGTGCAAACTATGAAGTAAAAAATTCCTATTCCATCAGAGTCAAAGTTACTGACAGTCAAAACCTAACGTTTGAGAAAAGTTTGACTTTGACGGTTAACGATCTTAACGAACCGCCAACACAAATCTTTGCCTTTGGATTCCCAATTGAAGTCAGACAGAATCCAACGTTTTCAACTATAGCTGGTACTTACACGCTTACTAATACAGTTACCAGCAATAATAGTAATGGAGGTTTCGCTCAAGATGCAAACGGTCAGATCTCATGGACTGGAGTAGCTGGCGTCACCCCAAGTCAGTTTTCCTTCGCCCAAAGCTTTCTAGATAACCAAAGCCAACAAGAATTTTCAACGTTATTGTTATTAGAAGGTAATCCAAATCCGACTATAGTTGCCGTTCTTTCTAATAACGATCCAGACATTGCGACTACTTCGACTTATAGTTTGGTTAGTGGTGATGGCGACGCAGACAATTCTTTTTTCTTTATAACCGGCAATAACCTAAACATTAACACCACTACAGATTACGAGAACAAGACAGAATATCGTTGCCGAGTTAGAGCTACTACTACTGGCGGTTTGTTTGTCGAGACTCCGTTAGTAATCGACATAGTTCAGATGCCAGAGATTCCTTCTGATATAGAATTATCAAATTACTATTTGCTTTCTAGCGAGCCCAGCTTTGGTACTCTAGTTACTAGCGATCCAGATAATTTTCAAACTCATACCTATTCTATTACTGGCGGCGGGTTAGCTCCATACTTTGGTTTGAGCGGAGGAAGTTCTGCACAACTAGCGGCGACTTCTTTTGTTAATGGTAGTCAAGCAGATTATGAAATTCTGATTCGCTCGACAGACTCTCAAGGGTTATGGTTAGAAAAGAGTTTTGGTTTAAGCTATCAAACAAAAGCTGTAACTGTTGAAGCATTTGACTTAATGGTGCCTTCAGGTTTTGCAGAAACTAGTACTTCTATAGAAGTTGTTTGCGAGCCAACTTATTTTTCCTTTGGAAGCTTAGACGCTATAAGTGTATGGGCCTTCCAAACAACTGATTCTCTAGATATAGTAATTTAATCTATCTATGGCTTTTGTTTTTAGTACCTACGAGTTTTCTCCACCTTTAACTACTAGTAACTTTTACGCACATGTAGTTACAGCAGTTCCTAGTGAAGGTGCCTTATCAGTAGCACAGTTAGCATTACCGACAACTACAGTTGGCTACTCTAGTTTGCCATTAACCATAACTACTTCGGTTAGTAGCGGGGTTACTTACTGGAACGTACAAGATGCAACTTGGTCTTCTCTTAATTGGGCTCAAACGATCGTTGGTATTTGTATCGCAGTTAGAGTAGGTGCGAATCCAGACCCTAGCGATCCGGTATGGTTGTTTTTTGACTTTCGAAACAATCTCGGAGAAAGCACTTCATACGTTGCTGGTAGATTTGGCGTAAGGTTTAGTACTGGCGGGCAGCCTTTACATATCTCCCAACCAGGGTTTAAATATGATGTCGGAAATTTCAGCGGATTCCCATTGTATGGAGATATCGTATCTCTAATTAGAAGTAGTAACAATCTTCGTTACACTCCAGGCGGCGCAGTGACTAGTGGGTATTACCTGTTTCACGCCGCAGCTCCTTTTGACTTGACACCAAAATGTTATGTTGTCGGAAATACAAACCATTCTTACGACTTTACAGACCGGCACGACCTAGCTTATAACAACATTACCTTCCCAGTTCTAAGCTCGCTTAAGTTTGGCTTTAATAAGTTAGCTACGTTTAATGGTGTAGACTCTTACATTACGGTAGGTAATACAACTACTAACGGCGCTGACTTTACTCTAACTTCTGGAAACACAGCGTCAGAATTTAGTTTTTTGCTTTATATCATTCCAGCGGTAAGTAGCACTCAAGAGATATTATTAGACACGACTACAAACAATAGTAGTGGGGGCTATGTAGTCAGAAAGACACCTACTAACGCAGTTGAAGTTTTATTTATAACAGCCGGATCTCCTCATACTGCTGAAGCTTTGACTAGTACTAACACCTTAGATATTGGAAGTGGCAATTTAATTTATTACAGCAGCCAAGGTACGGCTCGCTCTTTATGGCTTAATGCTGTTCGTACGGGTGCTAACTCAGCGTTTGGTGGCGTATCGCCGACCTTAACTAATGGGATCAGATTAGGAGCTAGACGCGGTTTAGTACCTGCTATTACCGGATCTAACTTTTCAGGAGCGCTAGCATATTTTATTTCTGCGGCTGGTAATCACGGTGCGGGTCCGGCAACTATGGGCGCAATCGCCAATAGAGATACTAGAATGCCTTACAATAATCAGTACTTTCTAGGCTGGGGGCAGACGGGTTTGAACGTAGCTGGTGAGATGACTAGCATTAATTCATTTCCACCCAGAAAGAATGTCTTTGTAAAAAGCGTTGGTAACTTAAATACAGATGTCGCTTCAAACAATCTAGTAGCTAATGGCGGCGTCTTAAACCAAATGCGGATCGACCTACCAGAATGTTTCTATGTTAACTTTGGTAAAAACAAGGTTAAGATTGGGAAGGTCGCGATCCCATTTCCAACAACGAATTTACTAGCAAACGTCAAGCTAGACACCGCAGCGAATAGTGCTACTTTCTGTATTTGGGCTACAAACTCATTAACGCTGCCGTCAAACGCAAACTTAACAAATCCAGCTAAGTGGTCGGTTTTTGAGTATGTCATTCCTGGTTTTAGTATTACCGGCGATTACACAGATCTTTCTTTACTAACCCCATTGGTTGCATCTGGAAGCTATAGATTTTATATCTTAGATACTAGTAACATCAGCAAGCACTATCGCTACTATCGAATGGGTTGGAAAAACGCAGTTGCTACTTCTCCGGGTGGGGGAGGCGTAGTTAATGGATTCGGGCATTACTTGTTCTACAACTCATCAGTTTTGACAGCCGACCTAAATTTAATCCCTAGTAATACTAGCTACTCTATTTAATGCCGTACAACTTTACTAACCTACCGCCACTTTCTCAAGATCGAAACATCTTGCTTAGTAGCTATCGAGATACTTACTCGTTACCTTACTTTGGCGGATTTAGATCTTTAGAGAACATCTATTTAAACCAGAAAGCGCATTCGAACGAGAGAGAATATTACAGAGAAGCTTATCATTGTCAGATCCTAGACTCCGAGTTTAAAGGAAAATTAACTGATGGATTACTGCAATGCGTATTAGAGTTCGAAGTAGCAGAATTTAATTACGTGCAAAATTCTAAGCCTGTAGAGACAGAAGCCATAACTGCAGGAATCTTAGAAGGTAAAGGTTACTTAGGCAAATCTAGATATCAAGTTTGGGATGATGGAGATTGGTGGTATGAAAGTAAAAGCAAGCAGTGTATCGGATTTCAGCTAGACGTTGGTGGGGCGCCGAGCGATCGCGAAAAAGCATTAGGTGCGGAAGCGATAGCAATTAGAGAAGCTCTCAATGTTAGTAGTCGTAGTTTTACAACGTTGTGGGGTAAGGGTTCGAATTTAGACTATCGGCCGTACCGTAAGATTAATGGGGTCGCCGACCTAGATGATGCGTTTTGTAGAGATTACGATCGGACTCAAACTACCCTTCAAACTCTCATCCGTCTAAAATGCAAAGACATCCTAGAGGCTAGGGTTCCATTAGTAAGGGTGGCTATTGACGGGCGTAATATTTTAGCGCTTGGAGATATGTCTAATGTAAGCGAAGATCCTTTAAAGAATTCGTTAGATGTAGGTCTAAGTTCTCTCGATGCTATACTTGACCTATGAGTTTAGTAGCAATTTCTGGTAGTGTTTGTACGGCGACTAGATCTCCGGTCGGCCCTTGTGTAGGTATAGCTTATGGTCGAGCACAAGCTACTCAGTTTACTGTATTTGCTGATGGAATACCGATAGTGCGCGCCAACGATCCGATCTTCTACTCTGGTTTAGTTTTTCCGTATTGGGGAGGCATCGCATTTTATAGTTGGGTAGGTAAAGTACTAATTTCTGGATCTAATGTTTTAGTGGAAGGAACGGTAGCCGCAGATTTAGGAACTCTTACAGATAGCGGCGGCACGATAATTTCTAGTAGTAATTGTGTATTTGTTTGATGCCTAGACATTTAAAGCATAGAGCCGGCGGCCACGAAGAAGAAACTAGAATCAGAGTAACTAAAGCTACTCATGAAAGACTGAAAGTGCTGTGCGACTGCAGCGCCGCCACAGCAGATACTATCGTCTGGCAATTATTAGATTTTTACGAGCTGCAAAGATTAGAACTAGTAATAGACAGCATTAATAAGCTTTACACCAAAGGCTTGTCTTTAACACAAAGATCGCAGTTAGCTATCCTACAAAGCTTACTAGCTGAAATCGATATGAAGATCGGCCTAAACATAGAATATCTATAGGTATCTAAATGCATAACAAAATGCGATGGCGCCGAAATCTAAAAGGGTCTTTACTATTAGAAGTAGATGAAGGTAACGGTTACGTACCTTACACGCAGTCAAGATTAAAACAGCCAGAACATAAAATTCTTAAAGGTAGCTTTGGTTATTCTACTATGCAAGCTTGTTTAAAAGCAGGCTATTATTACGAACCTACAGTAGATGAGCAGCAGCAGTAGACTTACAACAGTTGTAAAAGCACAACGTTACTTTATGAACGAAGCTGGAGAAAATTAACTTAGCTGAAAATTGTGTAACGTTTTATTTAGTGTGTAATACAAAAGCAAAGCTGGAGAAAATTAACTTAGCTGGAAATTGGGTTATGTTTTACTAGCCAGTACTACAAAAACAAAGCTGGAGAAAATTAGCTCAGCTGAAAATTGGGTTTATATTAGGTAGTACATCCTAGGGGGTCTTTAGATTTGAAAAACCTAGGACTACCGAGAAAAGTTTTTAGACCCCTTTGGATTACTCATAATAATTAGGAAGTAGATAATATCTACTCCCTTTTTATATGAGGTTACCACCTCATGTAAATTATATGGAGTAATTACCATGAAAGTTTTCGCTGTTATCGTTCGTAGTTCTTTAGTTGTCACATCCATTGTAACCCTTCTTGGTTATGGTGAGATGCAGGACGCTCAGCGGAGCGCTGAGCGTTTAGAGAAGAAGGTTAACGGTAAGCTCGCTCGTCTGAAGGATGCAGAGATGCATCCTTCAGACCGGCAGATTGCGTGCCGATTTGTAACTCAGTTAAACGATCGGTTAAAAGCCGATCGTTACTTCGATCGTTACTCGATCGAAGTAAATGATTGTAATATGACAGTTAAATAATTTTTTTAGGGGGAGAAATCCCCCTTCCTTTTTATGCGTAATTACCGCTTTAAAGGAGCTTAGATATGTTAGTAGTTTTAAACGCAGAAGGTTGTAAAGTAAGCAGTTTGCTTGACAACTACGTAGTTGTCAACACGTTCAACTACTGTGATACCGATCACAGTGAGTTGGATTCATTTTTGAAACTAGTTCGGAGTTTCCACTCCGAAGTAGTTCTGTTTGAGTGCTGTGACTTTGGGCGTGACGCCCTGATGTTCTTTCAGAACATCGATGAAGTAATAATTATTTCCGAGCGAGAGCTCGGGGGTAAGTATTACTTACAGGTTAAACGAGCTTAGATAAAAGGGAGTAGGTAATACCTACTTCCTTTTTATATGAGGTTACCACCTCATGTAAATATATTGGAGTCAACACCATGAATAAGTTCGAATATCTCTCTGCCAACTTCCCAGGTAAATTTACCAAGGAAAAGGCGGAAAGCGTCTCAGTCTTCGTAACGAAGACTGAGTGGAGCGCAGGAGACCGAGAGGTCTCTCACGCTCTGTTCGTGAAACAAGGGGGCGAGTATTCAGCCCATTGTATAGAAGATGGGGGCGAAATAGTCGCCTCAACGACTTGCATTAATAATGCAGTAGCCGGTATGACCGGCTGGTCTTTACTGTATCCATAATATTTGGAAGGGGAGAAATCCCCTTCCTTTTTATATGAGGTTACCACCTCATGTAAATATAGATGTGGAGTCAACACCATGAAAGGTTTAATCAAAGCGGTTTTATTAAAGGCACCTTCTACAGAAGGTACGTTTAATAACAAACCTCAAGGCTGGGGAGTAACCCTAGCCTTTGGCGAACTGCCTGAAGATCTGCTCGCCCAGGAGGGCGAGATTATTAAAGTAGGGTTGGGGCCCTACTTTAAGGGGCAGGAAACAGACTGCCTCCGGGCAGTATTGCCCGAGGGCTTAACAAGCCCCAACACCCCACATATAACATTGTCCTGGGACGAGGGCTCAGCGCCCGTCGTCGCCGGGAAAGAGTTAAACGCTTCGGGGTTGGGCAGCCCCAAAGCAGACGAAGTTATCTGGGTGGAAGCCCAGATAGTCGTTACTATCTTTAATTAATTTTTAGGAAGGGGCTTAGCCCCTTCCTTTTTTAGTGACTTAACCGCTATAGGTAAGTTGTTTACACACAAATTAATTGGAGATTCTTATGACACCTTTTCAAAAGTGCCGAAACATAGCCGAGCAGTTTGCCGGCTATGCCGTTCGTCGATTTAAAGATGGTTGGCGGCCATCAAGTATCGAGCCTTAATTAAAAAGGAAGAGCTATATTTAGCTCTTCCTTTTTTAGCGTCCTTACCGCTAAAAAGGTAGAAATATGAATTTAGATTTCAACGGAACCGAACAAGTCGTGCTTGGGCGCCTCACTCAAGCGAACAGCAGCCCTCTGCTGTTCGTCCGCCGGGACGATTACATGAAGATTCTCCATGAGGGCGAATTCCGCCCTCAGCGGGAGATGATATTTTTTAACAGTAAAGGGGAGGAGTTAACTCCCTTCTACTGTTACGCTGTTCCCACTATAGTGTGGGAATTCTTTACTTCCAAGCCGAAACACGGCTTGAAGGCCTTTTCGGAGGTCGAGATTCCTAAGGAGTACACCTGTGCGTACTCCCTTAATTTTGAGGACACGTCGGAGTTCGTACTCCGAGCGGTGCACACCCCAGACATCCCAATACTCCACGAGGGGATAAAACCCCTACAGGCCTCAATTGAGGCCGGCAATGGACATCTGTACACAGATGTCCCATGCACCTGGGAGACGATATTCTTTACCGAGCCAGTTGCTCGGGTAGATTATCGCTTTGTCGATAATCCATCCGAGCGGTGGAGTCGAGAGGAGTGGTTAGTCGCCGATGGCGACGACACCAAGGCCTTTTCTGGTGGTAATGGGGAGCGCTACGTCGTCGTAGACCTCCCCCAACTGGGCTGGATGATCCCAGAGTGGATCGACACTTACCTGAGTTATAAGAACTCTAAACAATAATTTTTTAGGAAGGAGCCAAGGCTCCTTCCTTTTTCAGCGACTTTACCGCTACAGCAGAAGTAGCAAGGTGAATTATGCTGGAATTAATTCCGGCGATAACATACGCCATTTGGCTCCGGGAACGGGCCTTCTGGGCGTATGTTATCGCCCAAACTTTTGTTGCCGAGTGGGGACTAGATCCCCTCTCAGTAAATAAGCCTTGGACTGTCGAAGTTCAAGGCTTCGAAGTACTGCATGAAGGCAATCATGCAGTCACTGGGCTAAAGCCCAGTAAAGCCGAGGAGAATTTGGTTCTCCTCGTGCATGAGGCAGTCCTCGGGGATAACCCCGATCCTACAATTAAAGAATTCTGGGACGAAAGTCTCAGAGTTCTTAATGGTCTAGATCGTAATCTAGACCTAATAAAAGAACTCGTAGAGTTTTTTTAAATTGGAAGCCCCATAAAGGGGCTTCCTTTTTATCTGACCAAACCGCTACGGATAAACTAGATTTGCTAGGCCCTTTGAACAGGAGATCCGGGGATTGAACTTGAAGTAGTGCAGAAGTCATGTAAATTTTAGCCCAAGGAGGGCAGTATGCTGTACGTTATGAACTCGTTACCAAACACCATCTGGGGCGAGACCCCGGTGCTGGTCAAAACTTTGACCTCGGAAGAGGTCAAAGTGCTCCTAACGGAGCAAGAGTTCACCTCGGCGGTCGGCCATGCCGACTTCGCCGAAATCTTATCCACCCTTAGTGGGGTAACCATCCCCGCTAATCGGGTGATGGTTAACCCCGTTTGGGGTTTTGACCAAGTCTTAGCCGGCCTGGTCACAACCCCTCGGCGCCTGGCCGAAGGGGAAAAATGGACCTCCTCAGAGGTCCTACAAATGCCCGTAAAGTGGGTGTTTGTTAAATAATTTTTTTGGAAGCCCCGTAAAGGGGCTTCCTTTTTATATAGCTTAACCGCTACGGATAAAGTACCTTTGCTAGACCATCTGAGTATGGGAATCGGGGAGGGAACTTGAAGTTAAGGAAAAGCTGTAAACACATAGCCTAAGGAGAGGTTATGAAAGTTACTTACAACGTACGCAAGGCGTACGGTATTTACTTGCAAGCGCAAGCCCTGCGCTTGCAAGTAGCGCAGATCGAGCTGCAGCTCGATCTGGAGTTCCGAAAGACGGAACTCGGCTTAGATCCCGAAGATCTAGGCCTGCTCTGGGAAGCCAGAGCAGAGCTCCTTGGGGAGCTCAAAACCATTGAACACCTAGGTGTTCAATGTTATTACGCCCATTACGAAGGGCGTTATTAAGTATTGGAAGTCCGCATCTTGCGGACTTCCTTTTTATGTGACTTAACCGCTACTAATAAAGTAAGTTAGCTAGGCCATCTTTAGATGGAAACCGGCAATCAAACTTGAAGTAGTGGAGATGTCACGTAAACATAAAAATGGAGTTAATCATGACTGCTAAAGTTACCCTTCAGATTGCCAACCTCCTTGGAGGAGAGATAGTAAAAATAGATGCCGGCGAGAAATTCGCCGTTATCTATTGTTTTGATCGGGACGCCGATCTTATAATTTACCCTCATCAAGGGGTAAATATTGATTACGACAACTGGCTTGTCGTAATCAATATCGACGTTATTGAGCCTTGGCTTGAGGCTAATCCGGTGCCGCAATCCCTCACAGATGATTGCGAAAAATACAACTCCATCAAATGGAGTTATGAGCATGGAAGCATTGAGAGCTTCCATGAGGGCGATGGGATCGGTTCGCGCCGCCGATCATCGATCGAAAACGTTGTTTGGGCCTATAACCCAAACGGAAGCGAACGGTTCCGCGTCAGCTACGCGGGGCAAGAGCTTTCCCCGCGGGATGCCACCTCTGAGTGGCTCCAAGAAAAGTTCCCTGCAGAGCAGCGGCACGCTCTAGCCATGAAAGAGTGGCTAGAGCGTTATTACCCTGAGCTGGAGGAGTATGACTCCACTCAAGTGGAAGAAACACCTGAGGTGGATCTTCAGGCTGTTTTCGAAGTTTACTGCTCGACATACAAGCCTATAAACTTCGAAAACTTCAGCTCCTACTGGAGTTGGGTTCAGCGTGAGTTCGCGGTAGAGCGGCTCACATTAGAGCAGATCGCAGACATCTTCTATGAGGAATGTCTCCGAGAATAGCTTTAAAAAGGAAGGGGCTTAGCCCCCTCCTTTTTATATGTCCTTACCGCAACACATGTAAAGTAAGTTAGCTATAGGTCTATGGTGACGTAGAATCCAGCAATTGAATTACTCTGAGTTGTAAAGTCATGTAAATTATATGGAGTCAACACCATGAACTTCTCTCAAGCGCTAGAAAACTTTAACTTCGCATTAGATAACAGCGATCGTCTCCGTTGGGGACGAGTGTTGTTGCATCGCGCGGCTAAAGAAGCTGTGGATGTTAGTCTTCTTCAAGAATATTTAGGTACTCTTGAAGAAGACTTGTTAGCGCATTTAGAAGACGCTAACACAACTGGTCAGAAGCGTGTAGCTTCTGAGTGGGAGTACGATACGCTGGCGAGTCTTCGTCGGCATAGTCAGGAGTGGAAAATAACTTTAGACCGCAAGGCTCTAAAGAAACGCATAAGCGTTAAGCGTAAAGCTCAGCGCAAAGCTAAACACAGCTAACCTAGTTAGGGAGGAGAAATCCTCCTTCCTTTTTATGTGCGGTTACCGCTTCAAATCCACATAAAAAGGAGTCAAACTCATGAATAAGTTCGCTGTACTTTTGTGCGTCACAATCCAAATCTTAGTCGCTACAGGAGTTGTAGCGGCTGTTGGTGTTGGATGCCGAGACTTTTACAGCTTTGTAAAAGTCTCGGCTAAATAAGGAGAAGGGAAGGAGATAATCTCCTTCCCTTTTTATATGAGGTTACCACCTCATGTAAATTATATGGAGTCAACACCATGTCTAACAGTATTACTTTTTTCGGCTGGAATTCTTTCACACTTTACCTTGATGGTAAGGTCGCAAGTATCTCAGCCAGCACCCTGCCAATTAGTTGGCATGAGATCGAACATCTCTTCTGGGGTGAAGGCGTCTCGCCTAAAGAAGAAGCTACGTTATTAGGAAAAAGTCTTAATCTAAAAGCCAAACTTGGCTTGTATGATTACTGCTCGCCAGCCGAGCTGTTTGCGGTAATGGCTTTTGATACTAGTGACTTCGGTCGCTGGTATCAAAAGCCAGTGTTTCCGAAGACTTTCTATCTTCACGAAGATGGAGTCTTTGAAAACGAAAGCAAATTGCTTAAACGTAAGTATTACGCTAAAGCTATTTCCTTTACTCGCGAGCAGCTTATCTACGAGCTGGTACAACACCATAGCGTCTTTGTTGAGGACATACTTGACGAGCTGTTCTACGGCTTTGACAGCTATGGGACGTTGGTCGTGTACGCTGCTTTCTGGGAGGAGCTATTCGAACGGTGGCATTACTACCCAGTCCTGAAAGGGCTCGATGAAAGTCGAGCCTTTGTTAATTGCATAAGGGCTGATTAATTAATGAAGGATGGAGCTTTTGCTCCCTCCTTTTTATATGTACTTACCGCAGCTTAACTAAGCTGAAATTTATGTATAAGTTGCCTGAAAACTATGCTGGCGGCACTCCTTGGTTACCACAAGGCACCATAGACTATGTGTACGTCTTATGGACGTACATAGGAGAAAGCCGAATGTTAAAGGTAGATTGGCAAATTTACCTAGAAGGGTATAAGTACGAGCGAAAGCTTGAAGACTTACATCCACACGATCTAAACAGGCTGGCTAGAGCCTGGTTGGCGGAAATGGGTTATCATCTTCTGCGAACTATTGACTAACTAATTAAGGAAGTAGCTTAAAGCTACTTCCTTTTTATGCGAATCTACCGCAGCTAGCTTGTAAAGCTTAGCTAGGTAGCGTCGCATAAACAAGTAAGGAGTCATTAATTATGTCCGTCAACTTAACTCAGGTTCAAGAACACATCGCCGGCAAGTACTATGCCGACGAGTTAATCGAATGGGTTTCGTACCCTGAAGACGGAGCCTTTGCTGGGAAAGCGTTTTTACGCATTCCTGGTTCGGCGATTTACGATGGTCAGAGTGGTTGCGTCAGGTTATATCTATTCAAACCTCAGTTAGTAGCTGAAGGTAAGGATTTATATGCCGAGGTAAAAATCGGCATCGGTTACATTCCAGAACAAGGAAAAATGACCCAGCTTAAAGCTGGCGAATATTCCGAGGCTGAGAAAAGCCGCTGGCGGAACTTAACGACTGGCTACGTTGATGTAAATCAACTCTTCGATCTAGGGTATTTAGACTCTAAGAGCGAACAAAAAATTCGCTCTTGGGTTCTAAAGGAGGCTGGGAACGATAAGCAATTCGTTCTCAGCCTCCCAAAAGGCGAAGAGTTTATGGCTCTTATTTGGGATACGAAAGTATCCAACGCAGAGCAGGCTAGTCGCTCTGGCAAATCTATAGGTGAGGCCGCCGGTCTAGCCTTGGATTGTCCTGGATTCAAGGGTGCCTTTGCCCAGCTTTCGGGTACGTCTTTGATGTACTCCGGTAACGGCTATAAGCGGCGTCCGTTTATGGTGGCTGAGGTTCGTCATAACGGGGCAGCGCATGACGAAATCTAATTAACTCTTAAGCTGGAAGGAGATTATATCTCCTTCCTTTTTATGTGCGATTACCGCGACAACTTGAATCCACATAAGGAGTTAACGTGAAATTACATATAAAGCATTGGTACGCGGGCTTTACCCATGACGATTGGAAAGATCGTCTACAAGGTTATGACATCGATGATTGGTTATTACTGTTTGATGGCGAACGGTTTAATGTCCTCAGGTTTGATGTATTTGTAGAAATGCAAGGACCTAAAGCCGTTGTAAGCTTTGGCAAGATGCAACATACAGTATTACGTTAATACTGACTTTAGTACGGGCATACGCTGATTTAGCCACCGCAGCTTCGTAAAAGTTAAGAAGGGGTCGAATGACCCCTTCCTTTTTATATGTCGTTACCGCAACAATCTTAATGTTTACTAACCTTTCTCTTACTGTTTCTTTGCTTTCTTTGCTTTCTTTGCTTTCTTTGCTTTCGAGCAAAGTAAGTCTAAAGCGTGCGTCTAACAAGGCGGCGCGGATTCGCTCGATTCAAAAAGCCTCTCGGCAAATCAACCGTGTTACGCGGTTAAAAAGCCGTAAGCCAGCCGGCTTAAGCTTTGAAGTTAAGTTAGCAGCTCGTCAGAAACGGGCTGCTAAAGCTTTGCGTAAAGCCAGCCGTGTAGCAGCAGCAGTAGCTCCAGTCAAAGTACTGAAGCGTCAGGCGTTACGCATACCGTACAATCCGATCGCTTTAGATTGGGCACAACGTCCGTTATTGCGTAAACGTTCTAGCGTAAGCAAGCCAAAACTTCAAGTCAAGGAGATTGCAGTAAAGGCTTTAGAGCGGCCTAGTTATTTACGGAAGACTCTGAAGCTTCTTAAGCCTAGCAGCATTAAAACTACCGCAGCTACTGAAAATGTAGTTAAAGTCGTTCCTGATAATAAGGCGAAAACTCCTAAGGCAGTTAAGGCTAAGAGCGATAAGGAGAAGTCTAAAATTAGCGAACGCCAGCTCAGAGTCGAGCGTGGGCGGTTGGCAGACCTTAAAGCTCCTGTGGCTCGTTACTTGCCGACGATCCAGCAGCGTCAAAGCCGCATGTATGCTAACGAGCATTACGACATGGCTGCATATGAGGCTCAAATGATAGCTTTTCAAAGCCGTCAGAACTTTCCTACTCCCGCTGTGGAGGTAGGTTCGGTTGAGCAAACCGGTAAAACCCAATTGACGGGGACGTCTACCAACACCCCTATGGAGTCAACAACAATGGAACAAGCAATTCTTACACCAGCAGAGTATTTGGAGCAAGAAGCTCGTAACGCAATCTTTGCTGGTTGCAAAAACTTTGCAACTGCGTTCGAGCGTCCGTTAGCACCTTACTGCGATAAGCAGTACTACATGAAAACTATTACCCACATGGTAATGGCCATGCGTGGTGCGTACGGTAATGGTTACGGAGTTCCACTTCAAATAAACGCTATCTTAAAAGACGGAGGAATATTACTAGAGGCATTCGTGCCTTTGATTAGTGGCGGCCGCGAGTTGCAGCGCTTATTGGCTCAGCGTAGCGGTACGAACATCGTTACGCGGATGCGTGCGTCCCATGATAAAGCTCCAAATACTAAGGAGTCGATCGTTTGGGATATCATTCCTAGCTCAGTACCTAACTATAAGTACGAAGAAGTATTGGATGCGATCGTCAAAAAGAACCGGGCGCGCCAAGGCGAACCGATTCGCTTTGAAGGTTTAGAACGCAACGAAGCCAAATCGTATGTCAAGCTCATTAAGCAAGCAATGAGCTTACAGTACTGGGATGGAAACGTTATCGTTCCTCAGCGCCTGTACGAAGCTTTAGGCTACTTCTTACAAGAAAAAGGTTATCAACCTTTGTGTACTTTCGTACCTGTAAACGAAGCTTGGCTGATGCCTTTATCGGGATTGGAGTATGACTCTGTTAAGGCGGCGTTCGAGCTGCTAGGTCAAGAAGTCGTACGCTACCTAGGTAAAAACGCCAAACCAGGCGTTGCTCCGTTTGTTTTTGTCGAAACCGAGCGCGGTTTCGAATTAACTGTCAGTGGCGGCAACAAGTTTATCGTTACTGCTCCAGTTGGTAACTATCCAGCGCAAGCGTACATGCAGCCAATGGACTCATTAGCTATGTATCATATGCGCCCGTTCGTAGCTGGTGCGGATGGCGTCAAAGGTAAGTTGAGCGTAGAACACTGCGTTAAACTTTCTAGCTTGGATGCTTTATGGTATGCGTTTGAAGTTTACGGCTTTGCCAATATAAACCGCGAGCATAACAGCAATCCTAAACTCGCCGACGCTAAAGGTGGTTACTTCTCGCGTTTCGTTCGCAACAACATGCCAGTACAGCAGGTTTCCTGCGAGCGTGACATGAGTGCTGCTAGCGGGCGCGCATTGTTAGAAGCGAATAAGTATGTTGCTGTCAAAGTTAACATGCCCATGCCGATCGAATTGATGCGCCGTACCGCGCAACACCCAACCTCTTGGTTGTCCTTGCAAGGTTCGCATCGAGATCGCGAGTTTTACAACGTAACTGCTTACTACAAGCAGTTAGCTAAAGATGGTGCCTTACATACTTGTAACGCGCTGTCCATGACTGAGACAGCAGCTCGTCACTTTGGTTTGGTTACCAATCCTAACGGGGCAGTTAAGGACTTTATCGAAGAGTCGATCGTAGCTGTGAATAGCTGGTCTAAGCAGAGTGTCGTTATGATGCTAGCAGACCAGTGGCAATCTGCGGGCTTTGCTAAGAAGTTCGGTTCGTTCGATCGGAACGACGAGCGTGCTATTGTCGAAGCAATCTTCACCTTGCCGGAAGTTGCTATGGCTTGCTTGCAAGCTGGCGTTCTTATGCACGAGGCTTACGGTACTAAGAACGAACAGTTCTGGGACGTAGTTTTAGTCGAACTGCGCGCGCCGCTTTCTTCAAAGGTTGAAAAGTTTGTCAAGCGTGTAGTTATGGGCTATGCCCACGCTTTAGAGACCAATTGTGAAGTTGAGGCTGGTTGGCGGACTGATGTTAATAACGTCAACAAAGTAACTAACGTTAAATCGTTAGTACTGCCTAACCTATTGCTTTCTCCTGGCATGGGTCTGATGAATATCGATACCGTAAAGGCCGTATACAGCAAGAAGTCTCAAGCTGCAAAAGTCGTAGGTAACGATTCGATTGAAAGTTTCTGGGTAGAAGTTGACGAAAAGTACTCGTGTCAACCTCTAGTAACGAGAAACTATGATGTCGAAAAAGTCATTGGTTACCAATTCGATAGCGGTACTATCGTTAAACAAGGCGACGTTCTCGGTAAGTTAATGACTGCTGATAAAGCTGGTTCTATTACTTGCTATGGAACCTTGCAGATCGACGAGGGTGACGACTCGTCAAAATACTACCTAGACAGTATTAAAGTTACTGAGGAGGTAGATCCGGGTGCCGAGCGGCGCTTCTACGTTCACTACGTGTTACGCTGCCAAGTTACGAATACGCTCAAGCTGCGCTCTGAAGTTGTCTTGAAGCTAAACGTCTTAGCAGTCAAAATGTGGAAGTTCTTAGACTATGAGAACTTAAACAACGGCCGCTTTAAGAACGTCGAAAAAGTCGTTCCTGGCGATAGCTTTAAAGCGAAAGACAACTTTGTAGCTCCTGTTAAATTTGCGGGGCACCAGTGTGCTAATTATGGTAGTACCGTTCCGGCGATGCGCGACTTGTTAGTTAAGACTAACCGTAAAGTAGCGGCTTTCAAAGGCATCGAACTACCTACTTACGACGAATGGTTGTACGTAGATGCCGAGGCTTGTGCGGCTGGTTTGTATCGCGAATTACTAGAGGACTTTGACGTCCGTTTTGGTACTTACGCTTGGTTTAAGGAGGCCACTCCTGAAGCCGACATGCCTCGCCTTAAAGCGCCGCATACACGCAACCGTTCCATAGCTAGTCTGTACGTTGCTGAGGATCGGACGGCAGTACTCAAAGGTGCTCCTTGGCGTTTTGTTTCTGCTGACGAATTGTCTGTGATGGAAGACGGCAAGTTACCTACCGAGTTAATCGACGCCGTTCTCGGCTTAGAGCGGGAAGGTACTTATACCGATAAGCACTGGGCGGCCGGTAAAGCTTTTGCAGTTACCGATGCAGTTGGTGAAATCGACGAAAAAGATACGGTGTACATCTACTGGCAAACTGAGGACGGCGAGCATCACATGCTTACCCGTAGCTATGGTTACGGTAGTAAAGATGGTTTAGACCTTCTCTACCCTGTAGAGGTCGAAGCCGGAACTATTCCGGAAGCCGTGTCTAGCACTTCAATGTTGCCTTCTGAAACCGTTTGGTGGTCTTTAGTAGGTTACAAAGAGCCTGCTAAGGAGCAGATGAAGCAAGTTCGTAAGAACGTTGCTTTTGATGGTATCCTTCGCCGGATGCTAAGCGCTGATAGCATTCAATTTGGAGCTATACCTGCTGAGGCTGTAGACGGCACTAACTTAAGTGCCATCATCGAAGTTTTAGTAGGCACCGAAATGGAAGCTTTATTAGAGCGCCATCAAAGAGACGAACTAGTCAGCGATGATGAGTTCTTGCGTACGCTTGCTAAAGTCTTTGGACATCGGACGCTGATGATGTTTATTGGTAATACAGATCCCACTCGTGGTAATTATCTGAATATCCATTTACAAACTCTGTACGATTGGAACAAAGGCTCTCTTAAAGTAGAAGGCGATTCTGCTGTTAAGGCTCTGACTTCTTGGTTGAAACTAGTGTTGTTCTATCAAATGGCGCCACTAAAAGACCAAATGATTCGGATGGCTGGTAGTGTTAGCAATATGCTTTGGGCTTACTATAACGGACGCAATCACTTACGTTCGTTATTGCGCGGGTCTAAAACTGGCTACATGAAAGCTGCTGCGTGTATTCTCGTACCAGACGGTGAGTTATGGCTGACTGAGAAGACAGCAGGCCGATTAGGCAAGGCTGTAGGTAAACCTGCACAGCACATCACGCATGTGGTATTCCGCCGGATGCCTATGTTTGCAGGCTGCGTTTGCAAGCTTCGCATTCTTACCAATGCGGACGTTTCTTACTATCGTAAGAAGTACGGCGTTTTGTTCTGCTACGGTTTGGCTTACATGGGATCTATTTCTATGTACGTTAACTTTGGCGACTTAGACGGAGACGCAATTTCGATTGCTGACTGTAGCAAACAAGTAGCCGCCAAGAACTTGAAAGTAAGCACCTTTGACAGCGTTGCTAAAATGCTGCACGAAGTTACTGGTGTAAACGTTTTTGATTGGAAGTATTGGTTGGGTAATGCTCCAGATCAGTACGTCGCCGATCACTTCCAGATTGGAAACTGGAAGGAGTTCAAGGCTAAGTCTGGTTTCAACTGGAATAAAAACGTAATGGGTCTGAACAAGCTCATCCAAATGCAATTAGCTGCTGGAAGCGTTCAATCCATTACTGTTGGCTACACTTATCGAGTTGCAATTTTGACTATGTTGCTGGCTGAGATGATGCCTACCGTTGTCGAAGTTACTACCGAGCTGACAGGCGAAGCTCCTGCCTGGACTAAAGCATTTAACTGGATGTTACAGGAAGAGAGTGCGAGCTTAGGCTGCGCTCGAATCTTGCAGATCTATGAAATCGCTTTGGGTGGCTACTCTAGTGCTATGGCTAAAGTAACGCTTGGTTATTTAAACCGGGCGTTGCAGGGAGATACTGATTTGGATGTAAATCTACCTGAAGATATCCTTAAAGCTATCGGCAAAGAGAAGACTAAATTTGACACGATCTTACCTAGCTTAGGCAAAGTGCGTCAATTTACTCACGTCCCAGACAGCGATGTCCGTTCTGCGTTAGCCGAACTTGGCTTTATGGCTGGTGACTTTGAAAAGTTCCGCGATGCTTTCCTTTGGGCTGGTTGCTGTACCGCCTACTCTAAGGATACTCGTGGCAATTTTGACATGTTGCCGATCGAGTTACGGTTTGTCTTTAGCATCTGTCAGATGTTATTAGACGTCTCTCAAGCTAAGCTTGAAGAGTTCGTACCGTTCATCGACGCTGATGCTATTCTCGGCTTCAGACCACACGCCAAGTTCGTGTCACTGCGCGCCGAGTTAGAAAAAATGGCTGAGTCTGAAGACGAGCTAGAACGTTCTCGCGCTGTTAACGTAGACATGCTGTTGGACGCTTTACTGCAAGACACTATTGCAGGTCAGATGTTCAAGACCATTCTAGACAACGAAGAAGCCGTTCAAGCTGAAAACTTTGTCTGTACTCTAGGCTAAGATTGCTGGGGCTTTAAGCCCCTTCATCTTATAGAGTCTTAGACCGGAAGGAGGTAAAACCTCCTTCCTTTTTATGTGAGGTTACCGCCGCAAGGGAATCTTTTGTTAGTCTTTAGTATCTACTTAATAGCTGTTGTTAGTTACTTCCTACCTTTTGCGTACGGAAAAGAACTGACTTTGCTCGTAACTTCCGTCTTTTGCACGAGAAGGAGCAGCAGCTTAATAGGTTAGATTTATAAGACGAGCTTAGGATTACTACTAGTGAAGGTAAGAACAAAGTATTATTACGACGCTCTAACCCACTTTGAGCCGGGAGGCATTGCTGTAAGCATGTGGGCGATTTACTAACAGTTTTTAGTACTAGTTAGAAGTTACTCACGGTTAGTAGCAAAGCCGGTAAGGGTTCGTAATACTTACATTAATAAGCTGAGTCTTTTGTACTATAGCTAGATGTAGGTTGAAGCGAGGCCGGGATGGGTCGGGGTGTATCGATACGAGTCAAATTATTCATTTATCCTTTTAGGAGTCAACAGAATGTCTTTATCTTTATTGTCTGAATCCCGTTACGCTGTTATCTCTAGTTACATCAGCGACGGAGTTTTGACTGTAAGCGCGGATGATATTATCAACGGGCGGCGTGGAGGTTACTTCCGATCGACAATCGGGTTCTGCGAATTCAATACATTGACTCGGGGAGTCGATGTAGTAGTAGGCTTAAGCTACGTTGTTAACAATGGAAGCTTGAAACCTTTGGGCGATGGGTCGGAAGAGGGTGATTGGGCTGAAGTCAGCTCGTACAAAACCGACTTGAGTCTGTTGATTCAAGGTGGGTATATCCACCCTGAGTCAGTCGAAGCTGTGATTGAATGGGTCAAGCAGAACTTGACGCTGAAGACAGCCCTGCCGATCTTTATCGAGGCTGGCAGCATCAGCGGCAGGCTGGGCGAGACTGAGGTTACGGCGGCCACTGTAGCTAAGGCGGCGAGCGTCGGGCGCTCGCTGACTAAAAAGGTTGGCGAAAAAGCTAACCTTAAGTTTGAAACTTTAGAGTTTCAAGGCGCGAAAGTCCTGACGCGCTCTTCAGGCTTGAGCGTTCCTGCTGGTACGCAGATCATGAGTCTCGACAAGATGGTTGCTACCTATAGCAATCGGCCGGTAGCAAATCCGGTTGGGCAGGGTGCTGTTGATAAGGCGGCGTTAGCAGGCCTAGTAGCTGACGACGAGATCTAAGCTACAAAAGCAAGGGCGGGTTTTACAACTGTTGTAAAACCCGCCCTTGTAGTCAAATTTAACTTAAAAATATAGCGGAGGGAAAGAGAGGTCACTAACCCCGCGCTGAAGCGACGGGGCTTGTTAGAACCAATTCTAGCAACGTAAGTAGTGACTACCACATTGAGACGCAAGCAGTTTAAAACTTCTGAATACTTCTCTAGTTCGGATTCACTTTAAGCCTTATTGGTTAAGGCGTTGGGTAATGCCAAGACATGCTGATTGCGTTGTGGGAAGAGACTCAAACAAACATAATTTGGATTATCTCTAAATGCGAATACCAGTTCAAAATCCAGATGGCACACCAGCCATGCCTACCAAGCCCAGTCGGGCGAGAAAGTGGGTTGAAAGTGGTAAAGCCATCGGCAAATGGTCGAATGCTGGGATCTACTACGTCCAACTATTAGCCGAACCCTCTGCCAGGAATATTCAGCCCATTGTGGTGGGAATAGATCCAGGCAAACTCTACTCAGGAATCGCCGTTCAAGGTAGGCAGCGTATTTTATGTTGTCGAGCCAAGGGGTTACAAGCGCTTAAATAATTCCCTTTGAACCAAAGTGCCGCTTGAGTTTAGTTAACACTATTCTTAGCGGCAATTCGAGCCAGCCGTTGGTGACGATAGTTTGCCAACGGCTGGCGATAGTGATAGCGCGGTAAACCTTAGAGAGTTGAGACCGGCCGTAGGCGGACTTAAGGGTTTTAATAAATCCTATTTGTTTGCCTTTAAGGTTCCAGAAAGCTTCACGATAAGAAATTGCGGCGTCGCCGAGAGCTTTGATTAAGGTCAGAGGCGCTGAGTGATAGTGATAGCGCGGGCTGTTAAGTCTGGAAAGCTTGAGTTCGAATCGAGCTTTTGCTTCGAGCAAGGTGAGTGTTGTCATTGTCAGCCAGCCGGAGGGGAAAGGAACGGTTACCATTCTAAGCTAGTTAACATTTATTTTCCTGGAGTTAATAATATGTTTGGATTTAAGAAGCGGGCGGTGGTTAATCCGTCGGTTGATGATATTGTCGCGAAAAGGATTCGCGAGTTTCAATTAAGGTCGAGAGTCAAGGCGGCCTTGGATCCCAGGCCTTCGTTCGAACGGATCTTGGCAGAATTCATTAGTAAGAATTCTAAGAAAGATATTGCTTTGGTCACGCGGATTGCGGGCCATCGGAGTTACCTGGTCGAGCGCTGCGGGGTTAGTGGTGAGGCTGCGGCGAAAGAATGCCTGCAGATGTTTGTTTGGAATCAATGGGAGAGTTGACTTGAAGTTAAAGTTTAAAGATTTAATCTTGCTAGTAGTCCTACTAATAGTAGGGTTCGTGCTTCGACACCCGTTTGATAGTTTGGGGTCGGACAATTACTACGACGATTTTCGCTAGGGGATAATTAGGGTGCATTTACTGATTCACAAAGACCAAAACAGCAAACCAACGTGAAGTTAGAGTTAAGCAAGGAAGACAAGAAGTATCTTAGAGGTTTATTAGCCTCGAAGGTTAAGGCTTTCGTTGGGATTACCAACGATTTAAAGTTGAAGGTTGGTGGCGATAGTTACGCTAACACGTTTGGTTGCTTGGACTGGAGATTTTGCCAGACCGAGCATGAAGTCGCTCTGGCGGTGGATTACTTTCAAAGCAGAATCGAGGTAAAAAGATGATCGAGTCCGTTTAGGCTACCTTTCGTAGATTCGGATAAGGCGGCCGATCGAGAACTTAAAAAGTTTAAGAGATTGTATCCGAAAGATTACA